CTGCTTCTTTAACCTGTGGTTTGGTTAAATCTTCAATAATTTGAGTCAAACGTATCATAATATATAAATATACCAGACAAATAAAAAACCCCGCTTATTTCTAAGCGGGGTTCGTTATTACATTTAACTCAAATTAGGAAGAAAATTGAGCGCCCGTTGGTAGAATGTTGAAATCGAGGATAATGAATTCAGCGGTTCTAGTTGGTTGGATGTAGATTTGTCCGTAAAGAATATTACGATCAATCAAGTCAGGAGTATTATTTTCAGCGTCCATCTTGACTTGGAATGCGTAGATACCGTTACGTTGTTGTACTGATTCCAAGTATGGAGTTACAATACTCAAGAAACGATTTCTTGTAGAAGCAACGTTTTGTTCGAATACCAAGTAGTTGCTTGAACTTGCGATAAACTTCTTCAAGTTGATCAACAAACGACGTACATTGATACGATCCAAAGCGCTTGGGGCGATTTGTAGAGTCTTTTGACCCCATACACAGATACCTTGACCGGGGAATGCTGCGATTGGATTCACACGACCTTCGTACAAGGTATCACGTTCACCGTGGGTTACACGATCAAGTACTTGTACAGCGGTTGCGATACCACCACGGTTTAGACCTGCTGGAGCGTACCATTCAGCAGCGGAGTTATCGTTAGCAGCGTAAACTGCTGGTAATACCACTGAAGGAGGAACACTAATAATCTTGTTGGTATTAGTATCTAGGATTTTAACCCAAGGATAATAAGTACCTACATAGTTACTATCAATTGTAGCAACACTGTTAATTGCTGCGTCAATCAATCCTACTGTTTGATTACTTGCTGGAAACACTACGTTATCCATAATGTAGAAACAATCTTGACGAGTTTCACACATATTGATAACCAATTCAGTTACATAACTGTGTTGTTCACGGAATATACCTGGAGTTACAATCAAGTTGATATCAAATTCATCTGGATTACCGATTGCAGCAATAGATTGCTTATAAGCGATACTACCAGGACTATTGATATTTGTACAATCTAAACCTTGTGTATTACCAGCTGTAATATTACCACCCACATTGATTGGAATTGCTGGCCATTGACCTTCAAATCCGCCTTGGAATCCAAGTACGAACTTACGTAGTCTGACATATGTAGATTCATTTACAGCGTCGTAAATACTTGGAATACTACCACTCAATGTTGGAGATAGTAATGATCCTGTACTCACGTATGTACCCTGAGCATAGAATTTACTATTTGTTGTACCCCATACCTTATCTTCTAAATCGAAGTCGATATTTGCACCATTACTATCAGTTGATCCATAGTATGGCAATGGCTTGAAGTATTGCTTAGTGTTATTTTCTACACCTACACCAAATGAAGATGTTGGATATAGAGCTTGAATTTCAGTGTCAGTGCCTGGTACACTACCAAATACTGTACCTGATGGATACTTACCAGGCCCTAGACCGTAGATACTTGCCTTACTGTATTGTATAGCAGGTACATAACTACTTGCAGTACTATCAATAGGTGTACTATATGATTCAAATCCGTATGGTACGCAACTTACTGGGTAAGAAACGTCACTGGCTTCGATTCTGATATACTTACTTAATGTGGTAAAATCACCGAATTGAATTATTTTACCAGCATAAGTGATATATGCATATCTGTTACCAATTCTACGAGCAACATAGTTTGCGGATTCTGGATCCAAATTCAAGTTTTGATAGATTTCCAAATACTTTGGCTTCTTATCAGTATCACTATAAGCACGTACTGCTAGTGTGAAACTACCCCATTCACTGCCTGGGACAGTACCAGACAACTTAACGTTGCTGATTTCAATCTTGAACTTAGTGTTACTTAGTGTGCCATCACTCAAAGTATGAACTTTGAATAATTTGAACTTAGTTGGTGAAGCGGCTACATCAGCACTACCTTTGAATGGAGCAATCTTTTGACTGTAGATCCAAGGGGTAGAAGCATTGGTGATACTAAATTGACTATCACCGCTATTTAAATCAGTACTATATTGATCGACAAACTTTAGAGGTTCGCCAACAATTGAACTTCCTGATAGATTGGTTGTACCTACTTGTAGTTTCCATCCATAGGCACTTGTCTTTTCAGCTACGAACTTCTTGATGCTATCTTCGAATAGAACGTAGTTGTAAGCTGCTTCAACTTTTTGACCAGCAACTTGTTTATTAGGATTGCCAACTGTTGGATCCACACCAAATACGTCTTTGATGTAGTTATTATCATTTTCATTCAAGCTGAAATCATAGTAACCATATGTACCAGCACGTGTAACACCAGCGGCATTTGTATAACTATACTTCAATGCCAAGTTGTAAACATTGGAATTAGGATCAATCACATTCTTATATGGGAATGTACTACTTGTCAATTGACTCAATGTTGAGGTATTGAAACCAAATACCTGATAATCACTGGTGAATTCTGATGAAGCATTTTGAGTATTTGCTAATACTGACAAGATCATTTTTTGACGACCTGTTAGTATTGGATTACATTGATCTGGACTTGCATTATCTTGACTTGTAAATGCGCCGCTATACTTACCGAAGTCACCACTTACTACGCCTCTTACTTGTAGACCGGCTACACAAGTTCCAACACCACGTAGTGAATGGAAACTACCACTTTGGAGTGCTAGTGTTGTGCCAGCTTCTACATTGAAGTTTGTTAGATTGTAAACGATACTACTACTGAAGTAAGATGAACTTACTAGGCCAACCGTTGTTGTACTTTCATCGAATGCAGTAGCAATTGCTGTTTCAGCATCTATATTTGCACCTTGTAAACTTGAAGTTAACAAGAAGAATTTAGTACCAACTGGCTTTGCATTACCATTTGCGAGCGTAGATGTGCTGAATTTGCGTACCAATAGTCCAGATGAAACTGTACCGATATCAACTGTTTTATTAGCATACAAGATACTACCACTCAACTTACCTACACCATCAACGTCATCTTCGGTTACGCCACTTGTTAAAGCAGCTGATCCGAATTTTACATTTAATGATCCACTTATGATCATTGTTGAAATGTCAATTCGTTGTGTCAACTGAATAGAAGAACTTAATCCCGTTCCACTTAAACTTGCGGTTGCAAAGGATATATTTTGATTTGCGGCTTTAGCAAAAACTAGTCCGAATGTATCTGGAGCATTAAAAGAAGATGTCAAATAACTATTGGAAGTGCTGGTATCAAATGTTAATTTTAGCTTAGCCGATGATGCGCCGCCAACTGTAACACTACCGTTTATATTTGATTTTTCAAAATCAAATGCGGCCAATGCGTGGTTGATAGAACTGCCTGGCTTTGCTACTTTACCACCTCTAGCTACTACTGAACTGCTAAACAATTCATAATGTCTTGTGGAAACAACTTTAAATACTTTACCCAAACTGGATGAAGTTGACAAAGAAGCTGAAAGTGCGCTTGAACCTGCCAAACTACCTAAACTTGCTAAGAAAGAAGCAATTTCAGCAGTTGTTGATCTTGTAAATGTAGCAGATCCTGTTATACCACTGCCAACTGAACCTTTAATTGCAGCTGAACCAGTAATACTAATAGGAGTACTAGTTTGTTGATATATTACATTTGATGTATAATCTGTAGTATCAATATACATAAATGAAGATGTGGTGATAGCACCTTTATCAGCATTTCTGTCCCAGATACCTGGTTGAGCATATACAATCAACGGATTTTTTTGCCAATACCCAGTAAGACCACCTACACGAACAACGGTAACTATACCTTGTTGTAGTAGATATTCTTTGGCTGTGTATGGTCCATAATATACACCATCGGCGACACCGAATCTTGTTTCCAAGTCGGATACGTCGGTTATTGTATTTGGAAAAAACGCTGGACCATCAGCGAATGGAGCTATAATTGCTCCTCCAATGTTTGATACTCCTTGAGCCAGACCGGAGAGGTCATTTTCACGTGTGAATACACCTGGGCTTACTATATTTTGTGTTGGGGCGAATCTACCGCCTTCAGTTATTGCCATAATATTAATATCCTTTCAAAGTTATATTTAATTTATAAATATAACTGAAAAATCGAAGAACTAACTATTTATTATATCTTTAAATTTTTTGTTCTATTAATAACTGGTCAATAACATCAATAACCATATTCGGAGTTATTTCTTTGGTACATTCAAATTCCTCTTTTTTATCTGATTTTGGACACCATTTCCAATTTCCCTTATCAAATAAAGAATCATTCCAACATCCCGTACATACCGAGTGATTTTGCACTCTGTATGGAGTTTCAAATTCAGCATATGGATAAGAAAACCCACTAATAAGTACAACTGGTTTTTTAACCGCCCAAGCTAACCAAGATAAACCAGATGGTAAACCAATGAAAAATTCGCTGTGGTATATCTGATTCATACGATCCACAAGCGGTTTATCTCCTGTATAATCCAACGCATTGGATGGCATATTGTTGATACAATCTCGTCCATTACCAAATACTTTATGTTTATCGATACAAATTACTTCAAAATTTTTGGATTTAAGATATTCGATTACTTTTTCCCATCCGCCTTTATTATTCCAATATTTGGCCTGACAAGTACTTTGTGTCGCGATGGTAACATATCTTTTCTTCAGTGGGCGATCTTTGATTTGAAAATCAATCAAAGGTACTTCTGGTTCATATCGTAATCCCAGATAATCACTTGCTATTTTTTGAAGTGGTTGTTTTCTAGGATCAGATTTACATCTATCATTGTTTGCACCATTTTCATCAACATAATATCCCAATTTGTAAGTAGCAAATATATCCGATACAAATTTGTTATTGCCAACAAATTTAATCTCAGGATACTTGTTCTCAAAAATATTTTTTAAAGGTAATTTTACGTAAAGATCACATTCGTGTTTTTTTCTGAATTGTTCTATGATAGGCATCCAAGCTAATTGATCACCTAAAGAAAAACTTTCATATTCAATCAATACCTTTTTATTCTTTAAATTAAATTTATAAGTTTCTACCAATTCATTTGTCTTATTATCTTTAATATGAATTTCATAAGGAATGTAATATGTAAAATTACAACTTCCCCACCAATTGTGTTTTAAATCAGTTTCATACTTAATTGTGTCGTCGTCACTATTATAGAATGTTACGTGAAAACTTTGATCTGTATCCAACGGGTTGTCTACTTCTATCTTAGCAGCGTCATTGAATGTATATTTAAATATAGCTTTTGTTTTAATACTTTGTTCATTCTTTTTTATATTTTCATAAACATTAATATGACGGATAGCAAATAATCTTTCGGTATAGTGATCGTATAAATCAATTAATTGATATACCCGATTGAAGTAAGAATTTTCGTTTGCGGATTGAAGTGCTTTATTTTTATATGTGTCATAGTCACTGACTATATTTTGTATAGCAGATTTTATTTGTTCTACATTACGTTCGACAACAATCATACCATCATATGATTTTTCTTCAAATGTACCTACTATAGGTAAACCACAACTCATTGCTTCTAACAAAGTTAAATTGGGATGACCAGCTTCCAATTCAGATGGATGTAAAAATATAGAGTGGTCATTGTATAAATCGATTAATTGTTCTTCGTTTAAATCAAATAATTTAGTAAGTTTATCATACTGATTTAATTCAGTATCCAAAGTATCAAAGAATTTTTTATTATTCGATGGACCAGCGATTGTGATTGGATATCCTAATTCTTTAGCCGATTTGATTGCATATGTAAATCCTTTTCTATCATAAGATTTATCATTGGCATATCCATTATTTGCAACACATAACAATTTATTTACTGGATTCTTATTATTTCTACATTTGAATACGGTTGTATTAACCGCGTGCGAAAAGTAACGTAGTTTCTTACTACCAAAGTAATCAACTAAATATTTGGCTGGACAAGTTGATATTACACTGTTCTCGATTGCTTCTAGATTCTCTTTATAGACAACGGAGTTTTTACCATACAAGTAAGCGTGATGATCGTGTAAACTGAATATATATGGTATACCACGTTTATGACACTCGTTAGCAAGATTTGCTACGTGAACGTGTACAATTACATCATCTGCATATTGAATTTCATTGAGATATTTTATCTGACAGTCCAATCCCTTATTATTTAATAATTGATGATAATCCCAAATAATTTTTTCAATTGCTCCCCATCCATTGGGTGGAATAGGCAATAACCCCAGATTAACTTGTATAATTTTCATTGTGTAACTTCGATAGAACCGTTAATATCTATGTCTTCTAATCGTCTAAACGACTTTTTATAACTCTTCAATAAAATTTTATTTTGATCGTACAAATTGTTTTCAATTTCGTAGAAGTTATCATTTTCAAAATCATTTGTCAAATAAAAGCAAACTTTATCTACTACATCGTAAGAGTATTTGTTAATAACTTCCCCATTCTTTTTAATTATGATTTCATTTATTCTACCATCTATCTTATTATTGATATAAGTTAAAACTCCAAACTTATTTACATTCTTCATTCTCAATACCGATAGATATTCCACCATTGAAAATAAATTATTCTTACTATTACTCAAATATGTTTCTTCATTATTTGCATAATCTATATGTAAAACGTTTTTATGAGAGATTAGTTTATTATAATAAAATTGTTCCAACCCGTTTGAAATATTCTTTGTGGTAACAAAATTCATATACGTTTCGGGTGTATAATATTCAAAATTTTCCAAAAAGAACTGAGTATTAATACCGTGAAATACAGTTTTAAATGTATCTCCCTCAAGTGCTTTATCATAAAAGAAAAATGCTTTCTTATTTGAGAGTATTTCATCAACGTCATATAACTTTGAAAAATCCGAATCTGAAATAACCATATCATAATTAAAGCAAATTGCATTTTTATATCCGATTTTATTTGCTAAAGATATACCATTATAATAATTTACTAATACAGCTAGTCCGTGATAATTGTCACAGTCAGATGGTGGAAAATACAAACTAATTTTGGTATTGTTAGAATCATATGTCCATCTATTATAAAAGTTGTGTTTTAAAATAGGATTATTTGAGTCATAAACATAGTGATCAGCTGATTGTTGTAAACTTACACTAGCCGGATAGTGTGATGACAATAAAACTTTATAACCAGCTTTTTTAGCTTGATTAATTGATTCCAATGTTGTATCTTCTATAGCTTTGAAGTTTGGATGTGTAGATATAACAACCACTGTATCTTTACTTGCAGTTTTATTTGAAACTACATTGACAACCTCCAAATCAGAGATCATTCCCAATTTATTTTTTATAAGTTTAACATTGCGGTTGAAATTGGTTTCATCTAAATACTTTATATTTTCAAACACATTATATCGGTTGAGATAAACGGGTAAATTATATAATAGAGATGGTATATTATAAGAAATTGCTTCTTTAATTACAATTGGAGCTGTTTCTTTATCGGTAGCGTGTCCTCTACTGGTGAATAGAAACAAATCCATACAACTATAGAAGTTCTCTACATCTTTTCGTTCACCCCAGACTTTAACGTTCGTTGGCAAATTTTCCAATATAGGTTGCCAATATGTTTTAAAATTATCGGCCATATTACCCAAACAATGAAATTGAACGTTTTCTTTTTCCATTGATCGAGCATATTCTATAAATTCTTTTTGATTTTTCCGTGGCGTAAATAATCCAACATGCAATACATGTTTTTTAGTTTCATCCAATCCCAAAAAGTTTAGTCCCTCCGTTCTATTTTTTCTACGTTTAACTGCGATTGGATACTCAATGACTGCCGTGTTTACATTTAACGATTCGAGGTTTTGTTTTTGATAATTACTTACAAAGGCAAACTGATCTGGAAAAACTCTTTTTCTCTTAGGATCAAAACTGCTATCGTGTGATGTTTCAACGATAAAATATTCTCTGTCTTTATTATAGAGTTTAGTTGTCAAATTAACGTCCATAAAATACTCTGGCATTTCCTCAAGATGAATAATATCAGGCTTTATATCATCAATCAGTTTAAATAATTCAAACTTATTTGATGAAAGTGTATAAAATCTTCGTCCGCAGATTTTTTGAAGTTGTTTTCGTTGTACTACTAAAACTCCTCCTGTAATATCATCGTATTCAACGCAATATATTTCATAATCATTTATCAATGATTGTATCTTTTTTAACAAAAATTGAGGTAGTCCGCCCGTGGACAGATGTGGCGCTATAAACAATATTTTTTTCATAATTTACTTGTTGAGGTAGATAGTATTCATATGCGATAGATTATGATCCAAAGCATTTTCGTTGTGATTCACGTTATACCCTAAATTTTTAAATCTATTAATTATCTTTGAAACATTTGTACCATCATTGTTGTGAAACTCGAAAAATATACTGTGAACATTTTTAAAAAAATCGTCACTTGTATTTTCAAAAAACATATATTCAGACCCCTCAATGTCAATTTTTAAATACGTTGGTAATTCCAAGTTATTTTTTTCTACAAATTTTTCTAAATTAATAGCATCCACTTCGAATGTACCGGTATCACTAATACACGACCCTACAGTTGATTCTGTAGTGCCAAAATTTACTTTTTTAAATTCTCCATTAATTGCATTATTAAATGTCGTTGCATTTTTTCCATACTTATCTAAGTTATATCTCAGATGTCCAAAAATTTCTGGATGAGGTTCAAATGCATATATTTTTTTAACATTATAATTAGAGCATGCGATTGAGAACGCTCCTATGTTAGCTCCTAAATCGTAGACAACATCATCGTCTTTTATTTTAAAATTGTCTAAGAAATAATTATCATTAAAAAAGGTATGGTATGACGGATATGTGACATCCCAATCTTTAGATTGCAAATCTAAACATCTGAACTTTTTAGTACCGTGATAGTTTTTGCTAAACAAAAGATCATTATTATTTACGTCCCTAATTTCTATGGAGAAACCAGGATGAGTTTTATTAAAAACTTCTTTTATAAAAGATAAATGATTATTATATGTCCACAAATCATACCCAACTGTACAATTATGATACATCACATTTGATATTAGATTTGAATCTAAACTTCTTATTGTTATCAAGAATTCACAATTAGTATTGATATTATTTATGGTTTGAAATAATCCATCTTCTGAAATTTTAATAGTTATGTTTCCGAATTTTTCTAGATAAATTGTATCTGATAAAGACATATTAAATATATACCACTTTACTAAACCCATTCTCTTTTTTTATTTCTACTTGATTGTCAACCATATCACGCATTTGATCCAAATGACTAATTACCCAAATAAAATCAAATTGATGTTTTAAATAGTTAAATAACGCTCCCATTTGACCCAGATGATCACTGTCAGCGCATCCGAAACCTTCATCGATACAAATGATATTTGGTCTTGGTAAATTGCTAATATTAATCAGCGCGACTCTAATGGCTAGACCACTCACAAACTTCTCCATACCACTAGCCATTTCAAGAGGCCACTGACGGTCATCATATACGATATTAGTCATAATGTTTTTACCGTCAGTTTGAAGTGTAATTGTAAATTCTACCAACTGTTGAAGAATGTTGTTAACTTCTTTTTCAATTTCTGGTAGAGTTTTAGTTATGATTTCATATGGAATGCCATCACGACTAACAACGGTTGTGTAATGTTTAAAAGCTTCATAACTAGATTCAAGTTCTTTTACTTTTTGTAACTGATCGGTTATATTTTGATATTGTAATTCAAGTCTTCCTTTTTCAGTAGAAGACGAAAACAACTTTGAATTAATAGACTTAATATTTGAGTCAAGATTTTTAATTACATCTTTTTGAACACCAATTTCTTTCAATGTGGTATTGTTATTTTCAATAATATCTTTATTTGTATAAAATATATTGATATTATCAGTTACAATTTTGACCTTAGCTTGAATTTTAATTAGATCATTTTCCAATTTAAGAATTGTATTCGAAATTATACTTTTATTTTTGTCAAAATTTACTTTTTCTAGATTTATCTTCTGACATTCTTTAAATTTGGATTCCACGTCGCCACACCCATCCAAATCCAACTTTAGTGCATTATATTCATCAAAGATAATTTTGGCCTTAGACTTATCATTGTCCAATTCAGCTTTAACTTTAATTGCATCTTTTACGAATACGTTATTAACACAATATGAACAATTTGGATCGTATTTATGATCCTCTAATTTTTTTAGTTTGTCCATTTTGTTTTTTACAACGATCTTGAGATTATTCAATTCATTAGTTTTATTATCAAAATTTTGTTTTACCTGTTTGTATCGATCATAATCTTGATCAATATCTTCACAGTTTGATAGTGATGAAGATAATGTTGAGATCTTTACTTCAATATCTTTCAATTTATCTTTTTGATTTTTGATATTACCATTGGTTTGTTCAATCTGACTTTCAATGTTTATCTTATCACTTTCTAAATCTGAAATATTAAAATCAAAACTTACTGTTTTGGTAATGTTATTAGATAATTCCAACAACGCATTGTTATGCGTCTCTTTCAAGAGCTCTTGATTCTTTATTTCATCATTATACTCTGTGATTTTAGTATTATTATAATCTATACTACCAGATACAACTTCTAACTCCTGAATAAGTTGATCTTTGCTTATATTCTTTAATAATGTATTTGTTTCTTTAAACTTATCGTTTGCAATCGTATAAAGTTGATCAAATACATCTAATCCCATAAACTGACACAAAAGATCTTTACGTTCTGTTTGGCCCAAATCGATAAATGATCCAGCTTTGCTATTTTGAATACTCAGTACAGTAAGAATAAAGTCTTCATACGTACCAACATAATCTCTAATGATGTCATTGGTACTACGCCGAGCTTCTCCGTTCAAAGGAGACTCATTTCCATTCTCCATCTTATAGAATTTAACTTCTACTTTAACATTTCCTTTTTTATCAGCCTTACCTTCACGTTGGATAAAATAATCAATTCCGTTTACTTCAAAATTAAACTTACAACGAAAACTCATTTTTTGAGTATTCAATACGTGAACCGCTTTGTACCCTTTACTGAATTTATCAAAAATACAAAACGCCAAAGCATCCATAATACTTGATTTACCACTAGCATTTGGTGCAAATAGTCCAATGGTACCATTCAATTTAGCAAAATCAATTACATTTCCTTCGCCGTAACTAAACATATTATCAAACTCAAATTTCTTTGGTTTCCATCGAATGTTCTTGGGTGCTTTATCTTTGGGTACTTCTTTATTGATGGTCTTATTGAGATCCTTTACCATCTCAATTACAGATTTATCAATGTTTTTAGATATCAAATTATCTTCAATTAACTTGTTTTGATAATCAACGTCAAAAATGTTATGTATATCAAATGATTTACCTGAATTTAAATTTATATCGTTTAACGAGTCATCTGCTCTAACATATGTAGTTTCAACGAGAGTGGATTTACTCTTGAGATCATTTACAACCTCTTTTAACTGTGACGGAATAGATTCACGACAAATGATTCGAATAGTAACTTTTTTAGGAATATCAGAAATATCGGTGATTAACTTGCCTTTATCTACTTCAACCGTATAATACCCATATTCATTTACAAGTTCATAATGTTTATAAATCTTATGCTTTAGATCCCACATAAGGAATCCGTGACCCTTAAGGTCTTCACCATGATTCTGTTGAATCATAGATCCAGCATATACAATAACGGGCAATGATTCATTTTCGTCATACTCTTGCAACATTTGATGCTTATGAATATCACCGAGCATTGCGATATGATGTCCATTAAATGTTTCATTTGTGACGGATCTATTATTAACAGTATAACCAATGTCGGTTACAGCATTGTATACTGGTCCGTGAAACAAAGCGATGTGGTGATCAGTTTCGTCACGATATTTAGTTGGAATGTCCTCATATTTAACATATTTTTCAGGCGCATCCCAATCAAAAACACTGAGATTATTAAACAAAATGTTTTCGTAACGATAAACATCTGTCTTTTTTAGATAATATAAATTGGGATGATTTAATGCATCAACAATTGGCGTAATACAATCCAATCTGGATTTATTAGCAAGAGTAGCATCATGATTTCCAGCTGTCAAAATTACAGGAACTCTATCAGCACAACTTTTTAGAAAATCACTTCCTAGTTTGACGCACTCAGGACTTAGATCAGATTTATTGTGAAATAAATCTCCAGCAATTACCAGAATAGCGTCTAGTGTTTTTGCTTTGTCCAATGCTTTATAAAGCTTTTCAAATACCAAAGTATATTCATCGTGGCGTTTTGTTAAACGAATATGAATATCAGCAATATGAATCACTGAATTAATTTTTTTATCCGTGCTTTTTAATACAATCATAGTTTAACCATTAATTTAAATTTGTACAGTAGACTCTCATCCATTCTAACACCGCTGTGTATGGTTTGCCAAGTCTTTTCGTGACCTAATTCATTTGGATCCTTACCATCAGGTCGAATCAGATAAGTTTCTATATTATTCTCAAGTAAAAAATCACAAATTCTCAGACTTGATGTTAATGCATCGTTATCCAAAAGTACATTTACTCTGGGTGGTTTATTTTCTATCAACTTCATTCTGAGTGTTTTGGATAAAGTTTTACCAAAAAGAGGTATCGCATTATATTTTACAGACATAGCATCAAATACGCCTTCAACCAATGTAATCGGTTGATTAAAATCTGTAAATAACTCAAATCCTATAATATCCTTGCTACCGTCACACAATCTATATTTTAAATACCCATCACAAAATGATCTACCACAATAAAAGTTAAGTTTTCCTGTCGAGTCATACGATGGTACAATAATCCTATTGACAAATGCGCCACTATTACAATAGCCAATATTATATCTAACTATATCAAGTGTAGTTATGTTTCGATTTAAACAATAACTCAAAGCACGTTTATATTCAATGTCACTATTTGATTTACATAAAGGTTTAAACTCATCTGGTAAATTTAATATCTTTTTTTCTTCTTTTACTACAACGTTATTTCGTTTTGGTGCATCTTTACATAAAATATCATAATATTCTTTAGATGCTTTTACTTTTTTAAGAAGACTATAAAAACTTTTTCCGCTAAAATTACACACCCAACATTGATAAAACCCAGTTTTGGTGTTTATATTTAACTTCCGTTTATGATGTTTGCAGTTGGGACAAAAAACAAGAATTTCTTCACCTCCCTTTTGGACGTGAACTTTTTGTTTAAATAATCTTGATAGAGTGTCAACCACAGTCATTTTAAACACTATAACACATATTCTGTAATCTACAACTTTTTATATAAAGAACAAACTATACCATCGTACATATCGCCGTTTCGTTCATCCCAATTACCTTTTTTATTTAATACTGTAAATTTGGTAATATCGGGTAATATCTTTTCAAGTTCTATTTTCACAAAGTCTTTTGATTTAACACCTTTAATTCTACACTTACCAAACAACTGTTTGCGCATAGTATTAACTGATAATAGATTTACCTTGACTTTAAAGTGTTCTTCAATAATGTAAGCAAACACTGCATTGTGTCTGGCTAATGTGATTATAACTTGTTGTGATGTGAATCCGCCAGCAAATCCACTAAGAGCAGCTTCTAAATTAATGGCAGTGACATCTTTGATTAACTGATTCTTTTCCAATTCAGATATAACAAAATAAGTTTTTTCTTTCGTCATTTCAAACTTTTTGGTATCAATATAACCAGCATCCAAGACTTTACCGTCTTTACTAAATGCCCAACCTGTAACTGATGTAGATGAATCTAAACCTAATATAACCATTTAAAATACATATCAACGAAAATATCGTTTCGTATTAAATCCTGGTAAAGTATCGGAGTAATTCAACGCTGTCGTGTTGAAATTTTCTTCTTGATTATCGACGGATGTAAGAAATCCTGGATTAACTGTATATTTACGAGATTTTTGTGAATAACCCATCGATCCTTGTAATCCATCCAACATAGTACCACCTGGTATAAATCTGGTAGCTTTATATGCATTAAACGCGCCACCAGCTTTTTGTTTGGCTAGAAATCTAGCTTCCAAGTTGGTCTTTAATGATTCACGGTCAATTACTTTTGCGTCTGGTGATGTTGCCATATATTTGTTCTATTATATAATAAATATAATTAAGTGTCCCATTTAACAGAAATATTTATCGGAATTTCACCCGTATTTTTAATTGGTTGTGCTAATTTAGCCACTGCGACCAAGTCACATCCACTGTATAATCCAACTGTGGTTATATATGGCGCTAAGTAAGATCCGGTTGGATCGACCGATGAACTATATTGATAATCGAAAAATGGTTGTTTGACATAATTCTTAATTGATTTGCCTGTTTGATTATCTAAGAATCTAACGATGTCATCGTAATTATTACGATTACTTAATGTAGTCAAATAAGATTTATAGTTAGTGAAATTTAATTTTTCGATGAAATACTTCCACATCATTTTGCCATCATTAATATCCACCTTACCATTACTGTCTATGTCCAAATTCTTATCCGCCAATATATTTTTTAAAGTTGGCGTTAATAGATTCGTATTGTAGTCTATATAAGATGAAGTATAGAACCCAAAGATGTTTTGTTCTATATCATTGGATATCATATTCAAATACCATTTTTCAGAACCCGGAGTAACATTCTTATAATTTATATATCTCAAAATTATATCCAAATTTTCAAAATTAAATGTATTCTTATTAAATACACAGTAATTTATAAGAGACGATGTTGTAGATGTAGGATTAGTGGATATATTAAATTCACCAGGCATTACTGTACAAATATATTGTTTTTCATAAGATGTTATGAGTGTTCTGTAATCCATATACAATGACGGTTGATTTGGATCGACAGGATCTCTTGTTAACAAATTCAATGTACTGCCTGTATTATTCAAAATCAAACTATTATTGTTATAAAAAATATTGCCAACTGGATAATTTGTCTTTAAGTCCGAACTATCGTATATATAAACTTTACCAACTATATCAGTATATGTTTCTGTCTCCATTTGCAAAGCAATTTTTGTTTCGACACTACCACTGGCATAAACCGTATCTTCTATTTGAAAATATATAACATCAGACGATTCAGTGCAATTCTCAGGATTAAATGATGATGTATTTACATAACTCGGATCACTATAACTACCTGATTCAGTTATCAATGGAATGCTTAAATATAAATCGTCGTTTAATGGAATAGGAGATCCAACTATTAAATTTGGTTCTGATAAAGCTACTGAATATCCAAACCCACTAAATGGTTTATTATACTCTTTTCTTTTAGCGATGGGATCTGTAGTAATCTGTGTTACAATAGAATTACTAACATTATAATATAAACATTGACCGCAATAACTTGATTCTCCATAATCATTTACATCATAGAATTTATCGTAATATTTAACCGAACTAGAAATATAAAGCGAGCTAAATGGGAAATATGGTTTAGGTGAACCAATTAACACTTTATTATTGTGAGTTGAAACTGAATATCCCATCATATTATCTTTGAAGGTTATTTCATCGCCATAAAGTTTTTTAATAAAAAGGTACTGATTGGATCCTGTTGGACACAATCCGTTTTCATAAATATAAGTCGCTCCTCTTTGTCTCAGTGTCGTAGATCCTGAATATTCGTAGTATAGAAGATCATTAGGTGAACCCACTGTTAAAACGTTTTTATGTATGGATACAGAATAACCAAATCTATTTTTTTTCTGAGCAGCCGACAAACTTCCTGATGGGTATAAATCAAATTCAAATCCATCCAATTTCAAATATTCAGATCCTGTTATATTTTGGAATCTCTGAGATAACCGCCAACCGCCGGATCCAGATGTAAATAAAAATACCTTGCTAGCTGATACTTGGTTAGATCCAACTACTAACTTATCTTCATTGTATTTGTCTAGACACACACTGAAACCAAACGACGATTGATGTGGGTCTAAAGTAAGACTACTACTTAATGTTTGTACCAAATTGTAGTTATTATTTACATTCTTAAAGACATAAACACGTCCTCTACCATTATTATAGCCAGGCGCACCTACCGCTAAATAATTGTTTGAAATACTAACAGATTTGCCAAATTGAGAATTTATGGATGATGTTAAATAAGCAATTGGAGTTGAGCTTATTTGATAAGTACTTGTGGTTTCTTTAATGAACTCAGTAGACTTAGCCGTTATACGTCCGTTTTCATATATATAATTTGGGTCTATTTCGTATATATTTACTTGATTTTGTGTGAAGAAATTTTTAGTATCGATACTTTGACTTAGTGAAATATCACTTGCTGCGAGGAAATAGTCACTAACATCCAACGATTCTCCATATTTGCTTTGATAAACAAATTTAGTATTATTTTCAATTGTTAAATAACTACAGGATGAATTTATATTTGGTAAACTACCACTATTAGCAATTAAAGAACTTGTATTTACCGTACTACTACTTTGTTCAGTATAATATGGGGTCAACAAATTTAAATTTTCGTTGACTAAAGTTTTAATTACTTTGTAATTTGATTCAAATTGATTTTTACGAATTAAAAATATTTGACCTTTACGGGAAAATCCCTCTGAGTAATCCCAGTTTTTAGTTGGAGGATTTCCTATTGCTATTATAGTGCCATTAGTAGCAACGGAGGTTCCATATCGTTCGTTATATATGTTAATTAAACTCATACTATGTATTCAATAAATAATAACCCAAACCATAAGTACCTTGGTTTTCTACAGTATCTTCATTTCCGGTGGTAAATTCGTAACTATTAATGAAATGAGTTCCACCTAATATTAAATTGTGATTACCATCGTCTAATATGTTGGAAACAATATCTCCTGATTGATTATATATCACAACTGAATTTCTTTTAATGCCGTCGCCTGTTTGAGAAACGGACAATCTATACAACGAAAAATCATTGGTTAAATCTAATTTAGTGCGTTGGTGATCATAATCGTCAAATCCAAACACATTGTAACTATTGTTGTAATTATTATAATACATTTTATTTATTGTATTATAAATTTGACCTTTATAAGTTCCATTAATATTTACAGGATTAACTGTTGGATTCCAATTGGCACTTGACGATGGATAAAAAATAGAACTTGAATTTACATATTTACCAACTGAAAAATCAATTTGTGAGGATTCCTCAAATTGCGTAATTGCTAAATATACATTATTTACTGTAACTCCCTCACAACTTCCTGATTTATTGTTGTCGCACGTAATATAAGACAATTGTATAGGAAATATACCATCATCAGTACCATCTGTACCAGAAATAAGATTATTTAAAACGTTATTAAACGTCTTTTCTTTAGAAACAGTAAATCTTGTTACTAGTACGTCTTGTGTTTTAAAAAATTTGATCATTCTATTATAAATAGAATAAAAACAAACTATTATATATTAGAAATCAATCCGCACCTTAATCAATAATTCGTTATCAAAAGATTTCATTGTAGGCTGACTAATTTTACCAATTGCCAATAATTCATTGTTATCATTATACAAACCGACAGAGGTAATATAGGTTCTTGGGTTATTGATCAAATCTTGATAAATAATAGTTCCTTTAGTCAAACCATCATTTCCATCGGAAACAAAAGTTGGATTATTACTATAATTAAATTCTTTATTTTTTACACGAATAAAGTAATTTGTAGACGGTACAAATTCAGATTTTCTGACTCCCATCGTTGATTTGGATCTTCTAAGAGCATTATAAAAATCTCTTGTCCACACTTTCCAATATCCACTTCGATTTGTAGAAGTTACGCTATTAGAATAATTAGCTCTATTTAAAATTTGTTGTCCGGATGTAATGCCAACATATTTGTCTAAATTTATCGCATTAAATACGATGACTCCGTTTGATGGATATACCAACCCTATACCAGCATAAACCGGTGATCCATTTTTTAAATAAGGCGTAGCAATTCCATTTTTAATTGATCCTGAAATTAAGTTATATGAATTTTGTTGTTTATTCACCACCTGTGAATCGTCAATAAATGTAAATTTCTTAGGACCAACTGATCCACTAAAAGAAATTTGTATTTGACCCGCGTCTATTTGATCTTTAAATTTGTCAGCGGCATAATTTATCACATAAATAGCCGCACTATCAACGATATTATCTACGCTTCCAGATGCAAAACTGAAAAGAGTATCGCCTGGTTGTAAAAGCGTATTTCTATATTGAGAATAGATGACTTTTGATTCGTTCGTCAATACCGGAGACGAATAAGTGGTGATATCGAATAGTGAACTACCGCTGTTTACATAATCGCCATATGCTATATCAAAATATAAATCTCCACCTGAGTAGATATCAAGATAATATTGACCGTTTCTTACATCATATGGGCTAGAACCTGTAAGTTGATTAGCTTGACCAGTAACACCTGATTGTGTTACAAACGTAGATTGACTAACAAATAAACTGCCAGTTCCAAATAAACCAGAAGATACTTGATTTATTCTACCCACCACGATGTCGTCATTATTAAATTTATTAAATATCATAATTATGTTGTTGTTGGAACTTTAACTGTCACTGTAATGGATGTATTACCACCACTTTCATTGCCGATAATTGTAATATTTGTGGTTGTGGTTTTAGACAAACCAGCATTTGGGACAAATCTAAATTTGTTACCTACTACTACTTGAGAAGTTTGTGACGTTAAATCTCCTGAAAAAGTAGGAATTGTTGCACTGGTTGAATTTAAACTATTTGTTTCGGTTACAACTAAAGTACCAACGTTTTTATTTGCCAAAATTGCTGTATATCCAAGAGTAACATTGTAAGTTGGGTTTGTACTGGGACTAATTAAAATCTCCCCGGTGTAATCTCTATCTACAGGAATTACACTTTGAGCTACACTTATAGTTGGTACAGATGTTATTCCGTCATTCAAAGTTACTAACTTATACTTCATTGACTGTGACTCATCTGTAATCGGTTCCATAATAGGAGTATTGCGAATTGCTATATCGTAATATGCACTGCCTAATGGATGATTTGGATTAAACTGGGTGTAATCAATTTCATCATCAGCCAAAGCAAAGGCTGTAATGTTTAATCCACCCGTTTTTGCGAGGATTTCTCTTCCCTTTTTAGTCAATACAGCATTCACTGTAAGAATGTTGTTATTTAAATATGCCATATATAATAATTATTGATAAGTTTTAATTTTTACTCAAAAATATGAATTATAAATTCATTATGTATCTTTCTAAACTTGCACTGGTTAATAAAGAAGCGGTTAATGGTAATTGTGTGAATAGTGAGTCGGTATTACCAATTGATCCGGTTGTATCACCATATGAAGGAGCATTGTTAGTTTCGATATTCAAACTTAAAAATCCAGGTATGGTAATAACAGGCGCACTTCCATTTGTAACACCGTCTCTATTTACAGTACTATTTTTATCGTTTTTACCCTTAATATAAGTATAATATGTAATGTCTCCGTTTGTACTCAACTTCAACCCATTTGAAAGTATAGTCTTAGAACCACTTACAGCTTGATATTTCGTTCTGCTTCCGACGAATGAGAACTTACTTAAGTGTCTATTAGAATATCCCGTATTAAACACGCCTTTATAGTAGTTTTTTAAGTATTTACTTCCAGTAACTTGAACGTTAAATCCTATATAATTAGATGTGCCGGAAGTACCTGATGTACCGGACGTACCGGAAGTACCTGATGTGCCGGACGTGCCTGATGTGCCGGACGTGCCTGATGTACCTGATGTACCTGATGTACCTACAGAATATCCTGAACCTGAACCAATAACTTGAACTTCATCAAACGAAGAAGTAAATGTTACTAAAAATCCATTGTTATTAACAGATTGATAATAATCTTTTTTGCCTACATTAACCGTGTCTCGTACATTATATCCATTCGAATCGATATATACATACTTCCCATACTTTGCATAAATAAAATCACGATCATCTATCACATCTTTAATTTCTAGACGAGAGTAATTATAAGTATTTTTATCTTGGGTGATATCGTTAATGTATGAACCGGTTACAATGGCAAAACTTGATGTGTTGTTAGTATTTAAAAATGATGAAGTAAACGTTGCCTTGTTGTTAAATTGTATGTCGAATTCGTTATTTGTTAAAAATTCGACATCTCTGTAGTTAAACTTTTTACGTTCAAACAAGCTTGGTTCTAATAAAATACCTGTCAACAAATTAGATCTAGCTGGCTTTAAATTTTTTACAACATCAAATATAGAAAAATCAATGTAGAATTTATATGTACTGTAAAATTCCTGTGGGTATATATATTTTTCATTTATTTCACCAAATTCACGTTGTAACTTAGTCAACCCATCGTAATTTTGTTTGTTTAAATTTTGAGGTTCACCTATAATATCGGCTATACCATCTAGGCCTATAAAATTCTCTATTTTTTGATTTAAATAGTTATATGGGCTTATAAAAAATCCTGATAAGATAGAATCATCACCTAAACTGTCTTGTATTCTCGTCGAATAATCATACGGCGTTAAATTAGACAAAGCTATTTCCGTTATTTTATTGATTTTACCATTAATTTTGTAATTTGGCCCAAAGTTATTGGTGTTTATAGTTTGTTTGAGATCGATTTTATCAAATTGATATGGAAATTGATTAATCATTACATTCGAACAAGTTGGATAACTATAATACTTTTCCTTTTGTCCGAAATTATAAGCAAAGAATTGGGTCTGATAATAAATATTTTGATTATCTACAGTTGTAATAATCGATGTAGGTGAATACAAATCTACAGGCGTATCAAAACTCCATAAATAAAACAAATTAGAATAAACATTTTCTTTATTTGGTATTGATATTGAATCTAAATTATAAGAATGTTCGTCGAAATATTCATTATTAAGTGGTTCTTTTAAAATTTTAATTTTATCCAAATTTCCTATAAACGAAACAGAAGACGAATAATTACCTATATAATAGCTGCCCGATGAAAAATTCTTGTTTGTATTATAATTTATAATTTTACGTTTTGTCGATGAGAAATTCTTAACACTTCCGTCATATTGATTAATTGATAAACTATATACGTATGGAATTAATTCTTTTGATGACTTAATAAAATAAGAAGAGGTTAATATTGTTTTTTGAGATGCTAATGTGACGTAATTGTTATCGTCTTCCACCACATAATCATTGTCGTCTTCTATAATAAACGGGGTAACCGTATTAGTAATTTTACTTGAACTAACAATCAACTTATCGAAATCCCCAAGAACAGGTTCACGCTTTAACATAGCAGTGAAAATGTCGCCGTTCAATAATGGCATTTCATTTAATGTCAAACTGGACGTGATGTTACCCAATTCATACGGGTGTATTTCAAATACTAATTGACCACTGTTAACTTGCTTTGATTTTTTTATAAATAAATTCCAATCGGATTTTTTATTTCTAAATTTCGACATCAATTGTATCTTGTCGCCGAAATTATAATTGGTCGATTTAAATCTAAAAGAAAATTCAATCGTGGATATACCATTAAACCGTGATGTGTATTCTGTGCTACTAGTGAATGTATTAATATTGGAGCCAGATGCATAGTAGCTACTAGTGATATAAATAAAATCACTACTAGTATGTTGAAAATTCAAGAAATTATTTTCCTTGAAATCCGTCATATAAATAATATCGTCGTATACGAAGTAGTTGTCACGATTAGAAAAAGCGTCAGCACTTCCATACTCTCTAGTGGATATTAATCCAGCTGGAATACCAAATATAGTACGTATCATTTCAAATGAATTAATAGTACCCTTGGCTTTATATACAGATGAAATATTATTTGCGAACCTATTTAAAATTGATTTTGTATAATCAAAATAAGAAGCGGAATTATAACTTGAAATTTCCTGGTTATTGAAATATAATTGATTTAAATCACTCTGTGAAAATTTGCCAATGTCAATCCCCCAGTTAAAACTATTCAATAATTCATCTATATAATTCTTTGGATAGTAATTTGAATCATCATTAGAAATAGGATATGCTTTAGGAAACTTCTTAATGAATACTAATATATTATCGAAAAAATGACCTGTCATCGCAGTGAATTTTATGTAATCTGCGGAATCTGAGTCATCCTTGACATATTCAGGAAGTTGATATACCAAACTATTATAGTTCTCCGAATCATATGTAATAGCTTCGTCGATTTTGACATCTATACTAGATGAATTAAAAAACAAATAGGATTCGTACTCATCAAATGTATCCAGTAATGTGATTTGTTGAGCTGTCTTCTGATTAACCAACTGACTATAAGAAGATGAAATTGTTGCACTTGTATTTGTTGCGGAATTAATAGTCGATATCTTAACAGATTCAAGTTGATTATAATCTCTGATCTTATTCTTAGCAATTTTAGTACGCAATTCAGCTGATGAATAATTAATAAAATTATTAAAATCTGTATAATCAATATATAAATCATTATACTTTTCTTTTAATCTTATCTTCGATTTATCTAAAGTAAACGCGTCATTACTTTGATATCTTTGTGTGGATGGATTTACCGTATTAACTTGAACATCAAAATTTATATCGTTTAAAAATACTTTTCTTGATATCTTTGAAGTAAATAAGTTAACTTTAAAATAAATTGGAGCAATTGATATGTTTGATATCCAACACGTAGATTTTATATTATATTGAGACGGTAGTGGGGCATCTAATTTTACTTGTACGTTAAAAGTGTCATCTATTGGATTTAAATAATTTGTATGATCTAGAATTTTTATTAAATTTCCATTGTCGAAATTTAATGCGTTCTTATAATAACCATAATATTTTGTTCTATAATTTTCCAATAAACTGGTTACGTTTGGTAATATCCAGTCAGTATAAATTGTTCGTTCAAACAACCCCAATATATTTTGTAAATCAATATCGTTTATAGAACTTTTTTGCAATACTCTGTCTTGTGATACTTTTAATGTGATGATTCTGAAAGACTCCAGTATTTCTTGACTGGTAAATTCTATATTATTATATGTGTATATGAAATTGTTAATTTGTTCCTGTACACCTGAAAATTTACTTGTCTGTAAAATCGTATTATCAGTATCATTATTTAATTTAATGATAGAGTTATATCCGACGTATGTTGATGTTATAAATTCTTGCAGTTCCGCTTCACTTTTAAGACCCAACTTCAAACAAATATCTACATAATTATACTTATCTTTATTTAACAGAAAGTCTTGTTCAATTGGATTGTTTTTGATAATCTCAATTAAATCTTGATATATTCTTAATAACAAATATTTTTTATCAGCGAATGCTTTTATCTTGACAACATCTAATCTAGATGATTCATTTTTTGTTGTATCAAATGCATAAGACAATCTTATCTCGGTTCTACTGGGAGATATTTCTTTTATAACTAATTTATTTGTCGGATTACCAGCTATATTTCTAATTGGGTTATATAACAAATAATACAAACCTGGTCCAACTCCACTAGCATTTAAATCAAATTGTGGATGTAATAAAATATCATCTCCGTGTGATACAATATTTGTAAATGGATTTGCAAATTTATACGATCTCAGTGTATTGTTAATATCTCTATAACTCCCTTGTAATACAGAATATGTAATTGATGGGATTATTCTATTAAAATTTACAAATTGTTGATTGTTGTTATAAAGAGTAAATTCAAATAAATCGTCATCTGATTCTCCGTAAAATACATCCTTATTAACCAATTGTTGTTCGTACAAAGACTGTAAATTGGCATTGAAATAAGATGCACTCGTAATACCCTTATTCAAATCATTATCATTTATTGTCAAATAGTCGTAGGGCATATTAAGAAGTTAATGGTAAAAATGGATAGTCGTCGTCAAAATCTGAAAGAACTTTTCCTTGTCCCAATTTGATTCTCAAACCAATAATTTCGTTTTTCATAGCAGAGATAACTTGTTTATCATCGTTATTTTCGTATTTTTCGACCAAACTATTTACTGTTTGATTTAAAATTCTATTTTCTTCGATCAAATTATTATACTGAATTATAACATCTGTCAAATTTCTTTTTTCTTCGACTTCGGATGTTTGTAATTCATTGAATGATACAGTTGATGTATCAGCGATTTTGCTTTCATTATATAAAAAACTTTTAATTGGCAATTTAATATAATTGAATTTGCCTTCAAATGATTGTGATATGTTGTAAACTAATTGGTCATTTCCAAAATCATCAAAGTTATTTTGAAACGTACCAAAGTCTTTAAATGCTTGTATATCACTTAAAGATATATTATATACTAATGGTATATTTGCCATACTAACGAGTTATTTTAAATATTTTTCCAGTATCAACGATGTCAACTGTTCCATCTTTGTACTCCACCTTAATAAATACTGTTAAATAACGTTCTTGAGGTAATCCACTAGTATTTAATTTAAAATAGTTACCATACGATGTATCACAACTTAATTTACTATACTCATCAAAGTTAATTAAAACCTCCTCAGATTCAGCATCTTTTACCATATAATAGGAAGAAGTTGGCAAATACTTAGGAGTGACCATTGCTGGTTGTTGATATGCTTTATTAAATGATTTTAGAGGATACTTATCTCTTGCAAAAACAAATATTTTAGCAACACTACCAGCTTTATACGCACTGTTTAATGTCTGTAATGTAATTAGATTTTGTATAGAAGATGACACTGGTTTTAAACTACCTGTGTTAAATACAGCGTCATTCCAACCGACATCAATATATGGACTATAAATTGTATTGGTGTCTTTGCTGAAGAACTGTAACAATCCATTAGTTGGTTGAAGAGGAGGTGTACTTATTTCAAATGAACTCAATAACATAAGTCCCTGATTTGGAATACAACCACACAACCAAGAACGCACAATTTGTGTTATATCCATTGATATATCACTTTGATTACCATAACTGAATGACTGACTACAAATCAATCCACCGTTTACCAATGATGGAAACGAAGTAGAGTTGCAAATCCATTTTGGTTTATTCGTATAAGAAGTTGGAACTTTATAATACCAAGTACCACCTTGATTTTGAAAACTAGCACTTGAATATGAAGATGTTAATAGATAATTTACTTGTTGATAACTATTTGTGATTTTATTACCATACCATAAATTACTACCTGAGTAACTTCTATTGTTCCAAGTAGCACCCAGTTGAGAACCATCGTCTGCATATCTACCATTTCCATTTTCCCAACTTTGACTTATTGGATAAGCATATATAGAGTAATTTAACGGGAGATTTCTCATACCACATGCTTTTAAATTGAGTGTAAATTTTAACTTAGAACTACTAATTTCGTTCTTAGAAATAGACTGACTCAATGTAGTTAAATCAAACTTAATTAATGTTCTGCTAAACTCAGGATAGTTTAAATATGTAGCTGTCGAAGGAGATTTAAAAGACCCACTATATTTACCTTTGAAGTAACCGGCAAAATTTGTGACATCAGCGTAATACAATTTACTGGAGGTTAAAGTTTCTATATATAACTTAGAAGTCGAACCACTGAAACTTCCTGTAAATGATCCTGAATTAAAAGCTCTTACCGGAGAATAAAAACTGGAGCTACACGGTATGCCTGTGTTTGATTTCCCTAATATTCTTCCTCTTAAATTTTTAAAGCTTCCTGTACCTGTCAAAGATGACGTTAATGGACTTGTTGTGTATGTGCGTTTGTTTACTTTTAAATTCGTGAAAAAACTACCAACTCTTACAGAACCAGAAAAACTACCTGTACTCCAACTTCCTGTAAAGAATGAGTAACTGGTTATATTCATACTACCTGTAAATGATCCGGATGCATAATTTGCTGATCCAGAAATATAAAGTGGTTTTTTTGGGTTAGTAGTTACATTGGATAGTCTACCTGTAAAATTAGCAATAAATGATGTATTTGGTATTACCGAAGATGTAAGATTAAAAGCATACCACTTACTACCGGAATAAATGAACAATGAAGATGTGGTGTATGCCAACCATCCATTATTACCATATGAAGAGGCAGTAAGAGGAGCAGTATGCCAATTTGGATCTGTGTACACAGTTTTTTTGCCTGCGTTTGACGCATATATTTCTAATATCTCGTCTATTCCAAAATTTTTGTTTTGGAATTTGTTAGAATTATTAATATAAGTGTCTTGAGATGGATAAATGAAAATATGCATATTATACTACCAATCCTTTTATATCGTTGTCAGGATATTTAATTTCAAATACTGATGGGTCTTTTGATGGATAGAGAATATTATTTTGTGTAGCAATACTTACGTTATATGCTATAGGTGAATAATTACCATCGTCAATTGTTAAATTCTTAATCTTCAACTCAATTACAGATTGGACTCCTTCGTTTTTCATTATTTCAAAATTGAGTTGACTGAGATTTATCGGTTGGTTAAAACTAATATTATCAATATTCAAATAGTTTTTTACAGATTGAATACAATTATTTAATACGTCTCGTTTATTAAAACCAGTGAATACTGTAATTTTAAAATCCAATCCTAAATTGATAATATAACCATCAATAATATTAATTTTATCCGTGAGGATTTTGAAATTATTTAGATAGCTTATTAAATTTTGCAACGTAGCGGGATTCAATGTTGTCAAATTTTTATTAACATCATACCCTAACAAATAAAGATTGTTTGTAAATGGATTACTCGCTTCTAAAAACTTTCTTCTATCCAATGGATTTAACGGATTTAAATCTAATGCTTCATTTCCGCCTTCAGTTATTACACCTTTTATTAATTGGTTATATTGAATACGTCTATTTGAATTGCTTTCAACGTATGCTTTTGAAATATTACCCAAATAAGTTGGCAATGAATACACTCTTAGTAGAATATCATCAGAAGTAACCATTCTATTTTGAGAAGAAAAGTTTAATATAGCATTTTGGCGTATTTCCTCATTTGTATCTGCATCATTACCGCCAGTTGATGAAAGTGGATTATTCACTCTCAGTGAATTTTTAAAATTGTTTAACAGAATAACTTCGCTATCAGTTAAACCGGTTACATCATTTAAATAGTCAGTACTAGCAATCTTATTTATTTCATCAGAATTTACATTCGAATCTAAACCACCACCAACGACGTAATTAACTGTCAATGTTGTATTTGATGGAGACACGCCATATGAATTGGCCTTTAATACATTTGTACCATCTAAAGATATATTTAAATTCTTTAAATTGGATAAAGCTACACCGACATTGGTTGGGTTTGGTATAATAACTGTATTTTCATAATTTTCCGTATTTGCTCCAAATTGAATATAAGTAAAATTATTCTGATCCACAGTTGTGATAAATCTACGTTCAGTTCTTAGATATTTTAAAATCTTAGGAGTTTCATTTCTATATGGTGATAATGTTTGATTGGTAAGAGGTACATTATCAATTAAAAGTGGAATTGTATCCTGCGCTAGATACTGGGTTTCATAGTAATTGTTTCCATTAGAATCTACCACACTGATTATTTTAACTACGTTGGTTTCATCTAACTTTATTTTCAAAAATGATTGTGGGTCTCCAACACTAAATGTTTTTGATATTATTCTACCAGAATAACATTGCGTAGATTTCTTAATCAAGTAAAATAATGGCGCTCCTGTATTATCACGATTGTAAACACTTATTTGTCTTGGGGAAAATAAAGTGTCTTGACTAAAATCTACACTTTCTTCGACTATAAATGACACACCTGATACACTAGATAGTTGCGTATATGGTTTTAGAATCAAGCAGTATCGTTCATCAGGTACATATTCGCCATTAACGCCCGAAGTACGTGTAGCGGGCAACAATTGAAACAATTCTACATTAGTGGATGATACTGAAGATACTTTCGGTTTATATCCCAAAAATTGAGCTTGGTTTATAATATTTTTACGTTCACCCGCAAATTGAATAAAACTTTCTTTAAATTGATAATCGGTGTAATATGACAATACATCTCCCACAAAAGCCGCTTGTTCGATGAAGATTTGGCCTGGGGAACTTTCACTGAAATCTTTATAACTTTGTGGATAATACTGTTTAGTGAAATCGATCAGTTGTTGTTTTAAAGAAGTAAAATCACGATTTAAATACAAAACGTCTTTTGTATTAGCCTTGAATGTTTTGTTAATTAATTGTTGCATTATATATTATTGTTTGTGATGATCACTTCAGTTGTCGATTTTAATTCTTTGTAACTAAAGGCTACTTTTATAAATATTTTATTATAATTATTATTTACAACATCATTTTCCAATAATTGAACTTTAACGTCTTCAACTATTATACCATTCATAAATCTATTTACATCATTTTGAATAAGATTTACTAACATCGGTAACATTTCACCCAATTCATTTTGATCAAACAATACTTTATATAATGAAGAACCAAATGCATTATTGAACCTACGTTCTCCAGGTTTGGTTAATAAAAGATTGCGTATATTACTAGAAACTTGAGAAATAGTATCAGTATTTGTTTCAAAATAACCATCTTGACCCAATCTAAAAGGTATTTTAAGTCCTAGTGCTTTTTTAGCCATAATTAAACCTTAGACTTCTTACTATCCACTGCTTTTAGTAAAGCCCGATAATCTCTGTTTATCGCTGAATAAACTCCTTTTACAGGAGCAGGAGCATTTTCAGGCACTTTGGTCTCTGTTATAACTTCTTGTGTACCACCTCCATATCCGCCCATCATACTAACCATACTACCTTCTTGTGGCACACCACCAGTGGTTTGGTTTAAAATATCATTCAACATTGGGTTACTGGTATACTTTACAAACTTCTTTGTAGGTTTAACTTGTTCCTCAACAACATCAGATTCATTCATCACATCCAATTCTTTTAGAATTTGTTGTTCCAAATCAGATTCAGATGAAACAGCTGATTTTTTCTTGGCTTGAATAACTTCTTTAGAGAATATTTCTGCCAATTGAAGTTTAAGTTCAGATTGTACTACACTTCGTACCTCTTGTTGTACCGTTTTCTTAATGAATTCTTTTAATATATCTATTTTCATATTATTATATATAATTATTAACCCAAACTAGATTTAGGTAAATTTAATAATGCTTATACGATTTTTATATTAGATGGTCTTGGTATCTTGACTATCTTAATACGAGGTGTACTAGGTGGCTTTGGTATATTTGGTTTAGGCATATCCTTCTTTATGCTGGCTAATTTAGCCGCCGCTGCACCAACTGCTCCTCCTGATACAGCTCCAATTAAAGCACCTTTTCCACCCCCAACTATTCCACCTATTCCAGCTCCTAATCCACCGCCAGCTAAAGCTCCTCCTGTTACACCTCCGACGGATAATCCGGCACCAAGTGCAGTACCACTCAATCCGCCTATTAATGCTCCTTTACCACCCCCAGCTAAAGCCCCTACTCCAGCACCAAGAGCACCACCTAATAACCCACCTTTTAACCCTTTGGCTAATTCGGAAGTGGATTCAACCATACCTGTTTTAGCATTTACAAATTTATCATTTCCAGCTATAGATTCAGGACTAAACTTATTAGGCGACCAATCCTTACCCAAACCATCCGGTTTACCAATTGCACTTTGTGTTTTATCAGCTGCACTTTTAACTTGAGATGTAGCACTACTTGCTGCGTCCTGGGCTTTTGAGGCTGCTTGTTGTGCTGCATTTGCATCTAACCCCTTTACTTCTTGTGTTGGGAGTTTTATGTTAGGATTATCTACTACAGGAGCTTTGTTAACTACTCCTGATATCGTTTGTGTAGGTGGTCCTACTAAAGCAGGATCTGGATCGGTAAATGGATCTTGTCGTTCCACTTTTATACCTTTACCAGAACCACTAAGTTGATCGGATAGTGTTCGTACAAGAGATTCTCTTGCTTCTTTAAACGCATAAAGAAAAGCTTCTTCAGGAGTTTTACCTACAGAAATTAAACTTTTATTGGCAGCAGCTATAATTACTCGTAAAGTTTTACCAGTTGACGTTATTCTTGGAACTTTAACATCTCCACTCAAAACTAAAAATACTCTAAAAAGACCCGTAAGTTCGTCACGGACTGTTGTTGAAAAGTTTCCATTTAAATCAAAACTCCATTCATTTGGAAATCTTGCGTCCGGAGATAAATTTCTTACGGGTACATCAAATACAGATGAAGCTGATTGATCAGTTTTTAAATTTGGATTAACAAGATCAATTTTAGAATAAAAAGCATTTATTGCTTTTCTATATTCATTAGCATTAAATACTGCGCCATTCCAAGGCACCACTTGTGTATAAGATATATAATAGTTACTCATTATATTTAATTAATTACTCTTTTTAATCTACTAGGACTGAAATTCAAATTCAACTTGTACTGGACCTTCACGGCGATTTCTACCTTTGAAATCACCCACAACTCCGGCTCCTGTAACAGTATTTATTACCACTGGATCTTTACATTCGCCGCCACTTCCAATTGGTTTAACTCCATTACTACCAGGCGCATATCCACCACCTGTTACGAATACTCGTCTACTTAGTGTTTTATGTAAATTATCTCTTAATAATTGTAGTTTAATTTGTTGTACAGGTATTTGTGTTTGATCTGGATTAGCGTCCTTTGTATTTTCAGGAGTTGCATTTCCTGATCTAGGATGTGTATGTGGATGTGGGTGTACGTGATGATGCCAATGAACGTGGTCCAATAACCAATTACAAAGATCATACATCCAGTCTACAGTTGTTTGACCTAATAATGCTGGTTCATTTGTTTCGCCATATTGTCCCAAAAATATTTGCGGCGCATTTATAGTAGCGGTATTATTTGTAGTTATAACTACGTTGTCATTAGCGTCCACTGTATATTCACTATCAGTGGTTACGGCATACCTTTTTTTACTAAAATGTAGTGTTTCCGCAAATCTACTACTTAGTACCAATCTATCTGTATTTATTACTACTTGATCGCCGTTTAAAGTTGGAAACTTAAATGAGGTCGAACCTTTAGGGTTGAATCTTATTTGTTCTTCGGTTGGTTCTCCATTTGACGTTATACCAAATATACTTTTATAAACTGTAGTTTTCCACTCACTTGATGTTTTGCCACTTGTTAACTGAATGGTAGATCCATCGTTATTAATATCTTCTGGTATTTGTCCGCCAAAATTCTTTTCAACCGGTGTAATTTTAGGAATAGGTGGCAATTTAGGATGTAATTGTTGTGGTTCATCTAAGGCAATATTTCGTTGTCTATTTCTAATAGTAACTTTAGGATTACCATATCCACCGCCAATTGAGTCTTTCAATAAATTGCCATTTAAATCGTAAGATGAATATATACCTTTATCATTTTGTCTATTATCATCATATGCACTAAATCGAATTGACTGACCAAATCTACTTTCTATTATAGTATCACCTTCATTTTTCTTAACCAATCTTATAAATGGATTTGAAATAAAATATTGTCCCACGTATCCTATATTATTATACTTCGAATAAATTGGAGCTGATGTATAAGTGGCTCTATTACCATCAAAATAAAAAGGTACAGCCGGCTTTCCATCTTCACTATATACTGTTTCAACTGTATAATCAATATTATTGGGGAAGTTGAATTTGTTTAATGGTTTACTATAGTAATAATTGTTTCCAACCTTTTGCACCAATACCAATTCATTAACCAGTGGATATTGTGTGATAGTTTGTTCAAGTGGTATAGCCCAAGGTAATTTTTCAACCGATGACTTTTTTTCTTGTGATAATATTCTTACTTTAGCACGACCAATATAAGAAAAATCCACATCGTTTTCATTTGCTGGTTCATTCTTATAATTAAGCGGAACAGTTTGTGGATTTATTTTTTGTTTATAGGCATCTTGTAATTTTATATGAGTTTCGTCGAAAATTACATCGACTACTACAGCAAGTTGTATGGGTGAACGAATATCAACCAAATCTTTTATTTGCTGATCATTTAGTTGTGGTGATTTATTTGATTTGGATACGTCTGTGCTTACCATATTATTCACCTTTACTGATTGTTATAACTTCTTCCATCAATTGTTTACGTTCGTCTTCACTTAATATCATAGAAGAACCTTCGCCGCTAGCTTCACCTTTAGCCACTAAACGTTGTACAACAGATGCTAACTTAACTAACTGTTCATCGTTTTTAATGCCTACATCATAGTAATCTTTAATCATAGGAACTATGATAGTAGCGTCATTGATAGTTTTAATCAAACTTCGTAACTCCGATATTAATATATCAATTTGATCCTTTTTACTCTCTGAATTTTTCACTATGTCCTTACAAAGACCCGAAAAATTCTTTCCTTTGTAAATTTCAAAATTTAAGTCCATATATCTATAAATAGAAAAACCACTCCGTTTGGAGTGGTTTATTTGTTTTGTTTTGTGTTATACTTTACCGCTGTCTATGTAATTTTTCATAACTACATTTTGATATGATTTCATTTTATTAATGATTTTAGTAATTTGTTGTGTTTTACAATTACTTAATTCTCTTATATATAAGTACAGTGTTTTTTTATTAAAATTTTCAATTCTATCACTACTACGAAATAGTTCAATTACTGCATATGCTATATTAAGATCTTTTTGTTTGGTGAATATCTTTGTTAGATTTTTTTCCCAATAGTTAATTAACAATTTCATAAACTCCTGGGTTTGAATGGTCTTATGATGTACATCTTCTGTTTGCAAACAAACGCAATCGTCGCCTGGTGTGTCACTGATATCTACGTGTTGATTAAATCTTTTATAATTGTTATTATTATGAAATATCAAATAGTTTTTAGCAACAATACTGAAATAACTAAAAGCTTTGCCTTTACCCGCTTCAAATTTGTGCATATTAGAAACCAAATGAGTCACAGTTTCTTTTTGAATTTCCAACGGACTATTATCAAAATAAGTAAATTTAAATGTATTGAATATGTTTTCAACTAATTTATCAAAACTATACTTTATACGATTTTCATATATTTCGTTTCTTATTACCATATCTGTCGCTAAATTATACTCAATAATTGCTTCTTCTGTCTTTTTAGAAAAATAAATTTTTTCCTTCTTGTTTCTACCCCGGCGTTTTTTTCTAACATCTGTTAATTCTTCTACTTCTTTATTAATAGCGTTTAAATCATTAATTACTATTATATCTTTACTGGTAATATTTCTTGGAACATTAATTTCAGATAAGTTTTTAGATTCATATGTAATATCTAATTTTACTTTATTTTTTTTAGCCGGTTGATTTTTAACTACTTTTTTAAAAGATGTTATTTTAGTTGGTTTTTTGATTTTTTTGTTAACACTATTTACCATAGAAGTAATTTTACGTTTTTTATCTGTTACTACTTTAGTCGTTTTTTTATTTACAACTTTACTTTTTTTTGTTTGTTTCATTCAAGTAATAATATCAAACGTTATCGGTTTCTTCTTCTTTCACTTTTTTATTCAAAGAGTTAATTGTTTGTTTTAAATCTGAAAAAAGAAAACCAACGTCGTCATCTTTTTCAAAGATACCACGGTTATCAACGTCTTTCAATTTATTATAAGTATTTTCTACCGATTTTTTAAAGTTTATTATCCAGTCTTCCAAAATGTCAATCTGGTTAAATAACTTTTTCAATGTGATTAATAAAAACACATTAACTGCTACCGATATAAACAGTAATATTAATAATAAAATTTCAATCATTGTCTGTAGGTAGTTCGTCGTCCACTTCCACGAATTCTGAGATATAATCTAAAGCGTCATTCAATGTTTTCCAACACGATTCGTCGTATGATCTTTTGATCAACTTATACAATTCTTTAAGTTCAGTTTCATCCATGCTTATAATTACATATATATGTAATCGTGACAAATCGATAAAAAAATTATTTTAAATTAAAAACTAAACATACCTCTTACTCCTGTTTTACTTTTCCGATTAACTATTTTCTCAACCTCAACAGGCTTCTCCACTATACGTTCAACTATTTTCTCAACCTCAACAGGCTTCTCTACTATACGTTCAACTATTTTCTCAACCTCAACAGGCTTCTCCACTATACGCTCAGCCGTTGAATGTGTTGGTTTGTTGTCAGACTCATCTGTAGATTTTTCTTGTTTTTTGTATAATTCATAATTTTTGTCTTCTTCGACATAAACCTTTTTTGTACTTATATTATACGCCAATAATAATACGACGGCGAGTGGATCAAATACAGTAATAAGCACCACAATGAACCATTTTACCACATTTTGAATGGTTGTATTAAATTGATCGGCGACGAATTTAAACGTTATAATATCTTTCTTCTGACTATTATCTACTTTTAACTTGAAAATAGCATCATCAACAGCTGTTGATTTAGCACTATAGGTTTTGATTTTATCATTTTCGTTTTCTAACTGTTTATTAAGATCTGTAATTTGATCGTTAATTTGATTTTGAATATTTTGTAGTTGAATTGGATTTCGTGCAATTAGTACATTTGTAAGCACTTCATTTAATCTATTTTCCTGACTACTTCTTAGCGTATACAGTTTTTCTATAGATTTTTTTGTAGACTCAATTTTACTGATCTCTTCTTTTTTCTGAGATTCCAGTGTTGAAATTTTATTCAATGATAGTTCAGTTTCTAAAGATGATTTTTGAAAAGCCGCCGTTAAAAATCCAAATACACCCAATGATGTTATAGCCATTAATGAGAATACGGCGGTTATCATATAGATTCTCATTAGAATATTAGCACTATTCCAGTATCTAAATAACCAAGAAGTTGTTACCAATTTACCAAGTTCTAATGAGGATGCCATTATCATAACAGCAATCGTAGCGCCTGAAAATAATAATCCTATACCATATACGCTAAAATAAGCAGCACATCCTGCGATTAAAAGTGATGTAAATATTACCAAATGTTTAAACTGTATCATATCTATAAATATCTACAAAATAAAAACCCCATTCAATTAAATGAACGGGGTTTAATATAACCTTGACTGAATATTACTCAATCTTTATTTTTTTGGTTTCTGGAATTGTAGGTTTGATCTTTGACAATGTAACCTTTAACAACCCATTTTCAAATTTTGCAGATGGATTTTTTCGATCAATTTGATCGCCTAATGTAAAACTTCGTTTGAAATTGCTATGTTTCAGTTCTCTACGAATATACTTTCCTGTAAATTCCCTATCGTCAACCTTTTTAATCTTTTGACCACTGATAGTAAGAACATTTTCTTGTACATCAACTGAAACGTCTTCTTTAGAAAGACCAGGAATTTCCGCTAGAATTTCTACACGGTCATTGTAATCAACAACATCTACACGGGGATAACTTTGTTTTTCAAAAAAACCAACGCCCAGTTCTTTATTTAATTCTGGGAAATGTGCCGCGAATACTTCATCGAATACACGGTCAAATGGCGTTAAAAACTCATCACGATCAACGTGACGTAATGCAAACGGACTATATTTAATTACTGACATATATTTACCTTTCTTTTAATAATTCTATTGAACTTATTAACCTAATAGCCTCACTCGAGCACTATAGTGAATAACACATCTGTGTCATTCAAGAATATATATGACATAAATTCAGAAAAATGTCAATATTTTTTATCCAGCGGACGAAACTCCGCCTGTTTGACATAAATTAATGTAATTTTCACTATCTACATTATTATTGTTTCTTCTCAAAAATAAGATATAAAAATTTGCATTTCCTAATATAGGATTGGTTGTTGTAACCGTGTAAGTGCCTGAAAATTGACCTGATGCACCTGGTGTACACACATATTCTTGTCCACCCGCTGGATCCAAAATCCAATTGATACTAACTGAATAACCATCTTGTGTTATACTTGTTGGTAATGTACATCCTGAATTTGGCAAAGCATTAACAACTGCTTTGGCAAAAGTTTTATCAGCTGATGTACCAGTTGTATATGCAATTGTTACCACCGTTCTAAGTTTTATTTGCGTCCAACTTTCCAACATACTGGGATTGTAACTTACACATCCTAAATTACTTGTTACAGGCGTAACTACAGGAGGTGCTACTGGAGTAACAACTTCTTTTTTACATTTATTTTTATCTGATAAAAATGCAATTGTAATATTTTCAGATGTTTGGTTATATCCTGGTGGAAGAGTGAATACAGCTTCATTTTTTATATAAACATATGTTGGTTGATTTGAATTTGAATAATTTACAATTCCGACTCCTATACTTATTTTTTTAGATTTATATGGTTCAATAGAAATAGGAGATTGAGGATCAATTGTAACAGGCAATAACAAAGAATTTAATACACTACCATCGTAATTTGTCCAATTTTGATTCAACGTAATTGTCATTGAATCGGGGTTGTTATTTGTAATTACAAAACTTCCTGTATGTTTTATTTGTGTTAAAAGTGTAGGATCACATATTTGTGGAGATGTAGATGTTCCACAAGTACAATTTATAGAATTTATTCCATCCCAAGATCCTATATTTCGTGGCCAATTTGGCGTTTTCAATGCGGTGACAACACAACTACTTTTATCAGATGAAAAATAAAAATAAGATTGCTGAATTGAGTTTATATAATAATTCGAATCTGTAGTTGCGGTAAATGGACAAATTAAATGTACACTAGTCGGTTGACTTGGATTATTATAATTGTTTTTTCCAAATGACACTGATATTTTTTTACTTTCGTTTGGTTGTACTATGATCGGTGAATCAGGATTCATCTCAATAGGAGTAAGTAAAGAATCTATAGCAGTTCCATTTATTTGATTTTTCCAATTATTTTTATCAAATGTAAGTGTCATTGGTTTAATAGACATGTTGTTTGTTATTATAAAACTACCACTATGTCTCACTTGAGTTGTAGAAGATGGATTTGATACAATCTGAGCTGAATTTGGATTTGAATTGCAAGATAATTCATCTATTGATATATCTTGCCAAAAACTTGGATTGGGCAAATATTGTTTGAGAGGCAAACTTATATTACAAGAATTTTTATCAAAACTAGCTATAATCTCGCAATTTTGATATTGTGGAGAATATCCTAATGGCAAAGTCAAATTTACAGAACCTTTTACGGTAAAGATTTTTGGTTGAAGTTCATTTTGATAATTAGATAACCCGAAACCAATGCTAATTTTACGTGTACTGTTGGCCAAAATAGAAAACATTCCAGTTGGTGCAAAATCAACTGTACTAATTAACGAATTTAAAGGAGTTCCATCTAAGTTAGTCCAAGTCGGACTTATAGTAGCTAACATCTCCGCATTGTTATTATTTGTAATTATAAAACTACCACTGTGTTTTATTTGAGTGGTCGAAGTCGGATTACATACTGGCTGAGTATAACCATCACCGCAATCTAAATAACCACATCTTGGTCCTGTAAATGAAATATTGGTTGGGAAGTTACCAACTAATGTTGGTGATGTTGCACACGATGATGCATTTGAATCTTGGGTGCCTAAAATGTAAAGTGTAATTTGACCAAATGTGGATGTATTTTCAAACGAATACGCGTATGAAGGATTTGTTCCACCTGAACTAGTAGCGGTTACCAATCCAGTGTAAAAATACCCAAGTGGGCCATCAGGTGTAGCTGATTTTTGTAAAATCAATCCGTCAAAGGACAGTGTTCTATTGTGTCCCAAATTGTCTTTATAGGATATAACTGGCAAAAGTTGTTCACTCGATTTATAAGTCGTAATATTTGGATTCTGTAATAAACTATTTAAGTTATTTAATATGTTAGACAAATCTGTTATCTTTGTATTTGTATAACCATTGGATGTTTTATCACTATTGATTTTTTGAAACAATAAAGAACTTGCTATAGATAAATCTGCAGCCGACATTGTGTATGTATAGGTGGTATTATCAACAACAGTACTTGTACAAGTGCCTATAAACATACTAGATGTAAATGCATTTGACAAACAATCCTTAGAAACCAATTTATACGCTTTTGTATTAACCAAATTATAAAATGATTCAATATTATCACCAGATTTAGCGTAAGAAAACATCTTATTCCACCCAGAATCCACAATAGGTGTAGTGATATTTGACTTGGAGTATAGTGTATATTGATAAACTTTGTCTTGTATATTATTGGTCAAAAAGTTATTATTTTGTACTACACTAGGAGAATAAATTTTAACAGTAGCGACACCAGTTGAAGCGGCTACACTAAAAGAACTACTTATATAAGAGGCGCCATAAAATTCACTAAACTTTATAGGCCGTCTATTGTCTTTATTTATAAAACCAACGCCTATAGCCTTTGTTATATTAATCGTACTTGAATCGTTGTTTGAATTTCCGATTCTATTTTCCAATTGATAATAACTTTGTGATATAGAAAAATTATTTGAGCCTGGATTATAAAAGTTGCTTAATAAACTATTGATCGAAAGATTTTCGCTATTATTTGTTTCGCTTTTGAAACTCAATGGGCCAAACCTGTTTAATATATTGACAGACATATATCCTATATATATTAAGATTCGATCTTATTTTTTAGTTCTTGAACTTCTTTGTGTAGTTCTTGAATAGATTTTAGTAGCAATGCGATAAATGGATTATATTTTACAACTTTATATCCTTCAAGATTTTCAATTACTAAATCAGGATACAATTCCTCAATTTGTTGTGCAATAACACCAAAGTCTTTTTTTCCATTTGACTTCCAATTAAATTCTATTGGATGTATTTGATTAACTTTGGATAAAGCATTTTCTATAGTTTTAATGTTATCTTTAAGTCTTATGTCAGATGAAGCGAATGTGGAAAGTGCAACTATATCACCTCTCACGTCCAATTGACCGCTGCCACTTACACGTAACAATTTTGTTTGACTGCTACCTGATGTAATTAAAAATACATTAGTATTTGGGTTATAGCTTGTTGGCCAACCAGTGGATCCACTTAAATGTAAGTGTAATTGAGCATTTACATAATCAGAACTTACTATATTACCCACACTTAATAGTCTTTGTCTTACGCCTAATACACCCCATCCAGATTTACCGGAGTGCCAAATTACATCTCTGCCTGGTAAAGCTGATGAATTTATATGAGATCCCGAATAATAAATTGCAAAATTAGCAGCAGTTCTTAAATAATTGTTAGAAGTTTGTAATCCCAATCCAGACACAGATTGTCCCGATGACGAATATTGAATAATTTGTTCGCCTACTGATGAAAATTGTAGAGGGTTATTAACTGTGATTCTCCCCGCAGGCATACTTCCGAGGTTATTGATACTTGAATTTCTTACAATATAATTTGTAGAAGTTAAAGCCGATGTGCTTGTCCAATAAGTAAATTGATTTGAAGTGCCTGTTCCAGATACTAATCCTCCTAAGTTCAAAGCATACGATGCTGTTTTAGCACAACTAGCTGTACCATAAAATGCTACTTTTCTATTGACATTATAATGATTTGAAGCACTAATATAACCTTTTATACTAGCTGAAACACTTCCTGAAAATTGTCCTTTTAAAATTCCATTAAAACTACCGGTCGATTTGGAGTTTTTACTAATAATTGAACCATACAAACTTCCGCTAAAACTGCCACTAGCGTTTGCTTTTTTAGTTAATATATAACCACTGAAACTACCACTCAATGATCCGGAGGTTTTAGATTTACCTGTAGTCGATCCGTTAAAGCTGCCTGTAAAACTACCTGTATTACTGCCGTTAAAATTTCCACTAAAACTACCGGAGTGTTTTCCTTTAAAGCTACCTGTAAAACTACCTGTAAATTTACCACTTAATGTTTTCGCAGATCCGGAAAAACTTCCTGTGTATGAACCCGTTGTCGATGATAAAAATTTTACAATATCGCCTAATGTACTTTTTCGAGAGTATAAGTCATTGGACGATCCGGATTCAATTGTTAAGATTAAATCCTTAGCTGTTAATGTGTTGTATCTTACAAGATCACTAACTTTTACTTGTTGTATTAAATTACAGGTAGTTGACATAATTACTTCCAGGCGTAAATTTTAATATACCACTTTGACGTATCAATATTGTATTGTGATATTACATTAGTACTATTATTGTAATCATATGTGGTAATACTAGTGAAAGTGGGTACTATTACTAATATATTACTTGAATGTGAAACAACACTGCATATTGGTTTTGTTTCATTATTAAAAAATGAAGTTACATCAACTTCTTGGTTTATAACAAATCTACCGTCATTTGCTTGACAATTTAAAACCACTCTTACTAAAGACGGTGTTGAAGAAAAACCATGCGAAAAAGAAAATACATTTCCCAACAAATATGTATAAAAACTATTTGAATCAGTTGTGGTGTTAAATAAAGACGTTGTATAACCAGATATACCATCTGAATTAACATAATCTTTTAAATCTGATAAAGTAGATTTTCTGGAATATTTTGATCCACCTGTATTTTCTATAAGCATCAATTGATCCGACGCTTTTATATTATTATAGCTCGCAAGATCACTGACTTTTATTAATTGAACATTTAAACTATTACACGGAGTTGCCATATTTTATAAATATAAACTATTAGGAATAAGAAGCTGCGATTCTATTAATAAGAATTTCACTGCCCATCAATACAATGGAATATAGATCTCTGGACCCATTTGATGGATTAGATGCTGCACCACTTGGCCACTTTAAAGAATTGGTAGTACCAGTGGCCCACGTAAATGATGTTCCGCCACTATTATTATAGAAATATAAATAACACACTTTCTTCTGTGTGAGATTTACATTAAATGTTTGAGCGGCTGTAGCTGTTAGATAAATCATATCATAATCATCAAAACTCAAATTAGTTGTTGCAGCTGCAATAGTAGCACTTACAGTTGTTTGATCTTTTTGATAATTGCCTTTAAAAGATCCAGTTATGATAGCACTATCTGTTTTGGAAATAAACGAACCATTATCAACTTTGATACTTCCATATGAATATATCTTGCTACCACTGATGGATCCATACGCACGCATATCACCGCTACTGGATACATAAAATGTATTTGCGAAACTACTTGATCCATATTGGACTAATATTGCAGTTTGTTTATTTTCTACACCAACTGGTGCTCCGCCAACAAAATTACCAGCTAATACTGATCCAGCAACGTTCGCTGCTTGATTACTACCACTAAACATTCTGATTTGCAACTTAGCACGTAAATACTTATTTATAGAACCAGTTGGCTCTGATGGAGGTTGTATGCCTATACCAACTGAACCATCTCTTGCAGCTGAATCAGTCTGAATATATGGCCAGAAGTAAAAACCATTACGTACTTGTTTTAGTGCAACCATTACGCCACCTGTATCCGATGTTCTTGTTGTAATAGTACTATTTTTAAGATGATAGGATCCTGTAGTAATACTCAATGTCAAACTACCACTAGTAACAGATGATATAAACCATTGATCTTGATTTGGATATTTGGTTGATCTGTTTTTATTTTGTAATACAAATCCAGCTGTACTATATATACCAGATCCTCTATTTACTACAAAAAGATTGGATTGTGCATATTTAGACGAAGCTGATATATAAAAATTAATTTGTCCAGATTCATTTTTATAAAATAGTGGAGACGTTGTTAATCTATTACCATCAAAATATGGTACAGCACTTGAACTATTTAAAGATCCTTTTAATAAATAAGAGGATGTTAATGAAGTAGTTGCTGAATCGGCGGATATGGCGTATAAAGCATTATCAACTGTTCCAAGAACAGTTGCAGCTCGCAATGCGTATGAAGCACTAGTGGTTCTAGTAGAATAACTACCACTTATAGCTTTACTTGAAGTACGTGCGTAACTACTTGAAAAAGAAGAATATTTTAAATTGCCATTATAAGAATAACTAGCTGTGCCGTTTGATGTTAAATTAGACCAATTCAAATATGAAGCTGAATCTGCAGTAGTTGACATACACATACTTGAAGTACGTGCGTAACTACTTGAAAAAGATGATAACTTACCCACCCCATTATAAGAATAACTGGATGTGCCTACAAATAATGGAGATTCAATATATACACTGGAATATATACTAGCAGCGGATATATTGTTAAATACACTTGTACCTGTTGTAGATGTTACATTGCCTGTTAATTTACCTTTTAAACTACCGGTCATTGAAATATTACCACTGCCAGAAAATCTTCCTGAAAATCCATTTACGGAATAAATCTTTGACCCTGATATAATTGAAGGTACTGTTGTTCCAATTGAAGAATTGTTAATAGTAACACCTCCAATTGCACCAGCATTTATAGTAATGTTATCTATCTCAGCATTTGTAACGTATAAATTATTATTTATGTCTACATTATTAAAAGAACTTTTACCTGTACCAACCGTTACGTTGCCTAATAAACGTCCTTTTAAACTGCCTGTTACACCAATACTAGCTGTAATTTGTTCAATCTTAAACGGTGTATTTTCAAGATTCAATCCACTTGGATAATCTAAAATTGTTATTTGACTATTTATACCATTTCCTGTAAACGAAATATTACCCCCGCCGCCAATTGATTGATTAACATCTATCGTCTTTGCATAAATTCCCAAAAACGTTGGTGATGCCGGATTGTATCCAATAGTAAGATAATCGCTTACTATAGCTCTTTTAAATAAATTTGGTACCTTTTGACTTATGACGGAATAGTTATCACTTTCAAAACTTCTGAATGAACCTGTGTATGTGTTGTTTGGACCTGCAAAATTTAAACCGTTAAATGATGTTAAAAGATCACCTGTCTTTTGTACGAAACTATTGACAGTAGATTTTTTAGTTGAGTTGCTACTTACACTTTGTATGATTAAATAATCATTGTTTCCAATATTACCAGATGTTAATGTTGGTAATTCGGGAACGGTTCTACCTTGATTGGATACTATCGCCATAATATATTAATAATTATTAATCAACCGAGGTTTTTTAGTTTTTTTAATATAAATTTTACTAAACCACTTCGAACAATGTCTTCTTCATCAAATCTGAATACATAAATTCCATTGTTTCTACTTTCTTCATCGTCGAAAATGTTCATCGTTGGCACAAATCCACTTTTACCATTAATATCACTTTGATCTGGATCGCCACAGATAAATAACTTACTGAATTCACCCACACGTGTGATCAATGTTACTAGTTCTTTTTTAGTCATATTCTGCGCTTCATCTGCTACGATACATTTAGCATTCCAACTTAAACCACGTAAGAAATTGATTGGGAATCCATGAATACGTTCCTCTTTTTTCAATTTATCAATGTCGTGTTTTGGCAACAATTCTTCTAATTTATCTATCAATGGTTGGATGTATGGACTCATTTTTTCATCCATTTCACCCGGCAAAAATCCTAATTTATTATCGCTGCTTTCAACTATACTTCTAACATATACAATTTCACTCACTCTCTTATGATTCAACAAGGTTAAACCTGCTAATATGGACGTATATGTTTTGGCAGTTCCAGCTGGACCGGAAATAAAGACTAGTTTGGTTGTTTTATTTTGTAGTAAATTTAATAATTCAATTTGTTTAGGTGTAAGTTGTCGTTCATCTATTCTAACTGATTCCTTAATTTTTTCGTTTTGGTGAACCTTTGGACTTGTGTCTTTTTTCTTGTTCATTTTTTTGGTTTAGTTGTTGTTTAATATTTAAAACACGTCCGCAATGTTCATATGTCTCAGATGAGATATAGTAATTATAAATATTATTTAAATTACTTTCAAATGAATCACGGACTAATACTACTATGAAATCAGAATCTTTAAAATTAAAGACCTCTATCGCATTCAAATTGTTTTTCACCGCATAACATATTGACGAAACAACTTGTTCCATCAATTTAATTTTATTGACTTTAATCAAACTCTCCATCTGACTATAGTCAGATGGCAAAGTTAATGAAGAGTATTTATCTATCATCATATATAAGTATATAAAAAAAAATAAAGACGTTACCGAAGTAACGTCTTTTCACAATCAATTTAACCACCTCTTACTTTTTCTTTTTCTTCTTTGTTGGTTTACTGTCGTCGGTTTCGACATTTTCTATTGCTGGTTTGGTTGAATTTAACTGATGTAACTTTTTAGTGGATGAATTTTTCCAAGAACGAATTGTTTCCGGAGACGCATCTACGTATGTTTTGCTTAGCTGTAACAAATCTAGTACTTCTTTTTCTGTACTAGCTGCATTAATCTTCTGTTTCAAGCCAAATATATTACCACTCATTATTTACCTTTCACTTCTACAATTTCAATTTTAGACCCATCTGGCCATCGATTAAGAATCGAAGACCAATGATCATATTCAGTTTTAGCTTCAACTTTGGATCCATATTCTAAATCTGAAACTCGTCTACCATCACGTAGAATTACGTACTTAATATTGCTATCCATAATACTATCACTTTTAACTGTCATACTAATTTATACTTTAATATTTAAACGTGGTAATATACTCACAAGTTCTAAGATTACCAGCCTTAGAACATAATCTGATAATACATACAAATAACATCTGTGTCAACTTTATTTTAATCAACATTTATTTACATCTATATATTTATTAAATATGATATCTTTATTGGGGGAAAATCAATGGTTAAATCCGAATTTATCTAAACGAGAGATTGATAATTTTAAAAAATCCGAATTTACATTCAATCGAATGCTAAATGAATTAGCTATTCTACACGAATGTATAGAAAATAACACTTTACATTTAGCAGAATTTAAACTAAGTGTTGGTACTCGTAAAACATTAAGAGAAATATACAAACGCAATCAACAAATTTCAGACATATCACTGTTAGTAGAAGCCGCTACAGATCCAGTATCAACAGCTGATACTTCAAAAAATATATTATCACTGATCAATAAATTTCACGGTGATAATAAACAATATCTAGATAATGTTGGCTCCGATGTGAGACTAAAAGACACATCCATACCAAAAAATATTGGAGCCGAACCAAGCATCATTCAAAAGGCTGCATTAAAAACAAAAGAATTAGGTGGTAAAGCCGGTCAGATTGCAATGAACCTATTTCAATCGATTGTAGTAAATGCATTAAATAGATTTGTAAGTTGGTCGTCTTCATTAAAATCAGATATATTGGATGCTAAAAAACAAGGATCAGCTTGGCAAATGATAATGTCCAAATTGGGTCCAAGTATGAAGATTGCAAAAAGAGCATCTGATGGTACCATAACATATGAGAATGATTCTTCTGGAAAATCAACTCTTGATCAATTACAAAATTTTACAAAATTAAATCCAAAGTGGACCAATACAATAATCGGTTTGTTAATTAACATCACAAAAATGTTATCGGTATCATTCGCGGGTGCTACTGTAGGCACATCATTGGCAATCGGCGTTTTAGTTGGTTTATTAATAAGAACAATTGCTGGTCATTATCTCAAAAAAGAATCTTGGGGAGATGCGTTTAAAAAGGCATTAGTAGTCACAGGTTTATCATTGGTTGGTGGATCACTTACAAAAGGATTATTTAGTTACTTCAAAGGCGGAGGATTCATTGATGGAGCTAAATCTTACTTTACAGGAGATGCGGCGCCTGCTATATCAGATAAAAATGACGCATCAAGTAGAGAAACTGCAGATAATTTCTATAATTCTGTAGGAGAGAGGAAAATGAATCAAGCTATTAATGCAGTAAAAGGCAAAGCTAATTTCGGAGATGTTATAACTCATAGAGATACTGACTGGAGTAAAAGATTGGAAGATGCTACAGGGCAGGAGGATCCAGATGCATATTTAAAATTTTTAGGGAATGCTGCGGCTCAAGGCGATGAAGCTTCAAAGAGAGAGCTTTTAGGTCTGTTAAAACAAGCAGGTCCTATGCCTAAAGCTGATTTCGATGAGTTAAGTAACGCCTACGGGTTAGATGATAATCAAAAAATGGCTTTTATTAAGTTGTTTAAAGTGAAGAGTGATGTAGCATCACAAGCCGTAACACGCACAGCAACTGGTGCTGCACAATCCCTAAAAGAACTTGGAAAACTCGCACTGGGCGGAGATGCAAAAGCAGCAGATGCCTATATGCAAAAGTTTTTGGTAGGGGGTAAAGGAGGCGAAACTCAATATAGAATCTTGAAGACTGCATTTGATGCTGGCATCATCGACAAAGAAAAGTTTTTCTCAGGTGTTGGAACACAGACACTTAATTTGAGGGCTGAATTAAGAGGATACGTACCTGTGAGTATCAACGGTGTGAGTGTTATTGATTATTTAACACCCAAAGAAGCATCAAATGCATATGCAGCTATGAGTGTGGCTAAATCGATGGGAAATGTAGTTGATGAAGATGCTTTAGCTAAGCTGGCTGCAAAAGCTGGAAAGGCAGTAACAAACGCTGTTAATATGAGTCCGGAAGATGACCTTCGCCTTGAAGGAAACCAAGTAACAAACGTTGTTGATACAGCTTCTAAGGCAGTAAAAGAATCATTATACAAGACGCTGATTAAAAAACTATATATATAATATGAACGAAATAAATTACACCAAAGAGTTGTATAAAGAATTTTTAAATGAAGCTGGTTTTTTAGATAAATTAAAAGGATCAGTGGGCTTAGGTGGAAAAAAAGAATTGTCACCTAACGATCTAGAAATTTTGGATAAAAATGTAGATGCTCTTTTAACTAGTATTGCAAGTGAAATAGGATCAACCAAAGAAAATCTTATTAATGATCTCACAAATGGGCCAAGTAAAGATTTAATTACCCCCGAAATAATTCAATATGCAACACAGTTAATAGATTTATCAAATAAGATTAAATCGGTAAGAAGTACAACAGGCACTGCTGGTACAACAGGCACTGCTGGTACAACAGGCACTGCTGGTACAACAGGTACAACAGGCACAACAGGTACAACAGGTACAACAGGTACAACAGGTACAACAGGTACAACAGGTACAACAGGTACAACAGGTACAACAGGTACAACAGGTACACAAGGAAGATCTGGATATCAAAGTAAAAGTATTGATGATTTAAATTTTGGTGATGATATTGGAGATGGTACTATATTAAAACAAATAAATGTAAGTAAAATAAAACAAGATTTTGATAATTTATATAACAGTTTGCCAGTAGATGCCAAGAATGTTTTAAATAATATAACAAATGATAGTAAAATAATACCTAAAAATATAGAATTGCCTATTAGACCTCCTGTTATAAGAACTCCTCCTGTTATAACAGAAATAGATGAACTTTCTTATTGGGATGATAATAGTAAAAAAAGTGAATTTATAAAAAAGTTCGAAACAATAATTAATGACATTGCACCGTCATTAGGTATTAAACCATATGATCTTAAAAAACTTTATATTATTTTACATAAAAATGCCGTCGGTGACATTTTCAATAAATTATTTGCTTCGTATACTACATTAAAAGCTGGCAAACCTATAGAAGATGCTTTTTCAAAGGTACCATCACCAAGTGATCCAGGCACACCAGGCACACCAGGCACACCAGGCACACCAGGCACACCAGGCACACCAGGCACACCAGGTGTAGATGAAGATAAATTGACACCGGATGAAATAAATAAATTTGGTGCTTATTATTCACAATTAATAAGAATTCAATCCGAACTTAAAAAAGGATTGAGCAAAGAATTGCAATTGAATAAAGGTGTAAGTAGATATTTTTCCACTTTACAAAATTCATTGGAATCATTAAGACTAATTGATTTTATTTCAGTGGAAAATAAACCTATAGCAAAAAAATTAAAGAAAAAATTTATCAAAAGATTTTTATGGGAATTGAATAATACTCCTTCAATTTCTCAAGTCAAAGATTTAATTGGTAAAATAAATGAACAAGAGTCGCCCGAGAGTCTCGGCAAGGCGGTGGAAACTGGAATCACACCTTCTTCTAATTTATTAGCACAATCTACATCTATAATCGAAGCTATAAAGAAAAGTTTACCCTCAATGATAATGTTACTAAAAGAACTCTCAAAAAGTAAAATTTCTTCAAACGAGGATAAAATGTTAATGGGCGTTTTAAAGAAATTCTTAAAAGCGATAGTTAATAAAAATACACAAGATTTAGTAATAGATCCCAAAGTAAAAAATCCAATAGATTCTTTATCAAAATAACATAATATAATAATTTACAAAAACAATTATTAGATATGTATCTAAAATATTATGAGTGATGTTACTAAATTTACAGATCAAGAAATGCAAGAAATCGCAATCGTTCAATCCAAATATCAACAGAAAATATTTGAACTTGGACAATTACAATTGGAAGAAATTGAATTGGAACAAACCAAAACTGAATTAACTGATCGTAGATCAGCTATTCTCGTCGAGTGGAAAGATATTCAAAAACTAGAAGAAGGTCTACTTAATAATCTAGCTACAAAATATGGCGATGGCAGTCTCAATTTAAAAGACGGTACATTTAAACCCGCCCCCAAACAACAGTAATAAAAAACCCGGTTTTTACACCGGGTTTTGTTTTATTTAGTTGGGTCTCCAGACGAAGCTTCTTCTACTATAGCTTTAATTTCAGATTCAATTTCTTTCATTCGGTCTTTGTATCCACTAGCTACATCCTTAAAATCTTTCTTAACGTGCAAGAGATCTTCGGTTAATTGATACACTTTTTTTTCGGCTTCGGTCTTTGTTAGTTTAATATTACTCATAACTTTTTTAAATCTATAATTTTGCTTACTGATTCTATCGGTATATAACTAGTAACATAATTGCCAGTATCTACATTTTTTAAATCAGGTAACTTACTTTTATCTATTACAACCACTATACCTTCTCCCTTGTCTCTGTAGTTGACCAATGCAAACCTAGCTGCCAATTTAAAATCACTTGCTAGATAACTACCCACAATGTTTCTGGTATTTCCCCTACCTTTCGAAGTAACTTTACCAGTACTCTTTAAAATATTATACTCCTTCTCAGACATTCCTCTATAAAGTTTAGTACTATCTGTAGGAATTTTATCCAATTCATCAGCAATATACTTTAACTTTCCCGTTGGATCCCATACTAGATAATCATATATGCTAGATTCGTATAATAAACTATATCTTTTCATCATTATATAAATATACATATTCAAAATATAAACTTTGAATAAAAATGGTGGAGATGGCGGGGAGTCGCACCCCGCGTCCATAAAAAATTATTACTGCCAGACTACACGTTTATATATTTTAAATTGTTTGGGGTAATAATAAAAAATATCTAAAAATATTACCCTTAAGATTTACCATTTTCTCAGCCATTTACGCAAATCAAATATTTGGCCCAGTCCAATAATTTACACCCAATACAACTATCAGACTTCATTGTATTGAATGTGCAACAACTTAGGCTGCAAGGGCTACAACGTCATCATAAGAGAAGTCATAGCTAACTACGTTATCTTCAGCAGTTAATTTTCAATAGAACTTTTAAAGAGGCCAACTATTATCCTCTACGTGCCTAACAATAGATATTTATCTATGTCGAATCTACACATCCCCATAAAATTTAAAAGAACTAAATATAAGTATTATCCAAATACTTTATATTTCTCAGAATTAAAAATGTGAGTCTCATATCCTATCACATATTCACTATAGTGGTTTAACCATCGATGATATCCTTTACCTATCCATAGTTCACACGCCATACGATGGTCTGACATATCTCCATTATACATCGTATCCACAAAAGTCAAAGATAAATTTGGCAATCGGTTTATATATTCACAATCACTCCACCAAAAGTTTCCGGAATAATAATTTCTATATTCCTTTTGTGGACTAACATAATGTGTAACATACAATCCACCCACGACATCATAATTTTTATTCTTTAATGCGTCAACAGATTTTTGCCAATTATCTATATTTAGATATTCTAAACAATCACGCCAAGACTTTAAAGAATCAGTTTGTATTACTTTAGATGTTCCTTTTGAGTGATAATATAAAACACATCCATTAGGATTTAGCTTGCAGTAATTCTGCAAATTAATTAATGTATTATACTCAAATTTATTTGTGGTATAACGAACAACTTTTACTTTTATATCTTTATCATAAGAATCCACAATCTTAAGAAAGTTATAATACTCTTCATCTGATTCTGAATATACACCACAAAAATAATGATCGCACCTATTGTATAATCCAGAGTTTACCACTCTTTCAAATTGATTCTTTATTATAGACACCCAATCATTTTTAAGATAATTATGTGAAAATATTGACACAGGATAATTTTTAACTATTCCAATTCCACCCCAAGATTCATATCTTTGGTTCTTCATAATCGAATGAAATAAATTATCAGTGGAATAATCGTTCGTAGCTTTATCCGATATAAATTCGTAACTGTCTATATATTGAGTTTTGATCTCATTCCAAAACTTGCTCACCAAAATATTGTTACCTTCATTTTCAGGACTTGATACAACATCATGAAATCCCAAATAACCATCTGAATTTAATAATTGTTTAAACTTTAAATAATCAGACTTTACACCATCGTATGAATGATCGCCGTCTATAAAAATAAAATCAAACTTAATATTAAGAGATTTTAAATAATTGATTGTATCATTGTTAGTGGAATCTGAAATTATATATTCGTAGTTTGAATACTTGCTTTTGAGTAAATCAAAATTAGTATTATGCTTTATATCAATCGTTATAACTTTATCAAACAGTTCACACAATCCAGCTGCAAAACCTCCATAATTAGATCCTATCTCCAACGCGATTCTTTTTTTGGCGTTTGCATTTAAAAAATCCAATAAAGCTTTGAATTCTTCGGGTTTTTGTTCAATGTTAAATTGTAAACAAGAATCCCATATATTTGGAAAATTATAACCATTCATAATAATTTGGAGCGGGTAGAGGGAATCGAACCCTCACATCAACCTTGGCAAGGTCGAAGGCTACCACTACATCATACCCGCGATCTGAACATTAATATATAATCGAAACTAATCAACATACATTAATTTAAAATGGTGGACCGTAAGAGAATCGAACTCTTCCCTAAAGCTTGCAAAGCTCCCGTGCTACCACTATCACTAACAGCCCATTTAAAAATCTTACACCAATATATAGTGTTTGTCAAACTAAAAATCAAATTGTATGACTACGACTTGCGAATATACGAGGATTTCACTATACTTTGTTCCATATGTCTATCTCGTCAACTTCAGTCTCCTCTACCAGCTAATAGGTAGCGTGCTACAATTCTATACACAAATAGTCAAATCTAAAAATCAACCCTATCCTATCTGGATCAGATTCGTCCGGGTCAGACATACAGGGGTGTATCGTGTCCCTCACGCTGTTGGACGTTTCCACCCAACACGCACATTTACTAAAATGGTCGGGATGACAGGACTTGCACCTGCAACTTCCTGACTCCAGATCAGGCCGTCTCCTAATTGACAATACACCCCGAAAATGGTCAGCGTAGTGGGATTTTCACCTGTCATATAAACATCTCTTTCAAGCCACACTCATTGTTCCCGTTTCGTTGGGAAATGACTCTTTAATGTTGGTCTACACGCTGATTATAAATTGGTTGGGGATGATGGAATCGAACCACCACAAGCAGATTCAAAGTCTGCCGCACTACCATTATGCAAATCCCCAGTTAAATTACTTTTCATAAAGATTGATAAAATCTTTTCCGTATTTTGATGTCACATAATCAATATACATCTTAATTTTGTGTTTGTCAATCACATTTAATTTAAATGGAAAAGAATTTATTTTTGCTTTATTTTTATTATCTAAATAACCTTTTATTTCAAAATATTCATTTGTTGATTCAAGAATAAAGTCTGGATAAAAATTATAATTGTTATTATTGAACTTATAGGGGAATCCCTCAGTATTTCTTTTAAATTTTATATTATGTTCTAAATTGAAAATTACCCACGCCAATTCCCAACTGCTATTACAATAATAACCTTTATACCATCCTTGTTTACCTCTTCCGCCTTTTTCACGATAACCTCCTCGTTTACCTTTCAAAAGTCCGTTTACTTTTACATATGTATTTCTACAAATTTGAGAACAATATATCTGTTTTGATTTTTCTGTTTTTAAAAAATTGTAATTACAATGTGGACATAATATAGATTTACGTTTTTTTACTCTAATCTGTTTTTTTGCTAATTCAGATAATCTTTTTTTGCCTTCTATGTCCCATTTTTTGTGACCTCCAAACTTTTGGTTTTCAATAGATGCACATTTTGTAGAACAAAATTTATTATTTCTTCTAGAATATTCTAAATCAATATTGCAATATTCACACTTATTTGGATTTAGATTATATTTTTCTACTCTAAATAGTTTTAAACGTGGTGAAATTGTTTCTCCATTAAACTCTACAGAACATTTATTAGAACAAAAATGATTGTTAGTTCTTTTTATTTCACTTTTATATTTTAAAAACTCAATATTACATTTTTTACAATTTACTAATATTTTACTCATACTAATAAATAGTAATTTTGGAGCGTAAAATGAATTTTGAATCAAAATATTTTGTTTGATTCTGGTGCAGTAGGAGAGAATTGAACTCTCATTTCAAGTTTGGAAGACTCACGTAATAGCCATTATACCACTACTGCATTTTAATAAATTATTAGATGTTCAGTCATCAAATATTTGATGTGTACTATGAACCACGGACAGGTAATCTAATTTCTCATAGCGCGGAGGCGAAGGGTGCTGCCCCCTCAGTGGCTTTTAGACCACGGCAGTTTAGCAAACTGCTGTAGAAACCTGACTATCTACGTCACCTCCATAAAATCTTTTGACAAACTCCGATTTCTTCAAGAGACGATATTATCAGTCTTCGGTTCCATTGTCAAGTGGAGTTGTATTAAAAGAGCGGAAGCAGTAGGACTCGCACCTACGAGGGTTTATGGCCCCAGGCGTTTTCAAGACGCTTTCCTCGACTAACCGGACTACTTCCATATAAATTAAAAATTGGTGGGCATAGAGGGACTTGAACCCCCACGGATTTCTCCACGAGCTTCTAAAGCTCGAACGGCTGCCAATTACGTCATATGCCCAATAAAATGGTCGGCTCGGTGCGACTCGAACGCACAATATCTTGTACCCAAAACAAGCGGAATAGCCATTATCCTACGAACCGATATTAAAAATGGTAGGTGGTATAGGATTTAAACCTATGACATTTTGCGTGTAAAGCAAATGCTCTATCAACTGAGCTAACCACCCGTTTAAAAATTGTTATATACTTTATTTTAATTATCGCCAGATGGGTTCTGTATTTCAGCATAACACCCAGTGACCGATCAAATGTTTTAACTTATGTTGGGGACATCAGATAGAGTTTCAACCCCGTTCGTTATATTTCTAATTTACCATACTTCGTCAAATTGTCAACCATTAAAATCAAAAACCCGTCATTCTTTTTAAAAGTGACGGGTTGTATATTTTTAGCAAACAACCACTCACTCAACTTCCGGATGGGAGTTGACTGGCTTGACTAGGTTGTGAAATTAAATTCATATTCGTACTAATATATAGTGTTTGAAATTATAAATCAACAAAATTATTTAATAATTTTCAAATAAACTTCATTAAATTTTAGGATACTTTCTCAAATCCCGTCATATTAATTACGTTCAGGTTTTGACCAATAATAGCCTCTACTTGAGTTTTTCTACTGAGTAACCAAGCAAATGATCCAACTTTATACCACGCGCCCAATAGTGCCAATTCACTACCTACCTGCACAAATATTGGATTTCCAGAATCACCACCTCTTTGTGTCTCATAATACGACTGTGATGTGCCAAATACTGAAGCTTCTACATCAGCAACTGCATCAATTAATCGGGTCATATCTCCAATTGAAACTTTTTTGTCTTGATTGAGGAACAAAACAGGTAACCGTAAAGTTATGAATTGGACCCCCATCACACTATTAATTTCAGTTTTGATGTATTGTTGCCAGTTGTCTGGTAATACTGAATATATCTTCAGACTACTATCAATTGATTGATCAAGAGTTCCAATTGCAATATCACTTCCATCAATCTTGTCGATCTTGATGATGTTGTATTTGAAGGTCACATTGTTATCGTTAACAAAAAAGATTTCTGAATTTGGCAAATAAGGAACGTGTGCAGACAATAAGACATGTTTATTAGTAATAAGAGTTCCACCTCCAACACCACCGAGGCCATTTATACCAGCTGCAGTGCCTGTCCATTTATAAGATATCACCCAAGAAGCAGAATTTCGAACCCAAGAAAAAGTAGATTGGATAAACGCACTGAATAAACTACGGTCTTTGCTGGTCGCCATCATTTTGATCAGTGTGGATTTGATATTAGATACCCAGTTAGTACGTACACTACCACTACTACCACTACTACCACCTATACCGCTACTACCAACTGTTTTACTAGATATCACTTTTGGTAACAATGCATTAGATATAAGTTTAGTTACTACAGATGTTGATTGAAGAATTATTGTTTTTAATGAGGAAGTGCCTATTCCGCTACTACCACTTGATCCACTTGTCGATGCCATAAAATAAACCTTTCGTTAATTATAAATAGGTCATAAAAATAAAAAACCCGCTTATTTCTAAGCGGGATTATATACACTATTTTAGTTTAGATTAAAATGTCAATCTCAAACCGCCGGAATATACTACATCGCCACTAAGTTCACGGGTAGCCCAATTATATTTAGTAGCATTAAAATTGTTGTCATACCATCCAGCACTTGCAAATGGAGTCAATACACCAAATGAAGTTTCAAAAGGACGAGTCACTGACAACTTTGCATTTACAGCTGTATAGTCTTCTACCTTACCATATTCAACAGCAGGAGTTACAACAAATCCAAATGGAAGTTTTTGAGCACGTTCTGCGCCAATAAACACACCACTTTGTTTCAAGTCTACATCATAAAATCCACGAAGATATGGTGTTACAAACTTATTTGGCAAAGCCAATTTAACACCAAATTCAGTACTATTTGGAATACCAAAGTTACCTGCTTGGTGACGAGTTACAGTTGTATCCAATCGTGCGGAAAATACATCCTTCCATACGTTTACTTCCTTGCCAGCACCCAGCGTCCAATGCGACTGATCTAGATCACCATTAGCCAATAGAGTACCACCCAAGTATACATCTGCATACTTCAGACTCTTTACAGCACCTACACCAACAAATGCTGCGCCTTCAGAACGAGATACACCATTGACGATGTATTGGTTGTTATACCCAGCTTCAACTGAGATGTTTGAGGTGTCGCCTGCAGATACAGCCAAAGCGGCCAATACTGACAATAATACTAATACTTTCTTCATATTTAACTATCCTTTATTTTGTTTATTTATGTTTACTACCCACGTTAAGAACAGCTTAACGTTTATTTTGAAAAGACACTAAAATGTACTTTTCAGAATAATTTTTTATCAACTAATATATAGTTTTTATAATCTTATTATAACTAATTTATTTAGTCAAACAGATTTTACCTTCTTGAGACGCTTGTTCAAAATCTTATCTTTTTCAGGCAAATAAACGTAAGAAGCCTTTAAACTACGTTTACTTTCACCCAAAATAGACAACGTTTCTTCGTGAACGTCTAATGTTTCTAGTATTGTGCTCTTTACAAATCTAAAACTATCAGTGCCTACAACATCAATACAGATACCATATGATAGATCTCTATATTGAACATCTGTTGCACCATACTTTGTACACAATACATCCTTGATTTTAGCCTTCTTGTCATTACTAAAGACTAAATTCGCCATATCAATTTTACTTAGTTCATTCATACTATACTTTTATTATACTTGTTAACGGTTGATTGTCAATAAAAAATAAAACGATTAATTTTTACATCAATCGTTTTACTCCATTTAAATTTAAATCTATTTTTTACTTCTTTTTAAGCTTACCCATAAGCTTTTTGAGTTTGTCAGGCTGATGTGCTTGTAACCATTTAAAATAATCTTCCTTCTCTCTACGTGAAAGCTCACTGTCTCTATAAAGACCAGCATACTTCTTTACAATATCTCTAAAAGGATCTCCACTTTCATTTGTCTTCTTAAGTCTATCTATCTTGGATTTCAACATTTTCTTATAATTATCCAAAGAACCATAATCTTTTGCTCTACTTGGATCTGGATTTTTTAACAACTTTTCCAAGTCAGCAATATCTTTATTCTTATCATTTTCAGAAAGATGTGCGGTTAATTCATCACTTTCAACTTCAGCAGCATTATCAAAATCTTCGTTTAATACTTCTCTTGTCAAACTTTTAATTAACTTCTTTAAATCATTTTTAGTCATATGTTATAAATATAAATATTATTAATTAGCTACATTTATTTTTCTTTTATACTATCACTCCAACCATTTCTATGTTTAAACATCCAATCCACTAACGCGGTCTCAAATCCTATATCAGTCCCTCTTTTTTCACTCTCTATCCATTTGTGTATTTCTATCTCATTTTTTAATTGAAGAAACTTTTGATAGAGATTTGATTCGTTCATACACAAATAAATAGTATGATTATTTAAGCGGTATATACAAATCTCCTGTTAATCCTTTTTGAGTTAAATAATTAGCATCGCTAATCGCTAACGGACTCTTAATATAACCATATTTTTTACTCAATATTTTACGTAGTTCGTTACCAGCTAATTGTATCAAATCTAATTGTTCTTGTCCACCACTATTTTTAATTTTACCAGCAAGTCCAAACGGTAACATACGTTCATATTGTTTATACAAATTAATTATATCATTATAATGCGGCAACTCCAAGACAGGCCCTTTTAACTTAGTAGTTATTATTTGTTTACCAAATCGTTTAGCTACTTCTAAATTATCCGTATGATTTGCTCCCAATGTAGCCACTAACTTGTCACCTGGCTTGGTGCTGTTGATACCCAACCCAACATTACCATACGCAGGATTAACACCTCTATACACAGTCAATCCACCTGATTCTTCTTTCAATAAATCTTTTAATAATATCATATAGTAATAAATATATAAAAAATGGAGCACGATCAAGGTTACGCTCCTTGCATATGTACTTTCATACAACGATGTTTTGCAGACATCTCAGTTCTCTAGCTCCGTCATCGTGCTTTAAAAATGGAACCTATATAGGCATTAAATCATTCAGTATCATTTGTACCAAAAATACGCTTCCAAATTCCTATTCTTTTAGGTTTTACTTCGGATTTTTCTTCTTTAGGTTGATTATCTTTGTCCAACTTAATGTGAACAGTTCGATTAGACATCCGCATCAATACCTCTGCACCTTTTGGCCACTCTCCCAATTTGTTCTTAAATTCATATCCATCTTTTTTCAGATTTACTCTCAAATTTTGAGTCAAAAGAGCATTTTCTTTCTTCAACTCTTCTATGATCTTTTCATACTCTACTATCTTGTTCTTCAAAAAATCTCGTTCCTTTGTAAGCAATTCAATCTTAGATACAAGCTCATTTTGATCTTTATCAGTCTTTGCAACTTTAAGTTCATCACTCAAATCTACAATCTCTTTGGTCATACTAACAAGCGTATTGCGCAACGACTTTAAATCAGATTCAAGTGCAGATTTTTCTTGTGTCAAATCTTTGATCTTAACATCTTTTTCATCAGATGATACTTTCAACTGTTCAGTAATACTATTTAATTGAGTCATATTAGTATACAATATACTCAACTTATTATCATAACTCTTCAATAATACAGATAACTCCGTATTCTTTTGATTTAAATTGGTAATCAATAAACTTTGATTTACAACAATCTCTGTCTGGTTAACAACTTTCTTAGTTAACGCTTTATTATCTATATTCAATGAACTAAATAATGTATATAATCCAAAAGTTATTAATACAATTACAGCAATTATAACATATAATATCTTTTTATTAGTAACCGAAAATGTTTGGGGAGCGTTTGTAGATTCCATAAATTTATTTTATTATATATATAATCCACTGACATTTAAATATTTTTTTAAAATATAATATCAAAGTTACCAAGCCCTACATGACCAATATCTCGCTTTAGTACGTGGACCAGGATTATCACAATTGTGTCTTGCTCTAAAATTTTTTCTACGTGCTGGATTATTCTTTTTTATGGCCATTCTTTTACCTTTAGCTGAAGATCCACCAAATCCAAAATTTACCTTAACCACTTTTCCGTTGGGATTTTTAACGTATACTTTAGATTTCTTAACATCACCTTGCATTGGTTTACCAAGGATCACTTTACGACCATGATATTCTGCTTCACATAATGGTTGATTATATTCTCGCATGAATTGAACAAATTCTTTTACATCTCGTTCACTTTCAACATCATATTCTTCTATATTGTCTTCATCTACAAAACCTTCTTTTTTAACACAGTTTGGTACCATTCTTCCGCCTTTTTCTTTCATACCAATTTGTTTATAAGAGTCCCAACACGCCTCTTCAATCTCATTTAAAAGTTCTTTTAACTTAATCATATCTATAAATATACAAATTAAAATAAAACGTTTTAAAAATGGCGATAGAGTTGGGAATCAAACCCAAACCTCAAGTTTTATTACCTTACTGGAGTTTATCGACGTGACAATCATAAGAATAATACATCTAAAATATAGGTTATTCCATAGTCGTCGTTTACATTTACCCAAATAAATTTGGATCATCCCAGCTACAGCTAACCTCTGTAACGTGCTTTCATTACACTACTCTATCATAAAATGGCGCACCCGGAGGGACTCTAACCCCCAACCTTTCCGGTAGAAACGGATGGCTCTATACAATTGAGCTACGAGTGCGTTAAAATGGTTAGTAACTGTTCTCACCAGTGATCACTGAGTAAAAGGAATTGAACCCAACAATTACTAACAAAAAATGGTTGTCCCGATTGGATTTGAACCAACGACCTTTGTGTTATCAACACACTGCTCTAAACCAACTGAGCTACGGGACAATTGAAAAATAATAATTTTGGCGATATTAAACATTCTCGTTCATATTTATAATTGTATGAAGAATATAACACCCACAGATAAAATTGTCAACTTAAAAAGTAGAGATCCAATTGAACTTGAATGTTACGAATGTAAATCAACTTATCAACACGCAAAACATCGTTATTTATGTTATAAACTTAAAGGAAAATTATCAGGATGTTTTTGCACACAAAAGTGTGCTATGACATACAAAAGTAAATTAAAAAATATAAATACTAACTGTGAATATTGTAAAAAAGATATTACTAAAAGTTTGAATCAATATAAAAAATCTAAATTGCATTTTTGCTCAACTTCTTGTTCCGCAACACATTGGAATAAAATTCACCATCCTATTAGGATAACAAAATCAAAAAGAACGGTAAAACTACCTATATTATTAACTTGTACAAATTGTTTAAATCAACATTATAGAAAATATTATAAATCAAGTAAAAGTGGTACCAATTTTTGTACTAGATCTTGTCAATCAATTTATGCAAATAAGACTTGGAATAAGTCTTCTAGGTTTGGAATAAATAAAAGTCGTTGTGAAACTATATTAAAAAATATTATTTTAAATGAATTTCCAAATTTACAAATTATTGAAAATGATAGAACTACAATTAAAGGCGGATTAGAAATAGATTTACACATACCAAGCAAAAATGTTGCAATTGAATTAAATGGTCCCTGTCATTATATTCCTATATTTGGTACAAAAGAACTAGAAAAAACACAAAATAAAGATTTATTAAAAATTGAATATTGTCAAAATAATAACATTAAACTTTTCGTAGTTAATGTGATGGGATTAAAAAATCAAATACAAACATTAACTGATGTATTTAATACTACACTAAAATCACATTTAGTGTGAAAGCCCTCCATACGAGACTCGCACTCGTTACTACATCGTGACAGGATGTTATGATAACTCATTCAACAATGGAAGAAAAATAAATTGGTGCTGTGCTCTCCACGCCGTCTCTGTGTTTTACCGAATGTACCGGTCGGCAGTCACTTATGGGGTCAGTTACCCATTACTAAATTGGCAGTTAGTTTAATGTGTCTTTACAGAAAAGATTTAACTACTAACTGTTCAGTGTTAGCTGAAGATGGTGGATGCGGTGGGATTTGAACCCACAACCTTTCGGGTAAGAGCCGAATACTCTGATCCAGTTGAGTTACACATCCATAAAAAATTGTATCTAATATTGTCAACGAACTATAATCATCTTACCACACTTTATTCTTCCGTCAACAACTTTCTTAAAAAATATTCTGAACAAATCAACTTTATTTGAGTGGTAGCTGCACCCACTCTCCGTATTCCCAAATTAACCGTCTGGCCACATTCAAGGGCTTTCACTTGGATAGTTGATACCGGAGTATAGTGTTGTCTTCACCTAGTTCAGAAAAAATGGTGGGCTACGACTGGACTTTCACCAGTAAACGATACAACCTTTCACTCAGGAACATACCCTCCTTCGGTTATATCAGCGGAGTCATCGCCGTGTCTTATATTTCCACCACACGCCCATAAAAAAATCTTAATGTCGCTCACGTACTGCGACTCTCACGGCCTCATAATGCGATGTGCGGGTGGCCGTTGTGCATTCAAACAAATCTACCTCGCCTACTTTTTACGATATTGAACTGATTTAGCGACTGTTGTACCTGTTCGGCCCTTCCACCGACTCACGTTTTTTATGGTTGCCCATCGCATTGTTATACAACAGTTTTATTTTCAGCGTTTACGTATATCCTTAGTTATCTTGATATGTTTCGTATATACACCAATTAAGAAAAATGGTCCCAGTTGTTGGTTCCGCCCCAACCTCTATTCGTCTTCAGCGAATCGCTTTCACTAGGTTAGCTTAACTGGGATTATAAATTAAATTGACAAGTCAAAGGAATCGAACCTTTTCGGCACAGCATCACTGCACCTTTACCACGCCCTGCGCACTAGCACCTGTCAAAATCACGATGTATGGTTGGATTCGAACCAACGGCTACTTTTACAACCATTAACATATAATTAATGGAATTTTTATTTATTACAACCTAACATAAGATTTTTACGGGCTTACCCCATAGTTAGGTACTCTGCTCTGCCAACTGAGCTACATACAATGTTTAAAATGGTGGGGTATGTAGGTAATGCGCCTACCGAGCCTTTCAGCGCCAGATTTACAGTCTGGACCATCTCTTTAATGGTATAATACCCCGAAAAATTTAACGTCATATGTTTGTTTCACCATATGACGGTGACTGAGGTTCTTCTTTCACCGTTACGTTCTAGTTATCCTCACCTATGCACAGGTAGAACGGCATTAGTCACTTCAGAAGACTTATAAAATGGCTCCAAGAGAGGGCAACGATCCCCCAACCTTTCGGGTAACAACCGAATGCTCTACCAATTGAGCTATCTTGGAATTAAAAATTAAAAATGTTTACTGGATTTCAACGAACGTTCCATCTACTAATCATAACCTCGTCAGATTATAACATTCAATGTCTATCAGTGTCAATACATTACTTACTACTTCAACTATTGATTCAGATTCGAACTGAATTACTCCCGCTTATTCGTGCGGTTGTTTTACCAATTAAACTACGTTCGTTGCCTTCACCTAATGTATTTGAAAAAATGGCAAAGTGGGTGGGTAACGCTCCCACATAAAGCAGTTTTGGAGACTGCTGCATTTCTTGTCTGCCACCACCTTGTTAAAATGGTATCTCCACCGTTAATATTTCAGTGGCCGTACCTGTTACTCTCTGTAAATTACGAAATTAATGTTGTTGATTCAGATTTTTTCTTTGCTTCTCTAACAGAGACATAATTGATGGTATTTTCAATTGAAATACCCACTTGTTCCGAAAGACGCAATCCACGATAATATTTTGTAGGAATTCCAACATACTCACTCATAGCTATTTCTTTACGTGTATCCTTGATAAATTTCATATTTTGAATTGGATACAAATTGTTATATCCAATTGAAGTTAGAATTCCATTACCAAATAAGTTCATATGATAATCCGTAATTACATTGTAATATTTAACTTCTTCCATCACTACACTCTTTTTTATCAAGATTATTTCTTCACCTTTTACATTAAATGTAATAGTGCCAATCGGTGTATCACTTGTCATCGGATAAGTAAATTTACCAGCCTGTTTATTAAAAATACGATGTTGTACAATTGTCTTTAAATAAGAACCATCACTAAATTCCAATAGATTGTATTTGGTTGTTACTTCTGGCTGCTTTATATACAAAGGTTTTGCCGTATCAAACTTCGCTTCGTCAAAATTCCACACAATAATATCGTCGATATAATCAATGTCTTCAATTGCTTTGGTTGTACCATCTGACAATGATACCAAAGTGCCTTCTGCTAAACACACAGAAACATATATCGATATATCTGTACCATATGCTGTTCCATTAACATTTGTTGCAAATGCTCTAATATAGACTAGACCATTTGTTGGGCTTATGTTCTGATTGCTACACGAAAATGATCCAATTGAAGCCGTAGGATCCACATAAGCGGAATCTGTTGGAAGTGTTGGGTTTGGAGAATTGCTTGCTACGAATCCTCTAGATAATATCGGTGAATTTCCATCAGATACTACTGTTCCTACGGCGCTAAAGTCGTAAAAAGCGCCGCCACTAGCACTATCTGTGGTCACGACTGGCAGTAGCGCCTGTAACGCCGATTCTTCTTGTTGTGCACCACCTGCAATTTGTTCTTCATATCCTCGCATCATTTTGGAATAATTTTGCATTATTTCGTGTAAGGGTAACTTTTCTTTGTTCTGTTGATAATAAGTCTGCCAATGTATCATACATATATATATCCACCAACAATACTAAAATGGTAGCCTATGCCGGTGCTGCCCCGGCTACTCTTGGATGAAAGCCAAGTGACTTAGCTGGTTGTCGAATAGGCCATTAAATTGGTGCTTCAGTGAGGATTCGAACCCCAAACTCAATGTCCGTAGCATTGCGTGATATATCCATTTTCACCACTGAAGCATAAATTGGGGTGATATACGAGTGCTGCCCTCGTTCCGTGAGTTTCACAAACTCAAATGCTAACTGTTACACCAATATCACCATTACTATAAATTGGAGCCGAAGACAGGACTTGAACCTGCAACCTGAACTTTACAAAAGTCCTGCTCTGCCAATTGAGCTACTTCGGCGGTCTAAATTTTCTTTGCTTATTTACTTATAACAATAACCTCAGTTATGTTATTATCGCCCTATAGGTTCTGTATTTCAGCATAACACCTACGGACCAATCAATTGATTTTCCCAGTTCTCACCTTATCATCGGTCTTTCCGACTCACTGGCGGAGGCTCAACAGATGGAGTTTCAAGCCCTTCCTTTATCTTCTATCAGTCTATCATAACTTTCGTCATTGTCAACCGACTTTTAAAATTTCTTTTTCATCATCCAATGAACTACTACCTTCGTTCACTGTTTAACTACTTTACCACACCTTCAAAGAACGTCAACCACAAAAATAAAAAAACCGTCACTTTTTAGTGTGACGGTTGATATTGTTTTGAAGTTACCTAAGTTTGAGTCTATACAATATCACCGCCAACACATTCACAATTCGTAAATGTATCCCAACGTTTAATATGTGTATACTGTACTCTCATTATATTAATATATATTATCAAATTTACTAAACGTCAAGAATTTTTATTGCTAAAATTCTTTATAACTTTATACAAACTATAAAAACAATATGTTGTTAATACTGTCAAAGCACTAACTCCTAGACTCATTCCTATAGTCACTACCCACCCAATTATATTACGTTGTTCTTCACTCAATGTAAACATATCTCAGAATATATACTCGATCATTAATCATTAAACTTAATATATTAAATTAAAATTATAACCACTTATTACATCAATTCTATCTATATTAGTTATGCATAATTTTACAATAGATTACACAGACGGCCTCAAAATAGACAACAACTTTTATGACACAGAATTTGCCGCCGGAAAAGAATCTCACTATATGGTCAAAACTTATTTTTGTCACAAAAAAATAAAACGTAGCCTGCAAACACATCCAGATCAATTGGGCATAACCGCAACAATCGAAGAACTAGAATCCACTTCAAACAAAACAATACTCACATCAAACAATTGCAATTTGGGATGTTGGCTTATACCAAGTTTCTCAAAATTCTTTGTGCCATATCACATAGACATTTATTATAACAAAGAATTGTATCAATCAGATACACTCGACTGTAAATTCAAATTGGTCAACTTCACTCTTCATCCAAAAGATGATCGTGAACTATACACATGGATGAATGTTATAGAAAATTTTAAAAAACAAATGCAATGCGACATATCCATAAAAAATGATACAGTCGCTTCTACCACAGAATTTGACCACATCGCAGATGTAAAATATAAAACCGATGATGTAAATAAACAATACTATCTGGGCCTACACATAGGCAGATTCTACCAACCCAATACCAATATGCCAGATATAAACTATCACCCAGATCAATTACATAACAAAAATTCGCTGGACATCATCAATGATATACTATACTACTACACTACCATAATTTAAAATATACCATATGCACAATACAGTATTAATGATACTATCAGTCAGAAATTCCAAAAGCTTCGAAGAATCAGTTAATAAACTACAGTGTGAAAAAATTTGGTTCAAAGGATATAGAGAACACGAATTGTCCCCAATAGTAAACGATTTCGTACGAAATTCAAATTTCGAAAATTATTTTATCACACCAGATGACTTGATAATAAAACCTCACCAATTCGAAAAATTAAAATTATCATTAAATCACAATGACATAGTATCAGGATGGGGAGTGATACGCCAAAATTGTACACACACCACTATCACCAAACCACACAACTTTTTACAAACAAATATATTCAAACACCAATTCACATCACACGGTTTCAAAAATCAACAATACAACTTTTCATACAAAACTCACGAAATTAACTCGCTTCCAAACGAAATAGAAACCGCATTCACAGGATGGTTTTATACAGGTATGAAAAAACACATATGGACTCAATATCCATACGAATGCCTAAACCCTCCATTCGCAAGCTCAGACCTGATGTTTAGTAGACGAGTTTTATTCGATAACAAATATAAACAAATTTGCATCAAAAGCGCAAACGTTATACACCTGTCCAACTCAACCACAATGCCAACCGATAAATCATTCTTCGATATGTCTACATGCTTCTCAAATAAATCAATAACCAAAACCTTCTAATTAACACCACACGATGATACCAAATACCATATCCACCTTTCTACAATCAAACCCAAACGCCACCATTCTGCAAATAGGCGGCAACGATGGCACTCAAGACGATTTTATAAAACCTATAATATATCAATATCCCAATACCACCCTACACACACTGGAACCCATACCTCAATACTACAAGGAACTACTCAATACCTACAAAGATTATAAAAATGTGCACTGCCACAACTACGCAATCACTAATACCTCAGGCACAGATTTTATAAACTATATTCCCTACAACCACTCTATGCCAACTTGGCTAAAAGGTTGCTCCAGCTTTTTCACCAACAAAAATATCATCGACCCATATTGGCAAAATATAGTAAATAACCACAATGTTAACAATTACCTAAAAAATAACATAATCAAACTGCAAGTAAATACCCTAACCTTCAATCACTTTGTAACACAACACAATATTAATAACATAGACATTTTGGTAATAGACACAGAAGGATACGAATGTGAAATACTAAAACAAATAAATCTATCACAATTTACACCACACATAATAATACTAGAATTTCATAACCACTCCGACCAAGACAAAAATACAATCACCAATATCCTAAAATCAAATAACTACACTTACAACATCCTACCAATGGACATCGTCGCCACAAAAATAATACCATAAAACATATACAACTTTCCCCATAAAAAAATTACCACCATGGTTTTTTAACACCATTTCAAACATAAACCAAAACTATACCACCAAAAATACCCTTTATCCCCACTTTTATAAGCACATCAAACAAATGTACATATGTGCTTTTCCCAAGTAAAAAACCTCCCTGTGTGACATGCGTACCTCCGCGAGGGTACCGCGGGGCTGTTTTGTATGTTCAGAACCACTTCGGTAGGGTGCTGCATACCCCCTCCCCCCTATTATAACAAAAAGAGGTAGGGAGCTATACCCCCTACCCCGTCAAGTTAATAAATAGGCTAAATGTGACATAGCCCCCCTACTGGCTCCCCTATTAGTGCCACTCAGTGAATGTGTTGGTTTTACCGTTCCACTTAAAGGCAGTACTGAAGCTGTTGATCTTGAGGCACACATTGTTGCCATCTTTGGTGTTATAGCTATTGATACGTTTGGTGTATCGTTTGGTACCTACCTTAGTAGGATCAGGCACACATTCGCCTTGCATATCACCAGTGTAGTTTCTGGTTTGACCGATAGGAGCAATGACTACTGATTTATTTAGTACTTCGATTACCTTGTAGTAATCCACATTGGTTTGACCGTAGCCCCAGCTACATACGAAGATTTCGCCGGCGTTAACAGTAGGCAACGGTTTATTGACTAGAGTGACATCGATAGCGTTGACAGCGATATTGCCGCTTATGTTGATTGTGCGATCAACTGGAGTACAATAGAGGATGCCTGTACGAGTAGTTTTCCAGACTTTGAGTTCGGTGCCTACTGGTATGACAGTGATTCGATTGTAACTACCGAGTACGATCTGAATGTTATTAACAACTGTATCGTTCTTTTTAATAGCCATAGTGTAGTAGATTATTATTGTTGATGTATTACCCAGACCAAATTACTGATAGTCCTCCATACAAGCACTTTCACAGCGGTCCTCGTAGGCACTATCTAAATAAGCATCTTCGTTGGGAGCCACTTCCCGATAATCGGGAGCATACAGATCGGAGGTTTCGTTTTGCGGATCGATCACGTAAGAGTCAGCGTTCATTGTTTAAATATCTTATACTACCCAGACCAAACCTCAAGCTTTTTCCTAAGCTTTTTTTGATTACTCAGCTTGGTGAAGTCCCCAGTACTTGTCCTGACAGGGTTGACAAGTGGCAGCGATCTTATACTCTTTTGCACTAAGAGCGTCACGAAAGTATGTTGCTGATTTACCACATTCAACACATTGATTACCGGCTTGTGCTAGTATGACACTACGGCCAAATAGCTTCATACTGAGGTTTTCTTTGAATGATTCCATACTAGTTACTTTACCACGGATTTTTCTGAAAGTCCTGACTTAAATTCAAAATAATCTTGATATACTTTATTTTGATCCGCATGATTTCTTGAACAGATATTGCCTAGTTCCCATTTTACAATACCTTGTTCTGTAAAATACTTATCTATCAATACGGCAGCATCAATAATTTCTTTTGGAATATCATCCATACTACTCATAATATTACTTATTGGCTAAATATTGATCAAAGTCATCTACATTGATGTTGGTGATATTGATAGTGTATCCTTTATCAGTCATAGCTTTGTAGAAGGTGTATAGATCACAATCTTCTTCCAGATAGAACTTATGACGTTTAAGTGGGGAATAAGTAGTAATATCATCCCAAACCCCAGCAATATCTCGTACATCTTTGATAGGCACTTCTAACCAACTATGACCAGGATCATAAATACGAGTGTAGTTGCGGACCATAGTATCATTGCTGTATCGTTCGGTGAGAGTCATATTATTATTATTTATTCGTTGTAATAGTCACCCGCTTCGTTTTGATTGTAGTCTTGAAAGTCATCTTCACCACTACCATTACCCGTATAACTGGATGCATCACCACTAACACGATCTTCGTAAGCAATATCTTCTGGGTCAATCATATTATTATTGTTTAGAGAGTAATTTTGAATTTACCAATAGTATTACCGTTAGTATCCACTATCTTATGACCTTTATTGTTATTACGTTCCAGCTGGTAATTGGGATACAACATATGTTCATAAGCATAATCCCCAACCTGTTGTAGAATACGATTCACTTCCCCGAATTGGTTGTCCTCGAAAGCGGCGGTATCAGTGTCGAACTCAATAGTGATTTTCATCGTGTAAATAGAATACCAGAGTTTTAGAGAAAGTCAACAGCTTTTTTTAATTACTTGAAATGCTCACAACACCGATTCGGTTGCCATTGGTATCCTTAATCGGACGGCGGATTCCAGTATTGTTTTCGCTGTCGATGATGGCGGCCTTGGCTTGCTGAACCGCCTTGGTGACCTCCATCAGAAAGTTATCTTCGAAAGCGGCGTTGTCGGTATCGAACTCAATTACAATCTTCATCGTGTAAATAGAATATCAGCTTTTTATCGAAAGTCAACAGCTTTTTTTAACTATCCTCGATTACTTAATCAGCGGGTTGTCGATTTGTTCCAACATATGGCCACCGTCAATGTAAGTAAACTCAGCTTCTGTAATCTTATGGATATTATTAACATCAATTGCCTGATTGCGATAACCAACCATTGTACCAGTAAGAGGAACCAGTGACACACGGTGCCAACCACCATAACTCATAAGAATGTAAATAGTGCCTAACGTGGGATGACGATAATAATTACCAACCTTATGAGTCCTAACAGGCTTAGCAATACCTGCCTTAATTGCCACATCAATATCAATATTGAATTCAACACCGTTGATATTGACACTAACCGTCTGAGTCTTAATAGCGATCATTTGTTTTTTATTTATTACGGAGATTAGTCTACAGTATTTTTACAAGAAAGTCAACAACTATTTTTAATTACCCTCGATTACCGAATCGAAGCGACGAAGCTGGGTCCATTGACCAAGCGAACAAAGTAGCACTCATTGCGGTCGCTGTTCCAGCCGCTGAAGGTGAAATCCTTGCTGTTGTGGGTCAACACCTTGTTGGTGAGCAGCTTAACATCATCCCAGCCGTTCGGCACCTTGAAGGTGAGAAACTCACGGTTGTCACCCGGCATAGCGGAATACTCAACCTGGATCTTGTTGGAGGCGATAGAAGCAACGTTCATTGTGTAAATACTATACATCCACCAGGTGAAAACCTCAAGCTTTTTTTAAAACTTTTTGCGTTAATGTTAACGTAATCAGCGCACTCTCCGGTCCCCCACCCTGGCTTTGTCAGCCGATCTATAAAGACTATACACTACCCAGTCAGGAAGTCAACACTTAGATGCAAAAAAATTGGGAGGATGTGTTGACCCTCCCAACCAATCAAAGTGTCTGTATGAGGCCCCTAGGGCGTTCTGGCTACCCTTTAGAAGACATCTATTCCGTCCAACGTAGCCTCAGCGCCATCTGGACTGCGACTGTACATCACATCACTTAGAGCAAACCAGGCACCTTCAGACCGTCGAGGACTGTTAGCAACATTTTGTTCCAATTGATAAACATATTCATCGGTCACTAGTTTCCAACCAACGGATTGACACTGAAAATACTTACCATTAACACACACGATGTCATTTACACTCAGTGAACGCTTATTGGATTTGATAAACATTTCACACTCCATACAACTACCATTGTTCCACTCAGCAAATACACGTTCCAGATTGTCTTCCACTGACATATCATTAGTGGCAACATAAGAATATGTGGCTTCGTCAGGATAGATAACGTGAATTAGGTTCTTTTTCATTACCCCAATAGAATAAACCCTTGATCGTTCAAAGTCAAGAGTTTTTTGACAAAAAACCAGATAGAGTACTTTGACCCTATCTGGTTGTTAAATGCTTAACCGTGATACTTTAAACCACAATGTACTCAGTAGCAGGCCTTCCTTTACCTTCACCTTTCACACTACCATTAACCTTGATACTACCTTCCTTTTCCCACTGTTTGATAATAGGAAACAACACAGGTTGAGTAACACCCAACACACTCATAAGAAACTTAGCTGTAAATTTGGTACCCGACTTGAGAGTCATATCTAACTTGATCTTAGTACCAGAGCCACGACGGCCACGATTACGTACACCGGTCTTAGCAGCTTCTTCCTTAGCATCAGCACTATCCTTAGCTTTAATCACAAGTTGATCAAATCGTTCCTCTGCCTGACCAATATCACGACAATCAAAAGCAGTCTTACCAAATGCATTAGCGCCTGGATACTGTTCATACGATTCTTCTACAAACTTACCATTAGGCAACGGAGCTCCCTTAGGCACAACTTTCACAATAAACACTTCGTAGCTACGAGGAGTGCCATCGGTATTGAATCGTTGATAGATAGCCACGCCATTTTCCTTGCGGATTTGAACGAACTTGTTCATACCGACTTTGTCGTAGTTACCGGTGAATTCTTTTTGGAGCTTTTTCATTACGAGATACAGTCTACAGGAGTTTTGGTGAAAGTCAACTAAATTTTCAAATTATTCTGAACGCATGTCACGTTGGCTGATGCTATAAGTCATTTCTTGATATTTGCCTAGATCTTGATTACATACAGAGTCTGTGGATGTATCATAGATAGGCATAAAGTCTGGGTACTTGGCTCTAATTTCTGTATGAATATCTTCTAGGTTACTTAGTTTGGCACTATATAGAGCTACACTTTCTGCACTTGGAGTAGCTAAAGTATTTACGTAGTGATTTAGTTCTGTTAGGTACTTAGCATCTTCCAGCTGTTCTACTTGCAATTCAGGATCAATATTATTAGAATTCATATATTATAATATTTTAAATTTAGTTTAAGTCACCCCAGCTATAATTTGAAAAACTAAACTTATTGCTACTGCGCTTGTAGATCTTACTTGAGTCAATCCGCTTAGTGACTGGCTTAGTTGCGCCCCAGGTCTTACGAATCTTAATTTTAACTTTCATATTTTATTTATTATAAATTTATCAGGAAATTTTCAGGAGTCAAGACTTATTTTAGCCGCTTTCAGCGCTAATAACTAGTCTTTTTATAAAACTACGATATTATTTTAATTTAGAAATATCGAGAGTTATTTCCAATTAGACTTAATTTTCTTAGGTTTATGTACTGACAGACTAATGATTTGGTTATTGCCTTTATTATCAACAAATGTAATTTCATCCTTACTAATAGTAGCTTTATCCAAAGCACCCTCGGTAATATTGATCATTTTAGTACCATAGTTTTTAACGACTTCAAGAAGAATCACTGAATTATTCGGATTACCAGTGATAGTTTCGTCGTAATAAAAATTACAAACGCCGCAATATTTTTGGGAATAGATTTCTGAAGCAGTAGCAATAGCTTCAAGCAAATAATCAACCTTTTTTGTATTCATCGTGGATATATCCTACAGGATTTTTAGAGAAAGTCAACAGCTTTTTTCAGAAAAGTTGACCGGAGAATCGTTTAACGTTTTTATCAATCACTGTAATATTACCACGGGTAATGCTAATATTAACAGTTAATAGTTGTTCCATTTTACCAAAATTACAAACAGTTTCAATATCAAGAATTTCATAGATATGAGACCAAAGTTCATTGCCGAAGCGGTACATACAGCTGCCTCGGATATTGTCCCCAACACTGTAGTTCGTTGTCATCGTGAAAATACTATACCCTACCCCCACCCTAAAGTCAACCGAAATTTTAAAAAAAGTGAAAAAACAAGTTTTCAGGATCTCACTCACATTACCTTTGTGGTATAGCGATGTGTTCCCTATAAGCAATTGGGAGTTGAACCCAATCTCCAGTATTACCAGCGCATTGACCGAATGCTTTGCCTACGTGTCTATCTGTTACTTGTTATTGAATAACACATAGAGGATTTGAACCTCTCATTCACCACTGGTGATCAGTTCAGTTTAGAATGACCGCCTGTATATATTATTCGAAAATTGGTGGACATTATCGTAGCCCATACGTCGGATTTATACCGAAGCATTTCCTTTTACAGTCGTGCATACTATTGATAACCAAGCAAAAAATCTTTAAATAATGTTTCCGTTTGCTTCTACTATTTTATAGGCGCCAGCAACGCTGTTATCATATTTATTTGATTTTATTGTCAAGATAGCTATTCTCTATGCTTGATTAAAAGAACTAAAAAATTGTTTTGTTAGCTTCGATGTCCGCATATAACTGCCTGTATTATACCCCTACTGGTCGATTACTGACGGTAACATCAGCATCATTCTTCATCTACTCATATAATACCATCTATAACTAACAAATTGTAGAATTGGGAAACACTGATTAAACTTCCACGCCTCCCGGCTTTCACCGATCACAGGTAGCACGTTCCTTGTTTCCCAACTCTGTAAATATCTTATCAGACTTTTCTGACTTGTAAAGAACTTTTTCTAAAAATCTTTAAGATTGAGAGCGTGGATTCTCTTACCACTACTTAGGGCGGATTCCGCTTCCGTTCGGACTTCAACCGACTCTCTCTCAACCTTGAAACTAGTCTATCCTACCACCCACCAAAAGTCAAGCCCTACCTCAAACTTTTTTCAACTTTTCCTAACTTTTTATTTCCTAACGAACTATTTATTTATTGACAAGAGAATACTTATGACTAATACTGAAATATTAAACGAATACTTTATATGGGAAGAAAACAACTCAATAGAACCAAAGATGAAATCCGAGAACAAAACAGAATCAGAGCAAAAAGATTCTATGACAAACATAAAGATAGTGAACGAGCCAGAAAATTGGCGGACTATCACAGATCCAAAGTTGAGAAAGAAAATGAAGGAAAAATCGTGGAGGACAAAAAATAAAGATAGAGCAAATTTGCTAGCAAGAAATTGGGTAACCCGTAATAAAGATAAAGTAAAAATGCAACAAAAAATCTGGCGAGAACAGAATCGTGATCGTCTTAAAGATTATCATAAAGATTACCAAAAAAATTATAGAAGAAAAAAACAATCAAGAAAACCATCAACTCCTGAAAGTAGACAAAAGAGAAATATTCATATAAATAATTGTAAAAAGAATGATCCCAACTTTAAATTACAAGGATCTTTGAGAAGTAGGCTTAGAAACGCATTAAAAGGTAATTACAAATCAGGTAGTGCTGTGCGAGATTTAGGGTGTTCTATAGAATCTTTTAAAGCTTATTTAGAAAGTAAATTTCAGACTGGTATGACTTGGGATAACCACGGACAATATGGTTGGCACATTGATCACATCAAGCCATTATCATCATTTGATTTGACTGATAGAAAACAATTGTTGGAGGCTTGTCATTACACAAACCTCCAACCACTTTGGGCAGCTGATAATTTATCTAAATATAATAAAAGTATCACCGATACAATTGTTTAAACAATACTAAAAAATTATCCAGATTTCATTGTTGTCAGCAGGCCTGGTTCTCCATTTCCTCAGCGGCATCACCAGTCGCCCCATGCTCGGCCCATTGATTGACTGGCACTCTCTGAGTTAGCTGTCAGTTGATAGGTTGCCAGTCGTATTCCTTCCGGTCCCATCAACTGAAAATACTTTACCATCACCCCACCCGAAAGTCAACCCTTTTTCTTGATTTTCACGCTGCAAATTTCGGTTTTCCAAGTCATTGCTTCAATGGCGAAGGTCAAAATTTGATCTTCGGTCAAGCCAGCTTCAGCTTGAAATTCAACGTAAAAGTCAGGGTGATCAAGTTGAACTTCGTAAGTAACAATTTCGTTTTTCATTGTGAATATATCCTACACTATTTCTTTGGGGAAGTCAACAACTTTTACAGAGAAAAAATGCTTTTACCCAAGAAAAAAGATAGGTCACGACCTTGCAATTTATTAGAGATTTGACGAAGTTGATTTTCGTCTCGCTGAAAGTTTTTAGCATCTTCCAACCGATTTTCCCGATAAGCTTGAGACTTTTGGTTTTTGATCCAACGAATTTGTTCAGAAACTTGATTGAATGATTTCTTTTCTTGTTCGTTCATCGTGGATATATCCTACACCAAGCCTCAGCAGAAGTCAACAGCTTTTTTCAAAAAGCCGTGATTTTGATTCCCATTGCGGAAAGCTCTATTGCAGCTTTTGCTCTACGCTTCTCATCATCAATCAACTCTTTAACCGACTTGTTAACAATCTTGTCGTTAACGATTTTGTGGATACGAGCGTCATACTTGTCATACTTGAGCTTCATCGTGGATATATACTACACCAGAGATTGATGGAAGTCAACAGCTTTTTTCAAAATTTTCCAATCCGTTCGTCTTTTTCCAAGCCGCTCGTCTTTTTCCTTGATGAACATTTCAGCCAGTTTGGAAGCATTACCACGATCCTTTTTAATCGCATTGCGTTGTCTATAACTCAAACGACTCCAAGTTTTCTTGCCAATATGGCCTGTTGTTCTTTCACCAATATATTTCATCGTGGGTATATTTAGTTATTCTTCAACAATGATATAATGAAACTTTCTAGCTTCATTCATCAAACAACAATAACATCTATGAACACACCAATTTGGAATATAATGCATATCAACATCAGTATCACCACAATTAGGACATTCATCATTCCAACTATCTTCAATCGTCAACTCTTCGTTATCGTTAGTGAAAATCTTCATCGTGGATATATCCTACACCAGAGCTTGAGGAAAGTCAACAGCTTTTTTTAGAAAAGTTGACCACTCCAACGCCTCACCTTGTGATCAACCACAAAACCATTGGTTGTAGTGATCTTGACGGTCAGCAGTTGATCCGGCTTACCAAAACGATTGGCGTTCTCAATGGCTAACACCTCATAAACATTCATCCAAGTATCACCGCCAAACCGATAAACATCCTTACCCATCACCATATCGCCAACTTTGAAATTCATTGTGGATATATCCTACACCAGAGCTTGAGGAAAGTCAACAGCTTTTTTCAAGAAATTTTGAGGGTTTTAGAGGCTCACCCACAACCTTTTCATCAATTAATAGTGTACAATGTACGTAGTATGAAAGAACCAATACATTGTCAAACATTACCAAACATTACATTTAAAAGAGAGTGTCACAATAAGTGTAACAAAAAATGTTGTCACGATGTTCCACTAATTAATTCTTATCTTTATTCAGAATATTAACATTATGAGTCTTAAACAAATAACTGCAAATCATATACAATCCAAACAACTGCCAATAGCCAATAGGCTTAAAACCATACATTTCAGGCAATATACTATTATACACCCACATAATAATACCATTACCAACAAATACTCCAATCACATATCCAATCAACTTATAAATCGGGTTAGTCATATATTTTATATTAATTACCCACAAAATCAATCACATCCGCATTATCAACAAGACATTCATCATTTAGTAAATGAAATTCCCGAACACTTTCAGTAAAATCACTTTCACTAACAATAAACTCCTCACCATTGATAATAATCACCGTCCGTCGAATAACAGATTCAATATTCATATTATTATTTATTTACAGAACCTCGTAGTTGTAACCACTAACACACCATCCAGTTGTATCACTAATAGCATCAGCAATCTCTGACTCAATATCAATAATACCATCAACCTCCACAATCATCTCACTCGGTAAATCCGAATTAAGCACAAACGTAGTGCTATCATCATCAATATCAGTATCGTAAACAATGTCGGTAACTTTGATTTTCATCGTGGGTAATACTTTATCAGCTTTTTACAAAATGTCAACAACTATTTTTGATTAGTCAAGTTCTTCAACATCAAATTGATGTAACATCAACCTCAAAACTACCCTCAATGTATTCACCATCCATAGGTAATGGCATATCACCACCACCATCCTCCACTTCCTTCACTGCCTCCTCCAAACTATTAGCCTCAACATCAACATAACCATACATCTGCCACACAACACCAATCTTGTAAGTTTTCATCGTGGGTAATACTATATCAGCTTTTTAGAAAAAGTCAACAACTATTTTTAGTTACTCACCGTGATCATATCCAAGCTGAGCATTTCGGTACTTATCCAAAACCTCCTTGGTAGGCGGCTTGTATCCAGCCACACTACGGCCACACATCAACATCATATCAATAGTAGCAGATATCTTAATACCACTATCACGAAGCGCCTGTACATACACAGCCTCCAATAACTTACCCTGCTTGCTTCCAACCTTAACCTCAGCCTCACCAAGTACCTTCAACAACCGTTCCTGTAGAGTTTCAAATGTAATAGCCATATGTTTTATTTACGAGATTAGTCTACCAGCTTTTTTCAAAATGTCAACAACTATTTTTAATTACTTAACCGACTCGGTTACCCAGTTTTTACATTCAGACTTGGTACCTGTAAATACAGGAGTTTGATAAGAAGGACTTCCAACTGATTCATAAACCGTGTACGTTGAAAGCATATTGACTTTGGTATTAGCCCACTTTGTGTTCTGGTTTATCCATTCTCCAGAGTAGCCTCGGTCCTGTTCAATGTGAAAACGTCGTTCTGTATTCATCGTGGAAATATCCTACCAGCTTTTTTCAAAATGTCAAGCCCCAACCAAACTTTTTTCAACTTTTTCTAATGTTTTATATTCTAATGTACTATTTATTAATGTTATGGGTAGAAAGAAATTAAATAGAACAAAAGAAGAACTAGATGAACTCAATAGAATCAGACTCCGAAGATATTACGAAAAACATCGTGATGAAGTCAAACAAAAAAACCTCAAACGATACTTTGAATCCAAAGAGCGGAATCTACAAGATAGTAAACAAAGTTGACGGCAAATATTATGTGGGTAGTTCTAAAAATATTATTAAAAGATGGAGTACTCATACAAATAAATTAATTAGAGGAGTTCACAAAAACCAAAAATTGCAATCTGCGTGGAACAAACATAAAGAGTCATCGTTTGATTTTTTAATCGTAGAAGAAACAATACAGAGTCAGTTGTTAACTAATGAACAGAAATATTTAGACATTGCTAAATCAGAACAAGATAAATGTTATAATCTAATATTTGATTCTACTGGAGGAAATCTTGAACCTGATTCAATTGAAAAGATACGTCAAAAAGCAATCGGAAGAAAACCATCGGTTGAAACTAGAGATAAAATGTCAAAGAAAAGGCATTCGGAAGAAAACAAAAAACATCTACGAGATATTAATTTAGGAGAAAATAATCATTTCTATGGTAAAACCCACACCACAGAAACTAAAAGTAGAATTGGTACATTAGCAAAATCAAGATATATTATACCGGAGAAAAATCCAAATTATGATCATAAATTATACCATTTCATCAACGATATAACCAATGAATCATTTAACGGATCCAGATATGATTTCTGTGAAAAGTTTAATCTAAACAGAACTACTATATCTGATTTAATATATGGTAGAAGTGTAAAAACAAGATCTGGTTGGAGATTAGACACCCATCAGTGAATCCAACTTCCAATATTCAACTTCCTTTTCAGGAGGAGACCAAAACAAGTCTCTCTCAATCTTCATTTGAAATGGGCCACGAATTGATTCCATCTCTTCAATAGTAGCAATAGAACCGTGTTCAACACATCCCATTCCAAGATCCGCCCATCCAATAATGATATTATTCTCAATTCCCGTCACAAGCCACGTAGCTTTGCCCCACGGAGTGAACAGCTTGCAAATCGGGGTTTCGTTGTCATAACCAGCCTTGGTCAACGTCTTCTTGAGTTCAGCAGTCAGTAGCTTCATCGTTCAAATAGAATACCACAGCCAACCACAAAGTCAACACCTTTTTTTTAATTACTGAGGCTTTTCAGGAAAATTGATGTCGGTAATCCAACCAAGGCTGCAAATACCTAAAATGAACATAGCATCCCCAACCAACGTGCCATTGAACACCAATGCCGACCCAAACATCAAAATTGATGGGGTAAACACCTTAACAAGAGCTGCGGTAACCAAAATCCAATACTTGAGTTTATTCATCCCCACCATCCTACCATACCCCAGCCAAATGTCAAGCCCCCAATCTTTTTCGCACTTTTAGCTTGTGGTCTGCGCCAGGCCTGGTACAGTATACACAAGATCGGCTAACAGCCAGGGTAGGGGACCAAACCCTACCCAAATTGCGTTATAACGTTAGCGTTACAGAATCGATTATAGGCGATCTTGATTTCCCAAGCCATATCTACGCTGCAGCCTCTCAATCAAACCATCACCTAGCAGCCTTTCTGCGCAACCAAAGAGGCTGGAAGATTGCTCCTCCAGCCTCAATACAATGAACAACCAACCAATCGTTTTTGTTGTTGTGGATGTAGATGTACGATAACACCTACGAAGATCAAATCATATGTTGCAACGGATGATACTCAACTTGCTTACGTACATATGTACACTTAGTCAAATCAACCGGTTCAATCACATACATCTTGTTGTCAAATCGCACCAAACAATAATTGTATCGATACAATGCACTATCATTAAACAACAACGATCCAAACATATCCTTGATCGTAGATACATCAGGTACATCAAATACCTGACGCAAATGATCAAAACTTTGTCGAACACGATCCACACTGGATGGATACTTTACTGCGAGTACTTTAGTCATATATTTTATATAATTAAGCAATACGAACACTATAAGTCAAATCACCATCATTAAGACATTCCAAGTTATTAAGCTTAGACTGTACACGTTTACAAGCATCTTCCTCAATTGTACCAGCAGCAAACATAACCTTCTGTATACACTTAGTCTTACCCTCAGCACGATGAATACGTCCAAGTGCCTGAAGAAGATTAATAGCACTGTAACTAGGACTGATGATAGCACCCCGAGCAAAATTACCATTCAAATCGTGTAAACTAACACCAGCATTACCAGCAGCCAAATTAGCAATCATAATTCGCTTAACATCACTCTGAAACAATTCAATGTCCTTCTGTCTAACTTTATCAGATTGTCCCCCAACAATCCTAGCAATCTTACCCTCAAACTTCCGGTTCTTAGCCAATTGTTTCTCAATAGCCTCTACAGTATCAGTGAAATTCACAAACACCACAGGACTGATACCCTCATCATACCAATCTTCAATCATTTCAACCATAGTGGGTACCTTCAACAATTCAGCCATACGACGAGCTTTAGTCATAATAGCAAAGTGATGTTGACTATAATTGACACTGGATTCCTCCAAAGCAGCCAATTCAGACTCCATCTGAAGATATACCCGATTGATTTTATCGGTATTGGTACCCATATCAAAACATTCAGCCATCACGTGATTGTCAGGAAAGATCTTGTCAAACATCTTTCGGGTCATACGGCTACTAACCTTATACAGATTAAATAGCTTATCGTGAATGTTAGACATAGCCTCTACAGTCTTTTGACTCTGTAGATCAATTTGAAATCCACCATATCGTCCAACATAAGCACCACTATCAGTGATAAACTGACGATAGCTAGTGAGATTGTGAAGAGTAGTAGCAAAACCAAACGCTTTCATCTCCAATGGATTGGTAGCAGCACTAGCACTAAGCAACAATGACTTGTAACCATCCATCTTCAACTTAATAAGAAAATCACTGTTCTTGCTGGTACTAGACTTACACTTATGTACTTCATCTAGAATCACAAGACTATTCTTGGGGAAGTTAATAGTATAATCACTAGGACCATTATCTTTACCATCTTTAAATGATAAATGTTCAGTGTTACCCCGAATCAATTTCTCATAGTTAATCAAACAATGAGCCTTAATACCAAAATAACTCAAGACCGTGGTCCAAGCAGGTATCATAATCTTGGGACACACAATAACCACTGGACTATTAAGATTCTTAGCAATCCAAGCAGCCACATAAGTCTTGCCAGTACCAGTCTCACTCTGATCACAAGCAACACCATTGATATACAAACTGTTAAGCATATTAACAGCGTGCTCCCGTTGGGGAGGAAGTAGAAGTTCAACGTTCATTGTGTAAATAGACTATCACGACCCCCTAGAAACCTCAAGCACTTTTTTGAATTATTTTTCAGTGTCGCTGCCATCACGGATCTTGAATTCAACCGGAGCACGAGCAGCCAACACCACCTTGACCACATTGTCACTCAATGTCTTCACAAATGCTACACACAGTGAATAACCCAACACAATTAATATAATAAACATAATATAATTGGGTACACTCTCGGTAATAGTCTTAAACAATACAGTCAAATCAGTATTCATCTTATTATAAATTATAGGGGACAATCCCCCATTTGTCAAGCAACAACCGCTTTCTTCTCAATCTCACTCAGTTTATCAGCGGGTATTTCACTGATAATCTGTTTACTATACTTGGGAAGCTTCTTAAAAGCAATAGTCAACTGTTTAGGACTAAGAGTTCTACCCTTGTTGATTTGTTCAGCAAACGAACTAAGAATAAAAGCATCAGTACCATTAAACCCAATACCATTATCGTGACCCGTGGTTTGAGCAGCCTGCTCATCAGCCGTTTGACGTTCCCACAGCTTCACGATGGCTCGTTGAGCCCAAGCGGGATTGGTTGAGAGTTGAACCTTGACGTACTCGGTAACAGCGGAGGAAATCTTCATCGTGGAAACAGTATAGACCAGCCTGGGCCAAAGTCAACGGATTTTTGCAACTTTTTTCGAGGGTTTTCAGGATCACCCACAACCTTTCTTATTTATAAACAGTTACTTACAAATCTCTGGGGTCAAATCACTCCATCCACCCTCATAGGTACTACGATACATCCACTTACCATTGTCATACAAATACTGATAATCAACACCACTACCAAAGTGTTCATACTCACCCAGATCTTCAAAAGTCCTACTATCAGATCCAGTATCACCACGATCCCTTCCATAAGCAACACACACTCCCTCTTGAGGATTATTAAAAGTGTGACGATTGTTATCACTATACAGATTAATTCCTGTAGTACTATACAGACTTTCAGAAAGAATACTCAAATCACCCAAATCCAACAGTTCATTAATAATACCAACGTTATTGTAGTGATTCAACAACATCTTACCAACATACTCAGGATAACCATCCCAATGACAATAGATACCAGTGATAGACTTATCTAGATTGACAATACCAATATTAGAACGAGTAGCCATATATTTAGTTATTATTGTTATTTACTTAACCGCCAATTGTACCGCCTCCATAGCATCATTCATATCCCACGTATGATACAAAAACTTAGCCTTATCACCAAACCCCACATAACTACGCCAAGCATTTCTATCACTCTTGCTATCAGTAGGCTTATAGATAAACCCAACAATCTCACCATTAATCGTTCCACTATACAAATTGGGAAGACTTTGCATCTTCACTCGGGTAAAAGTAACCTTATTCATTGTTTTAATATCTTATCAGAGTTTCACCAAATGTCAAGCCTCAATTCGAACATCCCGACCATTTTCGAACCGATAATTCACCGGATCCTCACTCTCAGTAGCACGCCCATCCGTAGGCACCCACCAGCGCATCCGCAACAGCATCACGCTGCCAAACGCTTCCTCCGCCGTAGCAAACCGAAGGCCGTTCGTTGACCATTGACCATCCACCAGCACTTCGGGCTTAAATGATTTGTTCTTCATCGTGGACAATAGTCTATCATCGATTCCGGGAATCGTCAAGCCCCATCACACTTTATTCTTTTTTTAATTTAAAGCTTGAGGTCCTGGCTGGCTCTGGTAACCTAGTTCTGTCCTGAGGGATGCTACGGGCCGACAGCTACAAGGCCGAACCGCTGATAAACCAGCCAGGGTAGGGGACCAGAGAGTGCGTTGATTACGTTAACGATATCGCAAATTGTTGCAAATAAAGCTTGACTTTCTCACTTTTTATTTTCTCACTCACTATTTATTAATATGACTAACACTAAAGTATTAGAGGAATATTTTATATGGGAAGAAAAAAACTTAATAGAACCGAAGATGAAATCAAAGAACAATGGCGTAACAGATCAAGAAGATATTACGAAAAACACAAAGACATTGAACGAATCAGAAAATTGGAGAGATATCACAGATCCAAAGTTGAGAAAGAAAATGAGATTGAAAGAAAAGTCAATAAAACGTAAATCTTACTTTAAAGCTTATCGTGAAGCCAATAAAGATAAAAGAAAAGATTATGCTAGAATTTATATGAAAACTTATCATTCTATCAATAAAGAAAAAATTTATTATTATCGTAATAACAAATTAAAAACAGATATACAATTTAAGCTTTCGTGTATATTAAGAAACAGATTAAACACCGCTATTAAAGAAAATTTTAAAATTGGTAGTGCAGTGAGAGATCTTGGATGTACTATTGATGAACTTAAGATTTATTTAGAGTCTAAGTTTCAAAATGGTATGTGTTGGAGTAATTATGGTAAAGATGGTTGGCACATAGATCATATAATACCTTTAGCTAGTTTTGACTTAACTGATAGAAATCAATTGTTAGAGGCTTGTCATTATACTAACCTGCAACCTCTATGGGCTAAAGATAACTTATCTAAAGGCGACAGAATATGTTAACATATCCAATACACCCCACCTGCACCCATTGCGTTAACGGTAACGCATTTAATCGCTTTTTTTTGCAGAATTTGCTTGAGGTTTGACTGGCTCTGTGGTAAAGTATTTACAAGATCGGCTGACAAAGCTAGGGTAGGGCACCGGACCCTGCACTGATTACGTTACCGTTAACGCTTTCAATTGGACCTACGTCATTGGTTTAGGTAGTATCGTTACCTAATAGTACTGTGTATATACATTAAATTAAGCGTAATAGCAGTGTGTTAACGTTAGTGTTAAATACTATCGTGTAACATACACAACGATGTTATCCCCCTATTATATCATAACACGCTTTGGACGCATGTCAAATCACGTAACTTATTATAATTTGGGGATGACAGCCTGTGGAACAAGTAGAGGCACTTATGATGTGTAGTATAGTAGACGATCTTATGACAAAACTAAATAACTTGACAAAAGGCGAATTGGTGTTGTCAAGTGTTATATTTGATGTGGGTAATCAAGACGAAACAAAAACAGCACCAACCATAGCTAACCACATATGAGCAGCTAACCACATATGAGCATATGTTGCATCACTATAAAAAAAGCACAACAGCGCTACAAAAACGTACTATAGTGCTTAGTGTGCTTATAAATGTAACAATTATGCACTTAATCACTTAACACATATGTAAATATGTACATATGTTGTGGTATGGTGTATTGGTGGCAATACAATGAATATGAGTAAAATGAGTAAAAAGTGTTATTAATGGATAATAGTTGAATAAAGGGAGGATTTGGGAGAAATAGGGATAAATAGTATTTAGTAAGCGATATTGGTGTATGTGTGATGTTAGTGTGATGCTAGTGATGTTTAGGATAGTGTAGGTAGTATATGTGGTGAGGTTAGTGGTTAATGGTTTAGGGTAGTGAGTGATATATGTGGTAGTGGTACACTGTGTGATGTTAAGTAGGGGTAGGGGGGGTGTTGTTATAAAAAAGAGAGGGGGGGGCTTAAATAGCCTATGTAGTGGGGGGGGCTATATGAAAAACCCCTCTTGGTATAGAGGGGGTACTTGTAGGAGATAAAGGTTGATGTGTGTTTATTTGTATATCAATATGTTGCGTACTGTGCCTGGTGACCATTTTTTACCTGTTCTGGTTGGTATGTTATTATTATTTAAATAGTCTGCGATACTTTGCAGAGTAGTGAATCCATTATTTTTTAGATTATGCATAACAGGCAACAGTTTGTTTTTAAAGTCTTGTTTGGCTTTAGCTGCGCCTATGTTCATGTCTTTAACTGATTTTTCTGGATTTGGTCCGCCGAGTTTGACACCACGATGTTTTGCACGTTGAATACCTTTTTTGGTTAATTCTGATATAGAGATGTTTCTGGGTTTGTTGATATGGTGTACTTTATCGTGGCAAGATTGGCAGAGAGGTATGGTATTTTTGCCACCTAGAGATGTTGGAACTACGTGGTGATATACTATATTGGTAGTACTATTGCAATCAAAGCAACAGTTAGTGTGTATAGATGTGATCATAGTATACTACTATAGTGTATGGTAGTATATTGGTCAATTTTATAATATGATGTATATACTGTATTAATATATCCCCCGAGCAAATATGGGAGGGGGGTGCTTTACAAGTTGGAGAGTATGTGGTATGATGGTGATATATGGCGAATGAAACTAAGAAGCTCAATGGGTATAGGTTAAAGAACAAGTATGATGAATATTTTAGGGGATGTGGTATAGACATTGGGTGTGGTGGTGATGTTTTGAGTAAGATGATATTTAAGAATATTGATAGTGTAGTTGTTTATGATAAGCAGTTTGATGTTAGCAATGATGCTATGTATTGTGGTAATATAGGTGATGGTGTGTTTGATTTTGTGTATAGTTCACATTGTTTGGAGCATATGGACAATCCGTATGAGGCGTTTAGTAATTGGTTGAGGATATGTAAGGTGGGTGGATATGTGATAGTTGCGATACCGCATGAGATTTTTTATGAAAAGTGTAAATGGCCATCTGTGTATAATGGTGATCATAAGACTAGTTGGACATTGGAATTTGCGTCTAATTTACCCAAGTCAATTAATGTGATAGATTTTTTGAAGCATTTTGATGATGATATTGAGTTAATTAGGTGTAATAGTATAGTTAGCGATTTTGATTTTAATAGATTTGATGAAGATCAAACTAGAGCAGATGCTATTTGTCAGATAGAATTTGTAGTGCGTAAGAAGTAAATAGTAATACCCCGCGCAAATATGAAGAGGGGGGCTATATGATTAAGCGGGTATATATAGGGGGGTGGTTGTTAGGATGTTATAGTGTTGACAGATGGTGAAGTGTGTGGTATTATGGGTATATATGAATGTGGTGAAGATGAATAATAATCATACTGAGTATGATATAGTTAATGGTGAGTGGGTACGTAATGATAGTGACGATACGTTGTGTGTATATTTGTCGATACGATTAGATATAAGAGGAGTTATGGGCAGTCTTGATTTTGGTAGGTTTGGTGGAATACGAGATTATTATGTGCGTAATTGTTATGGGGTGGGGTATACTAGTTGTAGCAGCAAGTGTGTGGGTGGAGTGTTGACTAATAGGGCTGTATTGGATCCTTGGAATAGATGTTTCAAGGTATTTCCTTATAAATATGTGAAAAATGTGAAGTACAGTTATGAGGGATATTATAGTGATGTGGTGTATGGGACGGTGTATGGAGATGAAGATAAATGTAAGTTATCAGAGATTAGGCACAATGTGATATTATTGACTACTACGGTAAATGGTTGTATGGTGTATTGTGTTGATATATTGGCAGGAGTGTATAATTGTGTGTGATTGTTAATATATTTAATATCTTTATAATTACCCCACACAAATATGAAGAGGGGGGCTTATAAATTATAATTTGGGTTTTAATCTTGACAAACTCTAGTGAAGTGGTGTAATATGGTTCAATAAATGATGGCAACGATTAAATATCAAGCTGAATTGTTAAAGACTCACACTGATTATCCTATTACTAATAATCAATGGAAGTTAATGAGCATAATGAGCAATGGTTTAGGGTTATGGGATTATTTGGATACATTACAATTGGCTCCAATTAATGTCACAACGCAATTTTCACGTTGTGGTACAGCACGATTTGCGGGTATCAAAGAATTTTACTTACGGGAAAGGTATCCTAATTGGATAGGTTATGATCTTGACCCTTGGGGACGTAAATTTGTAGTTATGCCAATGAATAAACGGACACATACATCAATGTATCAGTATTATTGTTACGGTAGTATTAATCTTAATTTGAATGTGGATGTAATTGTAACCACTGTAAATAAATGCAGAGTTTACTGTGTGGATGTAACAAAAGATATATGAATGATATTGATTTATATACAAAGTATAGTATAACCAACAAATATTGGAATTTGAGTAAACAAACCAATGTACATTATGTGGGTATTGGTGCGCTTATAAGGGGGTTGTATGCAATACAAAAATTGGGTAGCAATGTTGGATTGCCTCCATATGGCAATAGCAAGCTATTACCATTTGATGTGGAGTTTGAGTGTGCTAAGTTGGATGATAAGATACGTAATTATTATTATAGAACTATTATTCCCCAGTGTTTATTTAGCAACGATGATTATAAGAATTTAGGCATATATAATACAGATCCGTGGCTACGTGCATTTCCAATTTATATGACTGGTGATTATAACAATAGATATGTTGATGCATATGCATCAATTGATGCATTGAAGAATAATAGTTCTTGTGTATATAGTTATGTGCTATTTTATAAGGACAGGTTAATACGAAGTAATAGTAGATCTAATTTGATGAGTGGCAGTGTACCATTGGCTATAATGCATGTAACAACATTGGAGGGTAAACCTATAGTTTGCGTGGATATTACTCATTAATATGGGTGGGGGGTATAAATGTGACGAAGTTGTTACGAATGGGGCAAATTGAATTTTATGGTATACTTGCGTGAATATCTATGGTAGATTGGGTTACATAGTTTCATAGTGTTTTCTGAGTGGAAAGTTGTTTATGAAATTGTGTGGTATATAATAAATAAGATAATAAATAAGATAATAAATAAGATAATAAATAAGATAATATGAAGATTGTAAAAAATATGAAGTTTGGGTTATTGATTGCGTGTGTGACATTATTAATGTCAGTGTTTACCGGCGTAAATGTGAGGGGGGATACCAATTATGTTAGTGGTTATTTGTATGGAAACCACAACTGGGTAGCTACCAATACATATATTTTGACTGGATTTACTTATGTGATGAGCAATGCGGTATTAAATATTGAAGCTGGTACTGTGGTTAAGGGATCGTCTGGAACAGGCACTAGTGGTACTGCGGCAAATGACTTTGGTTGTTTGTTTGTGTGTAGGGGGGGTAAAGCAAATGCTAGTGGTACTGCTAGCAAGCCTATTATCTTTACTGCTGAGGTGGATGATGTGACTGATAGTGGTGATTTACCATTTCCAAGCAGAGGTTTGTGGGGTGGAGTGGTATTGTTTGGTAATGCTAGGCTAAACAATGCTGGGTGGACTACTAATAATGTGAATTATGAAATTTATGAAGGATTGCCTGATTTGTGTGTAACTAATGGTGTTACTGGACAGGTTGATTATCTGCATAGATTTGGTGGTAGTGATGATAATGATAGTTCGGGTGTATATCGTTATGTATCAGTTCGTCATGGTGGCAAGAAGTTGACAACGGATAAGGAGATTAATGGATGGTCATTGGGTACAATTGGCAGAGGTACAACTATGGAGTATTTGGAAGCATATTGCATTGCTGATGATGGATTTGAGTTCTTTGGTGGATGTGTAAATACAAAGTATTTGGTATCGGCGTTTAATGATGATGATGGATTTGATACTGATATGGGATATAATGGATCAAATCAATTTTGGTTTGGTATTCAAGAACCAGGCGCAAAAGATAGTGGTGCTGAACAAAATGGTCAACCACAACCACCTGATGTGAGAGTAAGTGGTGCTTTGCCATTGGCTAATTATACGGTTGTTAATGCTACATTGATTGGAGCTGGTGTTGGTACTAGTGCTAATGATGCTTTGCGTTTTCGTCAAGAGAACAAGTCACGTTGGTACAACAGTATTTTTACTGATTTTGGTGGTGTACGAGTACGTATTGATGATGATGGAGTATCTACGCCTGAATTGAAGAACAATATTTTCTGGGGTTACAAGGTTGGATCTAATGAAGATTATGGTGGTACTTATGTATCTGCTACTAGCAATCCTACGATTGATCCTAGGTTAGTTAGTATTAGTCGTAGTCCGGATGGCAAGTTGGATCCTACATTGCGTAGTGATAGTCCTGTTTATAATGAACCACATACATATCCTGTTGGATTTGACAATGTGAATTTTACAGGAGCGTTTGGTACACGTAATTGGGCACAGGGATGGACAGCATTGAGTGACGAGGGATTTTTTGCTGAATATGTACCCCAAGCAAAGTCTCCAGTATTAAGTGTATCATCTACTGCAACTGCATTGAAGATTAATTTTGTGTCTGAGTTGGGCAGAACATATAGTATTCAAAGCAGTGTGGTACCTGATCAGACTACTAATGATAGGCAGGTTGTGAGTCAGAATATTGTGGGTTATGTTCGTTTGAATCTTACCCAGGGATATAATTTGATTGGTAACCAGCTAAATAATGGTAATAATCTAATTGGTAATGTATTGAATGTACCAGATGGCACTACCATTTATAAGTTTGATGGTAAGTATTCAGCCAATTCATATGTTGATGGTGCTTGGGATCTACCAACTATGACATTACCAGTTGGTGAAGGATTCTTTATTAATGTTCCTAGTGCTACTACCATTACATTGATTGGTGAAGTTAGTCAGAACAATAACAAGACATTGGCTAATGGAATTAGTTTGTTGTCGGTTCCAATGGCAGTGGGTGGTAGTTTGACTGATGTGGCTGGATTGGTAGCTAATGAGGGAGATGTTGTGTATCAATGGACTGGCACTGGATTTGGTGCTAAGGAATTTGTTGATGGTGTTTGGTCTCCATCTGTTCCTATTGTTAAAGTTGGTGAAGGTTTCTTTTTGAAGGGAAGTGGACGTAGTTATGTATTGAACAATGGTGGTAACAATAACAATTGGAAGGTTGTACAATCAGGTGTGGTGGGTACTGGATCTGAATTGAGTGTGAATGTGAGTGTTGTTGATAGTGTTGGCTTTATTAGAGTTGTGGTTGAGTGAAGTAGAATAAAGTTATAGATAAGATCCCCGTTGATATTTTTATTGACGGGGATTTTTTATTGTGGTAAACTTGGTCTAGATTTTATATTTATTAAGATATGACTAAAAACGAACTTAAACAATTGATCAAAGAAGTGCTTGCTGAACAAAATGCACTTACAACACTACAAATTTCTACAGTTGGTGGGGGTACTACACTATTACTATATAGAGGAGATGCTAGACAAACTGAAAGATCATCTGATAAGCATTATAAGACTCCAACAAAATTTAAAGATTTGATTGCATCATTGAATACTACAGGTGGTATGACTAGTGATGAATCAATTAAAAAGATATTGAAAAAGTTGACCCCAGCACAATTAAAAGAGTTGGCGAGAGAAAAGATTGTGGTTAGTGATAAAGTATCTATAGATGAAGCTAGTATCAATGAAGTACAAGGATATGTATTTGGTCCAATGGAGACTCCAAGCAATTGGATATCAACAAATGCTAAGCCCAAGATGAAGAATGGTACCAAGAAGTGGGTTGTATCAGCTGTTGATTTTCAAAAAGCATTTCCAAATATTCAAATGAAACAATTGCCAACTACGCCAAGTAAATATTCCAATTATTATGTGGTTGACAATGAAGGTGACTTGATTGCTTATTCACAATCAAATATTGGTAGTAGTTTAGATTAATTAGAATATATTAAATGTACCCCAACACTAAATGGTGTGGGGGTTTCTATTTATAAGATAATGAGACGCATAGTAACTACAGATAAAAACGGCAAAAAGAAATTAGTAAATGTTCCTAGTTATGACAACGCATATGTCAATAATCAACTAGGTCAACCAGCATATGATGTAGGTACATTTAGCAATGGTGATGGATTTGTACCCAGTGAATTATTTGCTGCTGGTGAAAAGGGTGTTTGGTATGATATCAGTGATTTGTCTACATTGTTTCAAGATTCAGCTGGAACTATACCTGTTACTGGTGATGGTCAAACAGTGGGTAAAATATTGGATAAATCAGGCAACAATATTCACGCTACACAAGCTACTGCTGCAAATCGTCCTACATATAGAGTTGATGTTAATGGTTTATCTTATTTACAATTTGATGGGGTTAATGATAGTTTAGTGAGTAGTACCTTGAATTTGAGTACCACAGATAAAGTAACGTGGTCGTCTGGATTGTATGTTGATAGTGCTGCCGCTGGAGCAGTAGTAATGGAATTTAGTGCAAATACAAATACAAATGCAGGAACTTTCTATTTGTCAGCTCCAAGTAGTGTTTTGGATCACGGTTTTGGATTAAGAGGAAGTAGTGCATCACCTGTATTTGCTGTAGTTTCAAATGTTCCTATCAATAATCAAAATTCGGATATTGCTACAGGTATATTGGATATTGGACAAGCTACAAAAGAATTGGAATTGATTCCTAGATTGAATCAAACCACTATAACAAATATTAACTGGTCAGGTGCAGCAAATGCTGGTACTGGTAATTTTGGTAGTTATCCATTGTATCTTGGTGCCCGTGCTGGCACATCATTATTCTTTAATGGACACGTATATCAAGTAATCATTAGGGGTGTTACATCAACCACTGATGAAATATATAAGACAGAACGATATATTATAGATCGTATGCCTTAATGTTTACATAACGAATATATCGCCTACACTAGCTCCTAAAACATCTTCAATTAGATATGGTATTGTATTTGCAATACTATCTAATTTTTCTTGTGCTTCCTCTAAGTTTTGTGTAGTTGCGATAGTTTTGTTACCATAAGGACCAAATCCTACCAAAAGATTTTTAGTAAGTGGATTGAATGTAATTTTACCATCTTTTAAATATTGTACAAACAGTTCATAGTAAAATTCAAAGTATCTACGAGATAGTTTACCGTCTCTTGCACTGCGCATTGTACCGATGTGATTAAACAATCTACCTTTGGCTAAGTCGAATGTTCTTGATTTTTTGTAATCACTATTACCGTATCTTGTACTTTCTTTGCTTTTGCCGTAAATCTTTAATAGTTCGTCAAATTCATTATCTAACCATTTGGTATAGTCTTGAAATTGAGGCGTTCTATTCATTGCGTGGCCTACTCTATGAATTATAGTCCAAGCTGTCATTGGAATTTTATCAGCAGCAGTATTACCCACGAAGAACACCGTGATGTTATTGTTATTGATTTCGATTTGATTAGGATTTAGGCCTAATCCTTCTGGATATGGTTTTACAATGAAATCGTAGGGTACTTTGCCTTTTTCACTAAATTTTCTGAGACCTGGTTTATTAACAAAGTAAAAGTCAAAGTCAACTGATGTATTTTTTAACATATCTTTGACTTTTTGAATTGTTACAGGATGATTTAAAGCTGCTCGATCTCTTGGATCTTTGTATGAAGCGCCTTTGTCAAATCCGCCTATGGCTGTGTATGTGCCTAGTGGCGCTTCGTTTAGTATGTCTTTAAGTTTAATCATAGTGATTTAATATAAATATCAGTTTCCCGCTTTAATTCATCTTCTGGTACATTATCTAGTTGATCGCCATACTTTTGTGTCCAGAATTGTTTGATCTTGCCTAAGATTGGACCTGGCTTAATATCAAAGTTTTGCATAATCCATTCACCACCATATTTAGATTTAACTGGGGTAAATGATTCAATTTCTTTGATCTTATCCAAATAAGATTGATATTTGTCTGGAAATAGTTTCTTTAGAAAATAATCTGGGTCATTTATAGTTTTATGTTTATTTAGATTTATCAATGATGTTCTAATATAATCCGCACTTGGTCTACCAGCTCTGACACGTTTTCTATCACTATGATTCATTGTTTGACCTTTATAGTCATTGATATCAAACATTGGACTGCTACTAATAAACTTTACAACATCATCATTGTTTTGAATATCATCATAATCATTTAGTACATTACCATAACCAAGTATCTTCAAACCATCTTTTAGATTCTTGGTTATTAGTATATCGTGATGTCTACCACTTTTATCTACATAAATCTTTAGGAAACCTGTTGTAGCATATTTGTAACCATTTTGTCTGGCCATTACGCCTAATATACCACTAAAGTCTCCTAGTGCTAAATAAGTCTTTTGTGCGTCAAAGTCTTCATCATTATCAGTGTGTATAAAGTCTATGTGTACATCTTTACCTAAATTAGATTTATAAAGCACACTATAGATATTACCATTACGACTATACTCTTTAGCTTTGTTACCAAGTACGTTTAATAATGTATTCTTAACATCATTTCCCCCGGTTAATACAATGTCTATATCTCCGTGATCTTGTTTGGATGGTAATGATTTGCTTAATTCAAACTTATTGAATTTGTTACCCAGACGATTTTGTAGTTCGTCATAGATACTATTCATTTCAGATGTGGTAACTCTACTGGCTTTAGTGCCAAATAGCTTACCGCCTTCTTTTAATAGATCCATTAATTTGATCATATTATTTAAAAAATAATCTATAGTCTGTTAATGATGTATAGTCTATTGATTTTGTGATATTATTTAATATGTAGTTATTAATAAAATATTCACACAATCCACATCCCAATATCCATTCCCACATTTTATGTAAAATTATTTTATTATCGTTTAATTGGTACATAAAAAATGCTTCTGTATAATCACTATTAACCAATGTTGTTATTGTATAATCTCCGGCGGTATATTCATAAATATCGAATTTTTCAAAAGTTCCTATTTTTCTAGCAACTTCTTTTACGCCTATCGTAAACAAATAAGTGCCACTAAAGCTATTTAGTTTATTGGGATCAAAATCAAGTGGCGATATTTTAAGAGGAGTTTCAAATAAAGACACTAGATCTTTATGAGAAGATTCAAATACTTCACACAAAGTAATCATAGGTTTATAAAGTACTTGCCATTCGGACCACTATATTTGAATCGGGTAATTGGTAGAGCTATATTTAGATTATCTTTGATATGTGGAAAAGTACCTTTCTTTACATAAGCTAGAGTCATATGGGGATTGTATGTAGGATAACTATCATTATTAGGATAACCATCACATCTACGTCTTAGTTCTGTGAGTGTAGGACATTTTTGTACTTCAAATTTTACCACATCGTACTTTTCATTTTCAAATAAGTTGAGTGCTTTTAATACAATATTGAATGGTTTCATTCCTTGTAGTATTTTAGCCACGTTCATTTTACTTAAATCGGGTTCAAAACCATATTTTAGTGAAACGTGTGGTTCAGTATCATAACCGTATGTAGGATCGTTTGGATCTGTATATAGTATTTGTGGAGGTATTGCAGTTCTACCTAATCTAATAACGTGTGGTCCATAGGTAGGACTCACTTGTGCCATTAGACATCCTTTTTCAACGTGACGATTTTCTGAAAGTATCATATCTTATAAATATACCACGAACAAAGATACAGATCAAGAAAGTACTTGACTTTGTTTGGGGAAGCTGTTAATATAAATTATATGACTATTGAAAAGACTTATAAACTAACAATTAAAGACACCGCATATTTTCTTACTGAAGAAGAAGTATCAGCTTTGTATACAGAGTGTGGTAAGGCATTGAAGATTAGTGCAACCAATCCAAATTGGCCTACTTATCCTCCGGGTGTAAGAAAGCTTGATGATAACACTTCGACAGGAAACCCGCAATGGCCTACTTATCCATACACACAGTGTGGAGATGTGCCTTTTGGTACTACTACAAGTGGTACTACTGACAATTCAGTGATGGATTGGCATAACTATCATAGTGTTACTGGTGGCATTAAATCTGCCAATGTACCATCATCTAAGGGTATTAATTTTCTTTCAGATGATATGACGACTATCAAAGACAATAACAACTGGCGTTCATCTGTACAACAAGCACTTGATAAGCTTAGTGCTAAAACTAATGTTACTACGAGTGACGGCACTACAATTAGATAATATATGAGCAAACAGATTTATATTGAGAAGTTGGCAGAAGTGACGGGCGGATTACCTGCAATAAAGATGGAAGAACATATTGCGGGTGAATCTCAAGGTGATAATTACAGCATTCCGATTGAATATAACTTAGAGGGTTATCTACTATATGAAATTGAAGTGGGTAAGAATGTGATTATTGATAGACTCAAGCGTAATGGTGTAGAGGTGCGTGGTGTGTTTACTACATCCAGAGTGACTGAGGTGGGTGATAAGTATTTTAAAACACAAAATTCTGTATATAAATATTCATTTCTGTGAGTTCTATTAAAATTACACAATTACCAAATGGACCGTGGCGTGAATATGCGTTAGAAGCGCAACGTCGTGGACTTGAAAAGATTAGTGATTGTCGTTTAAGTGGTACTGATGTAATTTTAATTGGTGCTATTGATATGATACGAGAATTAAATGAAAAGATAACAAAGTTAGAATCTAAATCAGAATAAATTTTTGTGAATGTTACCGCAGCAATAAATGTTCCGTGTGTAAGTCAGACCAACTTATGGAAAGGATGCTTTGAAGATCATTTTTTAAGTGGTAAAGAAATTGATGCTAAGTATCCTATTTTAAATACTAAGTGGAAATACTCACATCATAAATTGCGAGATGGCTATGATGGATATTATTATGCTTATGAAAAAGACATTGGCACAGGAATAATGTTTGACCCGTGGCTTAGAGAGTTTAAAGTTAATATGCCTATTGCTGACGATGTATATAAATCAAAAATGTATTATACCACTGTGGAAAGTAATCTGATATTGTTGGTAGTATATAAAAAGAAAGATTGATATGAATGTTACCGCAACAAAAATTTCTGGTGAAGAAATACACAAAAAGTATCCTATAACAAATACTAAGTGGAAATATTCAAATAGAGAGTATGATTGGAATGATAATAATGGATATTACTATTCCAATTATAAAGATTGGATTACAGAAATAATCACAGATCCATGGCGTAGAAATCTTATTAATAATGACAATCCGATTAATAGAACTGAATTATACTCTATTTTTTCTACAACCGTGGAGGGTAATAAGATTATATTGATAATTTATTTAAAGACATATCGCTGACGATGTATATAAATCAAAAATTGATATGAATAATGAAAATACTGAACATAAAGTGGATGTAACATTCACAACTGGTGAAGCAACTAACGAATATTTAAAAAATAAAATAATACCTATTATCTATATGAATGAAGAAGAATTTGATATAAAGGACGATAGACGGACATATTATTACAACATTCGTGGTACGATGGAACCAGACTATGAAAGTATGGCGGCTTATCTATTGGATGTAGGTATATTGTTTGTAAGTTCAGCAATCAGTAAACACAATGGTAAAGATTGTTTGGCATTGTATGTATTAATTAATGATTATTTTGTACCCGCTTCAGATGGTGAAGAAGTAACATATGATGAATTGCCAAAGTTGTATGAATTGTATAAAGAAAGAAAACACGATGGTGTTTCTCAATTTGTAGCAGATAAACGAGGTATACCAAACATTTATTGGAAGGATGAAGGTAGTGACTTTCAGAAAAGAGTTAAAGAAAAGAGTTGACTTGTTATAAAGTGTGTGGTAGACTGATTAAGTAAAGTAAAAAACAAATGAAAAACTTTTGGGAAACACAAGAGCCTAATTTTGTCAATGAACTTGGAATCAAGTGGTATATTGATGAATTGGTTACACAGTATTGTTTGAAAGAAAACATTAGTGGTGTATTTCTTGACAATGTTCTTGCCTATGTAGTTGTATTGCCCGATGGTAATACTGATAGAGTATTGGTAGATGTGAATAAGCAAGAAGTTATTTATGCTACCAAAAATCTCGAAGAAATTGGCGTGGAGATTGACAAACTTAAACTGCTGAAATCATACGAAAAGAAAAACAACTAAATTAAATAAATTATATGCCTACTGGTTATACCGCTGATATTTACGATGGTAATGATGTTTCATTCCGTGATTTTGCATTGAAGTGTGCAAGGGCTTTTGGTGCTTGTATTGAACAACGGGATGATGATGCTAATGATAAGCCTAAGTTGATTGAGAAGAACGACAAAGATAATTATCACATTAAGAGGATTGAAGAAGCTAAGAAGTGGAAGAAGCCTACCAAGGCTGAATTTGATGATTATGTGAAGAAGCAGACTGCTTATTATAATGAACAGATTGATAAGCAAAATAAGTTGAAGGATTCTTATCAACAGATGTTGGATAAGGCAAATGCTTGGACTCCTCCTACTAGTGAACACGAAGGTTTGAAGCAGTTTATGATTGATCAGTTGAGTGATAGTTTAAAGAATGATTGTGGAAATGATTATTACCAGATGGAACTATCACAGATTGAATCTTATACATATGAAGGTATGGTTTCTGATATGCGTGCTTCAAATAAGAGGGATATTGAGTATCATACTGAGCAATTGAAGAAGGACAATGAACGGGTTGATACTCGTAATGAGTGGATTAGTGCATTGTATAAGAGTTTGGAGAATTAATATTATGAAGAGTTCATTTAGCATTACTGAGATTAAGGATGACCGAGTTATTATTTTGGATAACAATATGGGTGGTAGGAGTGTAACCAATGATGCAGAGAATGTTGTAGAATATTTGTATAGTGTATATGGTGACCGCCGTGTATTTTATATTGATACTGAAGGCATTTTAGATGAACTAAGGCACAACAAGGGTGAATTTGTTGGCTTTGGAAGTTAAAACTGCTTGACTTTCTCTAAAAAGCTGGTAGACTATTGTTATGAAAGTTAAAAAATTGATTGAACTATTGTCACAAATGAATCCTGAATTGATGGTTGTGGTTGCTGGTTATGAAGGTGGTGTTGATGAAATGGATAAGTTTGAAATGTGTGATATTGAATTGAATGTCAATACTGAGTGGTATTATGGCAAACACGAAGTATTGGAAAAGGGAGATAAACCACAAAACAAAGATTCAACTATTGTCAAGGGAGTTCGTTTGATTGGTGACTGGAGTTAAAAACTATATGAAGACTAATAAAGCGTTTACATTGATTGAGTTGTTGATTGTTATTGCTATTTTGGCTATTATTGCTGGTATATTGATATCAATGGTTAGTAGTTTTCCAAAGTTGATTTTTTATACATTTGTATATTTTAGTATACCCGCAATTATTTTGGGGGGATTACTAAAGTTGAACCAAAAATACAAGTGGCTTGTAAAGAAGTGGTATAGTAAGACTCTTTATGATTATAAATTGAAGAATGGTGGTACTCTTGATGGAGATATTGTTAATCATAATATGATGGTATTCTTTATTATTTGGCCAATTTATTTGCCAGGTATTGTGACTTTTGTTGGTGGTAAGGAAGTGTATCATCGTTATTTGAAGAATATTTTTAGTATTCCAGAGGACAAACAATAATTTATGAAACCTGATAAAGAAGGATTGTGGGAATGGATTGACGATGATGGAAAGACGCAAATTGTCAATGTGATTAATGTTGCTAAAGAATTAAATGATGTGTGGCTCAGAGTGTATTATCTGGGTGGATATTATAATGTCTATGACAATTGGATTGGAACTGAAGATGAAGATTTTGGTATATCTGAGTGGCCAGATAGATGGGGTAGATATGTTGGAACTCTTCATAGTATTCATCTTGAACAAACTTACGGAGGTAATTTATGACATATAAAGAAAAAGATATATTGGCAATGTTTAGTGAACTTAATTCAATGTTTAATGAATTAATTCGTGATTATAACGCTGCGTTGGATGATATTGTAAAATTAAAGTCGGAGATTGATTGGTATAAGAAATATACTGACAAGTTGGTTGAACATAAGGATATGGTATGTTTACCAGCTGATTTGAAGAATTTACGTGAAAGTAATGCTGCACTAGCAACTGAAAATGAAGAGTTGAAGAATAGAGTTAAAACATTGAATGAAGTTGTCTGTCAGGCTTGGTTTGCTGATGTAGAAGAAAAGGATAAGCAAATTGAATATTTACTAAAGAAAGTGCGGGAACTTAGTGATCCTGAATTAAAGGATGAACCTACAGAAGAAGAGTTGAATAGTCTTTTTATGGATACTACACAGGTTGATCCTAAAGACATTGAATTTGAAGCAGAAATGTTGGTAAAGTGTGTAGAAGAAGCTGCGTCAAACTTGAAGTATTTTAATGCTACCACTGGTAAATGGTATAACGCAGTACTGATGCAGAAAGACCCAGAAATTCTGGCTCTTAAAGACCTAGAACCAAAGTTGAAGTCAATAAAGGAACATAATAATCTTTTTACCAAAGAAATAGCTTTTAGCACTGGAATTGCGTGTCCCAAGTGTGGTTCTGAACTAATGTATGTGGACCAAAACTTGTTGTTGTCAAGTCCTCCTCAGCGTAGAGTTCAATGTAGCAAGTGTAATCATATTGATTATATTTTGGTTTGACTTTTAGTATTTGTAATTATATTTATAGTATATGACCAAAAAAGAACTTAAAGAATTTATTAAAGAAGTAATTCGTGAATCTGGTGACAATCGTCCTGTTGTCATTCGCCCTCGGCGACCTCGTTCAGAGCGTATTAAGGATGCTAAAGAAAAAATCATTAAATTGAAAGCTGAATATGACAGAATCATTAAATTGAAACATTCTGAAGATTATTTAGATACAAACGATCCTCAAGCTAGAAACTTTCACAATAAAAGATTGAAAGAAATACCCAAAGAAATTTCTAAAATCCGTCAACGGATTTTGGATGATGTATAAGTTGTAATATACATATGATGTTGAGAGAATTAAAAGAAATCATTAAAGATTTACCAGATGACACTCTAATTGAAGTATTAAAAAGTGATGGTAATACTGAATATGTTATGGATATGTGGGTTGATATGATTGATAATGAAAAGGTTGTTGTAATTGTTCCGAACTGATATATTTATAGTATATGACCAAAAAAGAACTTAAAGAACTTATTAAAGAAGTAATCAGTGAAGAAACACAATCTGTAGACCCGGAAGAAATTTTGGGTAAAATATTAGAATTGACAATAAGTGATACATCTGACCCTCTTCTTATATTAATGAAAATCCGTACTCTAGCAAAAAATTATTTTGATAAAGTTGGATATAAGGTAAATGAAGCTGGTGGTTATGAAGATGGTATTAAGGATGCTAAAGACAGAATGAAGTATGTTGCTTTGAGAAAGATGGAGAAGGATCATTTGGCAAAGAGCAAGATAACCAAAGATATCAAGAAACAACATCATTTAGATATGGCAGACAAGTATTTGCAACAAGCACTAGATATTGCTAAAAAACATAATGTGGTTGATTGATATTTGATTAATATACTTAATTAAAAGGCTAACGGATTAATTTCTGTTAGCTTTTTTTGTTTTTCCCGGTTGACTTTCAGAAATCTTTGTGGTAAAGTGTGTGTATGCAAGAAGGTGATAAGTTTATTCATACTGATAGATTTGGCAAGAAACACGAAGTAACCTACACTGGAACCCGGCGTGAAATTAAGGGATGTGAATTTGAGTTTTTTTATGAAACTGGCAAGGAAGGGTGTTGTTTCTTTACAGATAGTGAAGTAGCTAAAATGGAGAAGATTTCTGATTGACTTAGTATAATCCCCGTAGTAAAGTAAGTGTATGAAACATTGTCTTAAACAGAGAGAAAAACTTGAGAAAAAGTTTACTTTTGTTACAACTGGAGTTGATGGCCCGTGGGAAAAAGATGAGGTAACTATTAAATTTCATAAAGAGACAAAGAAGAAAAATGATTATCATAAGTTTTGTGCCAGAATCAGTATGTGGGGAACAGATGATTTTGGTATGGAACTAATCAATGCTTCTGAACAAGACTACCATACTATGGTAAATCTTTGCACAAAAAATACACCGACCATTGATGTTCTTAAAAAAATGGGTTATGATTTTTGTTGACTTTCAGAAAACCCCGTGGTAAAGTAATTGTATGAAAATGACCAATGAAAAGAAATTAGAAATTGTGACCCTAACATACAATATTAAACAGCTGTGTGATAATATTGACCAACTAGTGTTAGGACAAGGCGGCGCTCTTTGTTTCAGTAGCGGACATTTTGCAGAAATTAACTATTTGTTTGAATTGGCTGAAGAATTGAAAGAAATTAACAAAGACTAATAAAAGACTTTGTTGGTGTTGTAAACTAATACTATGAAGTATAAAATTCCTAAGTGTTACTGGTGGTATTTTCCCGATGAAGATATGCGGGTATTTACCACTACGCAACCTACATATTTCCGTAGATTTGTGATGTGGTTGTTTCATAATGCTGAATTTGTTATTGAATACAAGGAGATTGACACGCAGAATATTAAGCAATATCAGAAAGAGGTAGAAATTGGAGAATAATTAATATGACCAACGACGAAATTAATATTGTTATTGCAGAATATCGTAATTGGAGGAACATTAAAGAGATTGATTATCAACCATTTGGAACAGACCCATATATTGATGGACCTGACCAAATGCTTGTGGGAATACATCCAGAATCAGATAGTGATAGTGATGAATGTGAACCTATACCGAACTATTGCAAAGATTTGAATGCAATTCAAGAAGTAGTAAATACTTTAAAAGATCCAATTCAACAATCTTATTATGTTTATTATCTTGGAGATTGGAGTACCTTTGAAAAAGGTGAATATGCGACATTCGGAATTGTAAATTCTACCGCTAAAGAAAGAGCAAAAGCGTTTCTAAAAACAATTGGTAAATGGGAACAATAATATGACTGATACTGAATATATCAAAAAGTTAGAAGAGGCTCTATATGATTCACTTACGTTGAATATTAATTGGGTAGTTACTGCCTTAAAATCTGATTTAGAGTATCATAGTGAATACGCTGCTGTAATTAAACAGGCTAAAGAAGCGTTAAAACTTTCCAAAAATCCAAAGATGCACAATATATGAAATTTAAAGTAAGTTATTATGATTATGTCACGGATAAACATTTAACGAAGGATTGTGATAGGATGGATTTTTCTAATGGGGATTATCAATTTTCATTTTATCCTGTGGATAATCCTGTTAAGATTTATAAGGCTATAACTATTGACCATCCCAAAATTAAAGTTCATCAAAATCAACAATGGGGTATCAAAATTATTGTTACAGGATATCAATGTATGAAAGATGGTGATTATTGGAAAACTGATACAACATTTGAAAGTGTAAAGGAAGATTGATATGAAAAAACCATTTAAAGAGTTTCTTAATACCCTCAAGGAATTAAAAAAATTAGAATCACAAGAAAGATTGCCCAGTTATTTTGATATGATGTGGGATATTAAATATGGTTATCAGCTTATTGAATATTTGAAAACGCATAACAACCCTGATGTGTATTCAGCTTTGGCTAGGCACGGGTATGATGCAAAAAAAATTAAAAGAGAAATAAATAATTGATATGGACATTAAAAAGACAAAAGAAAAGTTAAGTAACTTATCTGAAAAAGATTTGGATTTGCTAGATATTATGGTTTTTAGAGAAAAAGCTGACTGACGCAAGCTTGAAAATAAGACTAATAATAAAAATGCATTTGATTTTCAAAATCAACAATATAATAATTTAAAGACAATGTTTGATAACGCTTGGATTCATTAATTGATATGACCACAAAACAACAACAAGCATTTGATGATGGATATAAAGTTGGAGATAATAATGACGGAACAAAATGTCCATATCCAGAAGATTCAGATGAAGAGCTTTATTGGCTTAGTGGATATTGTTCTGGGTTGGATAATTATTCCAGAAGTTTTGATATGGGATTGATATGACCACACAAACACGAAAACATAGATTTTATGCGTGGTTACTCAAGCATTTGTTTTTACCAAAATTTGCAGCTAAATGGCTTCTAAAGAAAGTCAGTGACTCTGCACAATACTAAATTAATATGAATAAACCAATAGGAGCAACACAAAAACAATTAGAAGAAAATAACATTGAATGGGTATACCGACCTGATTATAGTCATAGAAATGTATATGAACCAATGTGGGAATTGCGTCATAGTAGTGAATATGATTGGGCTAAGGAACGAACAATGTTGTTGCAAGAAATTGCTAATTTGCGTAGACAAGTAGCAAGATTTGAAGATGCATTGGCTGTGTATAAAGTATGATTGACGACGAATATCAGTTGACCAACAGGCAAAAGGGACAACAAACCAAACTTGGTTGGTTTTGGTGTGTTTGTGACAGACAGATTGTAGGATTAGGGCGTAAATGTAGTGTTTGTGGCAAACGAAATATTAAGAATAGACGCAGACTGAAAAATAAGTCTTGACTTTATATTATTTCAGTGATATATGTATTGATATGAACCGAAGAAAATTTATAACATCAACCGCATTTGCATTGCCATCCGTAGCAGTGTTTGGTGCAATATCAACGCAACCCAAGACTTATAGAAGTTTAACCAGTCTTTTTTCCAATGAGGAGATGACGGAGTGGTGTAACAAAAATGGTATGTATTATGCCAAAGATGATGAACTAAATAAAAAGTTTTTTAAACATCAAATAAATGATGACTTAGTTTTTATGGATAAACATTTGTTTGATAGAGATAAGTCACTTAGTTATATAAATGGAAATGAACCCCTATTCTGGAATAAAGGTTATAAGCGTGTAGTAATAGACATTTTTACAACAGATGATAAAGAAATTTATTATTGGCCACAAAATAGTGTTGTGATTAGTTGTGTCTTTGGTGAAGAATACAACAAATAATATGAAATATGTTAAATTGATTGCCAAGCCTGATACTTGGTTTAAGGCGGGAACAGAAGTATTTGATGATGACTGCTTTGGTAAAAGGTATACTTTAGAAGCTTATAATCAATGGCTTAAATCAGGTATTATCTTAGCAAGAGGTATCCGTGTATGTGAACACGACTATGAACTAAAGTTAGGATATGAATTAGGTGAAGAAAGACAAGATGGTGAATTATGCAATATCAATGAATTTGATATGACAATTGTTGAAGAATAAGTGCAAATTTTGATTGAAATGTTATAGTAATTTATATTTATACTATGGTATTGTTTAATTGTAAAAAGATTAAACAGAGTCAAGACCCTAAGACTTTTTAACATCTTACACTAGATTACAATATGAGCGGGTATCATATGGTGAGTGAAGACAAAATGTTAAAGGAAGACAAGTAATGTGATACCAATGAAGTTTCTTCCGTGTGTAACTCAATGCCGAGACAAATTCAAGAGTAACGCAAATGAAAATAAACTGGGGTTTGTAGTTTTACAAGCAACTTATTACTAAGAGCGTCCAATACAAAAAGGGCGGTTAACCCAGTGGTAATAAGTGATTGATTAAGAAGAGTATATGCATTTTACTCTAAGACTTTGTGTTCCCAATTATCCAAACAAATTCAGTCAAGAGTAACGCCAAATATAAATAAACCGCTGTAGTTTAATAAAATACTTATAGCATATTATGACGCAGCAATTTAAAACATATACCAATAGTATTACCACTTTAATTGACGCAAACAATTATATACAACAAAAATACGGACCTAATGCAATGTTAGAACAAGTAATTGTTGATGGTAAAACTAAATATCAATTTTGTAATATTTCCTCCGTCAAAAATTATCCCCATAAATTAAAAAGTGTAGCTGCATCAATGAATGTTCTGTTTGCCCACGAACGAGGTTGGATTGCTTATAACAAAAATAAAGAATAATTTTTCAAAAAAAGTCTTGACTTCCCCACGGATATCCTGTAGGATATATACAAGATGAATGCTGAACAAAGACTTAATATTATCAGTAAGATTGCTCAAAATGCTCATAGTTTTACTGATGGGGATGAATACTGGTTGATTGGAATGTTGTCTGATACTACTATGTCAGACGATGCGCTAATGCAACAAATTGAAGTAGTGAAAACAGGATTCCCAGAATACGCTCAATTTTTTGAATGTTCTAAAATTAGTAATATTTCAGCGGTAAACTAAAATAATAATATGAAATACAGAAAAAAACCCGTAATTATAGAAGCAACGCAATGGTTCAAGCATGGCGATCATCCAGAAGTAGTGATACTAAATGGTGTTCCTCCTCAAAATGGTTGGATAAAGACTCTTGAAGGAGGACATATAGTTACTCCCGGTGATTATATCATTACTGGTATAAAAGGAGAACACTATCCATGCAAACCTGATATTTTTGAAGCTACTTATGAGAAAGTTAGTGAGTCAAATAGTTTTTTTAATGGTGCTACTTTTTCAAATAGTTTTTTTAATGGTGCTACTTTTAAAGCTCCCTACCTGTGATTGATTTATTATAATCTATGAGAAAAACGCCAAGAACGGATGCGGTATGGGAACGATTTGCAACTGATACAACAGGAGAGCTTGAGCCTGATGTTGAGTTTTCTACACTAGCCCGTGAGCTAGAAGACGAACTTAAAAATGCGTTAGAAAAAATCAACCAGCTAGAAAACGCTGGTGATGAACTATTAAAATGGCTTACTATAGATGGTGTTTCTTTAAATAATCAACAATTACTTTCAAACAAATGGAATAGAGCAAAGAAATATAAGTCTTGACATCATAATATTTCAGCGGTAAACTAACAGAATATGAATGATAAAGAAATACTATTGATATCAGAACTTCATATTGAAGTGGAAACACTAAAACAAAAGATACAAAAACTAATAGAAGCTGGGGATGCGATGGCTATCTACGCTGAACTTGGAGGCATTCCTCTTCAATTTGTCGGAGTCGTAAACGCATGGAGAGAAGCCAAGGAGGACAATCCGTGATTTTTGAACCTAAAGATACTAATTTCTATTCAACTGACCCAGTTAAAATGCAGATGTATGGTAACTTGTTACAATGTCAAAGAGAGATTGAAAGGTTGAATAAAAAGATACAAAAACTAATTGACGCTGGTGATGTTATGTATACACTACTTGACCCTCCATCAATATCTATGAGAACAACAGAGTATGATAACGCTCTACAAGGTTGGGATGACGCTAAAACTAAGTATTGACTTTCAGAAAAACCCGTGGTAAAGTAATTTTATGAACGCTTATGAAGTGTGGAAGAATTCTGAGGGAATGTCTAAAAACGACAGAATTGATATTTTGTATAAAAATCAAATTCTCAAATATGAGGGGGAAGTAAAAAGTCTTGAAATTCTTATTCAAAATGAAAATTTGAATCAAAAAAATCAACAATTAAAGACTAATAACATTTCTGCTTTAAAAGCTGAATTACAAAAGGTTAGATACAATTTAACAAGAGTTAAAAATCTATTGAAAAATAACTCTAGTCTTTCAGAAAAACCCGTGGTAAATTAGATTAAATGAAGCTTGAATCTGGTAAATTTTATTGGTGGCGCCATGAATTTGAAAAGATATGGCGTATATGTTATATTTATCAAGATTATGATGATAACCAATGGTTAGATTCAATTGGTTGGCCCACAACAAAATTATCTGATTTGGACTTGAATTGCTTTGAATTTATTGAAATTCCTAAACCAATCACTTGACTTTCAGAAATCCCCGTGGTAAAGTAACTAATATGAAACATTGTCTTAAACAGAGAGAAAAACTTAAAAAGAAGTTTACTTTTGTTACAACTGGAGTTGATGGACCGTGGCAAAATGATGAAGTAATCATTAAATTTAATAATTCTTGTATTACTATGTGGGGAACAGATGATTTTGGTATGGAACTAATCAATGCTTCTGAACAAGACTACCATACTATGGTAAATCTTTGCACAAAAAATACACCGACCATTGATGTTCTTAAAAAAATGGGTTATGATTTTTGTTGACTTTCTATAAACCCCGTGGTAAAGTAATTAATATGAAATACACTCTGGAAAGTTTGCCATACGGATCTGTAATACAATACAGAAATAAACGATATTACAAATGTGAAGGTTTAGAAGGTGATATTCTTATGACAGAAAAAAACGGAGGCGTGTGGTATTGTATATCTAATACATCGTGGAAAAAATTTAAGGTTCTTTTTACGCCTTGACTTAGTATAAACCCCGTGGTAAAGTAAATGTATGGAAAAATACACAAAGAGATTCAGTGTAGAAGAAGTTCAAGAAATCTTGAATAAACATATGGGTGTTAAAGATACTAGGATTCATTGTTTAACCTCCCATAACGGAATAAATTGGGATGGAATTGAAATTAGTGTATATGATGAAAATACAACTAAAAGTCCAACTACAACACAACAAAACTCTACATTTTGTAAAATTGCAAAAGACAAATTGCGGGAAATTCAAAACGAAGAACACGAAATAATGGAGTATATTCAGAAAAATATTGATTGTCCGTGGACAGTACCATACAACTATAGTGCTTACTACAGAGATTCAATATTTAGTGATGAACAAAACGCCACAGATTTTGAAAATAATTATTGACTTTCTATAATCCCCGTGGTAAAGTAAACTAACTATATGACTGACCAAGACTTGTTATCTATACTAGGAGAAAATGCGCAGTCAAAAAATCTTACTGCTAAAAAAACCAATGAGATTATGCAACGAGACAAATCTGTAATTACTGGATTTGTTGTAACAGACCCATATGGAAATATTGGAATTGTTGATAAATCAGTGGTAAGATGGATTTCTAAAGAACAATGGAGTCAACTAAAGAACTATGGAGTCAATTATGAATAGACCGCTTAAATTTAGAGTGTGGGATAAAATGCGATTGCAATTCATTTATCCAGAAAACAATAATCAACAACACTTTATCATTGATTTGAATGGACAATTCCATAATCTACAAAATGGTAGCGGTGGCAATGATTATGTAGTTCTAGAATATACAGGCTTGAAGGATAAGAATGGTAAAGAAATTTACGAGGGGGATATCTTAGAATGGAAAGGAGAATTCATTGCAGAAGTATTTTTTGAACAAGAAAATGCTGCATTTGTTATCAAAAGCAAAAAAGGTGGTGGAGCATTTATGAGTGAAAATTATGTGCTTAATTTTCAAATAATTGGTAACATTTTTGAACATAAACATCTACTAGAAAACTAATATGAATGAAGCATACGCATTTACCATCATTTTAATTGCTGCCGCAGTAATAGCAGTTGTTGCATTTATTGTCGGCGTAATTATAAAATACAAACAAGATAAAGAAAACGCAACAAAAAAGAAAGTATATGTCAGCACTCTAGTATTAACATACTGCGGCGTAGGAACCGACCTAATGAACAAAAAAAGGCTCTATTATAAAAACTATACTGAAGAAGAAGCCAAAGTATCATATAAAAAACTACAAACAATAGGTACGCAAACATACCAAAAACTTGATACAATATCAGATACAGATATATTCAATTTTGCAGATGTACTTGTCATCCACAAAAACCAATTCATTGCAATTGAAATAGGAATGCACGAAGAATATGAATAAACCTCAATGGCCAACACTACAAGATAGACTAAATCACCCATTAAAAGATGAATTAACCGCTTTACAACAACTAAAACAAGTGTTACCATTGTCAAAACAAGCACAAGAACTATATGATAAACTATCTAAAGAATCTATTCAAGAAGCCAGAAACAACGCCGGTAGAACAAACAAAATATAAATATAGTCCTAAATACAATCGTGGAATATCATTGGTTGTAACCTACAATCAACCAGACGAACAAGGATATCAGTATAAACAATGGCAAACTATTGAAACAGATGATACTAATGCTTATGCTGAACAAAGAGAAAAAATACTAAAAGACTACGAACAACAAATTAAAACTATTCATACTCAGCTAAATGATAAGTCTAGTGAATATATTGTGTTTAATGATTCATTTCTTCTCAAAAAGATTGACTTTGTTAATGTAAAGATTACAATAGAGGATAACAAATAATATGTCCCTACCAGAAAAACAACTAGATGTAATTGACCTAACCAAACAAATCAGAGATGTCCATTACAAACTACAATTAGACTACCAAGCCCTAATGGGTAAAACAACTGCCCTAGAAGTAGAAAATGTAGAACTAAAAGCTAAACTGGATGACCTACACAAATGGATAAATCAAGGCGGTGGTAAAAAAACTAACGCTTGACTTTTAGAAATCTATCTGGTATACTCATAAAATGAAAGTGGTTATCAACTCAAGTTATGGCGGTTTCTACCTAAGTTCAGAAGCGCATATTCTATATGCTAAACTCAAAGGTTATAATGTAATCACACGGGGTGATGATACTTTTCAAACTTTCTATAAAAATGAAGAAAGTGATGAAAACATAATTGATGATTGGAATATTGATAGAACGGACTCTACTCTTGTACAAGTTGTAGAAACTTTGGGTGAAAAAGCAGGTCAAGGAAAATATATCAAACTTAAAGTAGTAGAAATTCCAGATGATGTTAAATGGATCATTAGGAGGTCAGAAACTAACGGGGGTGAATATATTGCTGAAGAACATAGAACGTGGAAATAATATGCGCTTATACTCTAAAAAGAATAAAGAAGACCTATTTGATATCTTTGATGTTGATATCAGTGTTCCCAAAATCAAATGGGGAACTCAGACAGGAAACGCATGGGGTAATGATTATCCAACAAAAGTCATAGATATTAATCTTGATACCAAACTTGTTTACCGCAAAGATAAAACTTATTGGTATTTTCAATTGACTTTGCTAGGATTTGGCTTTACTATCACTAGACAAACTGGTTATTAATTATATGCAACCACACGATGTAGATATCACAATCAATTTCCACAACGGAACTCAGATTCAAACCAAAGTTGATTGGAAAACAATCAAGTTGTTGAAATCAAAACACAAAATATCCGCCGTAGAACAAGCATATAATTATACACTTTTACAAACAGATAAAATCAATTTAGAAAATTCAACGGTAAAGTAAAAGAATAATATGAAATACAGAATTTGGAGCAAATTATCAAATTGTTATACACACGAACCTGAATATCCCGGTTCATCACTACATTGTACTTCAAACTATTACCTAGACACAGATGGTAATATTGTTGACTTTATCACTACTCTTGGAAGTAATCAAGACGATGCTACCAAAGATATGGTAGACCAAGAAGCTTATAAAATTGAACTATGTACCAACTTCAAAACTACTAATGGTGAATACCTATTTGAAGGAGATATTGTAGAACTACCTCTAGGTATCAAAACTACCATTGGTAGGATAACTTGGGAACATTTTGGGTTTATGATTTATGAACGCACCGGTGGAGTATTGCAGTTTGTACAAAAACCCTATACTTACTTGGGTAATTATAACAAAAATCCAGAAATTCTAAAAGTTCCCGTCAAATTTGATAATGATGGAGGTCACTGATATATGAAGTTAATTAAACGAGGAATACCACCCAAAGAAAGAAAATGGAAAGGTGATTGTTACTATTGTAAATCAGAATATGAAGCACTTGAAGGTGAATTGAAGGCGGTTCAAATTGATCCTAAAGAAAGAACTCCTATGGCATTGGAACAATGTGAAGTGTGTAAAAATAATTTTTGGTTATATCCAGTTAAATAAATGAACGATAAAGTAAAACAAACCATAATAATGCGTAAAGACTTGAACCTATCCAAAGGTAGGTTAGTAACTCAAGGTGCTCACGCAAGTATTGCTTTCTTGACTGATAAGATGAAAGCTAATTTGTCAAACCCAGAAGCTTTATGGTGGGTAAATCTAAGTCAGGCAGAAAAAGAATGGATATATGGAACATTCTATAAAGTTTGTTTATCCGTAGATAGTGAAAAAGAATTGCTTGATATTGGACATCAAGCTGTTATACTGGGTCTATCAGTCAAATATATTGAAGAAACCACCGGATTTGATAAACCTACTTTCACTTGTCTAGCTATTGGACCAGATTATAGTTCCAAGATAGATCCCGTTACGAAACATCTAAAACTACTATGAGACAATTTATTTACAGAATCTGGGGCATTAAAGAAAAGAAATACGTTATGACTGCATCTCTTTACGAAGATCCAGAATTAATGCCTTTAAACGAATACTTCAAACGTGAAGAATATATTATTGAAGAATATACCGGACTAGATGATATCAAAGGCATTAGAGTATTTGAGGGAGATATTGTTAAACAAAAAATTGGCCGTAAATATGAATATAACGCAGTTGTATGGGAAAGTTGTGGTTGGTATATAAATGAATTTCCGTTAGTTATGTTTGATGATGGTATGATTGTAGCGGGTAACATTCATCATCATAGTAAACTTTTAAAGACATAAATATGAAATACAGAGTTTGGGATGAAAAATACAATTGTTGGGATGAATTGCCAATAACTTGTTATCCATATGAAGAATTTAAAAAACAAGGTAGAACTATTCAATGGTCTACCGGCTTGAAAGATAAAAATAATAAAGAAATCTACCAAGGCGATATCGTCAATACCATTTATCCACACGATCCACATCAAAACATCGGTGAAGTGATTTATCATACAGAAACTTGTAGTTTCAGAATCAAAACTATTAAACATCTATTGCCTATTGTTACACTTAGATATGTAGAAGATAAACCCCAAGGACTATTACAAGTAGCAGATGAAGTGGTTGGAAATGTGTTTCAATTGCCATGTAAGTTCGACCACAACGGTGAATGTCTAATATGTGATTGTTGGCCTAGTGATTGCCCTTTTATTAAATCTCATAAAAACAAAACAATTTAAATACTAAATTTTATTATGTTTTTTACTATTACAACTTCTACATAAAGGTTGAATATTAGTGATAAAATCACTTCCTCCTTTTGATAGTGGGATTATATGATCTTTAGTTAATTTTTTAGTTTCTTTACAAAAAGCACATTTATTGTCAAATCTAATTATTAGATCATCCCATTCTTCTAATGTATGGGAACCATCTGCATTCTTTTTTCTTGCATATCTTCTAGCCTTTAAATGAGCAATTAGTTCAGGATGTTTTTTGACGTATCTTCTATGATAAATTTGTTTACTCTCCCCGACTTTTCTTACGCCTTTGTACGCACTTTGTTCATTTACAGGAATAAATTTTCTAAACTCCCCATAACATTTCATTGAACAGAAAAGTCGTTTATATTTATTATGATATGATAATTTTACGTAAAAAATCTTGGGACAATTTTTACAAGAAACTTCTATTCTTGTTTTATTTTTTTCTTTAAATTTATGTTTGTTATTTTTATACCATTCTTTTCTTTGTATTTTTAACAAATTTTTATTGTTGTAATTACGTTGTTTCCTTTGTTTTTTTAATTTATCTTTATTAGTTTTACGATAATTTTTGTGATATTCTCTCAGTCTCATCTTTTTTCTTAACTTTGGATCTGTAATATCTCTCCACTCTTTTGGTATTGAGTCTGTCTTTGTTTCTATTGTAGTAACGGAGTTGTCTTGCTCTGCGTTCTTCAATGAGTTCTGATTCAGGTCGGTTGAGTTTTTTTCTTCCCATACAAAAAATTCTTCTAGTACATTGTTATTATTCATAAGTAGTCTTTCGTTATATATAAATAGTATGTAGAAGAAAGAAAGTAGAGGAAAAGTTGAAAAAAGTTTGAAGTGTGGATTGACTTTCTCTAAAATCCGTGGTAATGTAAATAAAAAAATATGAATTTAATTTATCAACAGATTAATAAACACAAATATAGTGTACGAACCAATAATGGAAAATTGGTTGGTGATTTATTTATAGATGTGGATGGCCATTTCTATTTTTGGCCAGAAGACAATAATGGCGCTTGGTCATCATCTCATCTAAGAGAACTAGCAGATAAGATGGATGAAATCAATAAATCGTGGGATGAACAATTAAACAAGTAAACTATATGGAAAGTAAAAAATATAATATTCCACAAAAACTAGTAATTGGATTAATCACTTTAATTTTCGTAGGACTTCCCATTTTGTTTTGGGTATGGATTTTTCAGTATCTAATGATAACGAATTGGTTGTAAGTGAGTTGTTTGTATGAATAATAAAACTTATTTTTATAGAGTTGCTCATAAAAATTGTTCATTTTATGGTAGATATCCTATGGGACCATATACATTTTTTAATACAAATCTATGGTCCGTAAACAATCAAAAAGTTCCATTCAGTGACTGTGCATATAAAAAATTTGTAGAATTTGTAAGTAAAGAAGTTGTTGAATATAAAAAATTTAATATTGCCAATAATAAATTAAAATGGGTGCCAACATTACCAAATGCTTGGCGACCTGGTCCATTTGAAGATATTGATTTACGGGAAAAAATGATTCTTAGAATGGGGACAATGACAAAAAATGGAAAGTTTCATTTGTATGGGTTTGATTCATTGATGCAAGCATTGCAATGGTATAATAACCAAGAAGAATTGCAGTTTTTGGAAGATAATCAATTTAGAATGTATAAATTTAAAATTAAATCCAAAAATATGATTGTGGGAAAAACTCAATCTGTTTATTTTCCAGATATCAATGATAATATGGATATGCTTTGGATATCATCAATAAAGTTGACTGATATGAATAAATCTATAAACATTAACAATACAAACCATAAACAAATTTATAGATAAAGGTGACAGTGTTTCAAATCTGTAACATAGTATTTGATATGTATGACTATGAAGGTAAGATCACTATTCATTTCTGATACGCACATTGGTAGTGATTATTGTAACCACGAAAAATTATTGAAGTTATTGAGTGAAGTAGAATGTGAATATTTATACATTGTGGGTGATTTTATTGATGGTTGGATATTGAGTAGAAAATTTAAGTGGCATAGCAATTACAACACAATTCTACAGAAAATATTGCGTATGAGCAGAAAAGGTACACAAGTGTATTATGTGTGGGGCAATCACGATGATTTTATTGAACCATTTACTGATATGTACTTTGGTGATAATATACAAGTTTTAAGAGAAACCACTCATACTACATTAAAAAATGAAAGAATATTGATTATTCACGGAGATCAATTTGATGGATTAGTAACCAAGAATAAGTGGATACAACATATTGGTTCAATAATATATGATTATAGTTTGTCGGTAAATAAACTATTCAGAATATTCAAATTTAGCTTCAGTAACTTTCTCAAACAAAAAGCAAAAGAAGCTGTTAAGTATATAGGCAATTATGAAGCTACCGTTGTACACTATTGTAAAAATAGTGGCCACGATAGTATTTTATGCGGTCATATACACAAACCAGAATGTACCATTATTGATGGTATAAACTATTACAACACGGGTGATTTTATAGAAAATAACACGTGCATAGTTGAAACTTTGGATGGGGAAATTAAACTAATCAAATTATGAAGATTTTCAAGATGATTTGTAATTTGAAATAATTTATTGATATGTATGTGTAGTTAAGGACACTACCTACACTTTGTAATATGAATAATATAAAAAATGAAGAATTAGATTTTATTAGAGATAATTTTCCAAAATTTGGAGCGAAATATTGTGAAGAAAAACTGAATATAAAAAGAGATAGGATAAATTATATAGCGAGAAATATTCTTAATTTAGGAAAGTTAGATAAAAAAATTTACGGAAAAATTGTTAGCGATGCAAAATCAAATTTTTACAAAAACAAGAATTTGTATAAAGTTGATCATCAACAATTTATAGATGTAAATTCTAAAGAAGTTGCTTATTTGTTAGGATTGATTTGGGCTGACGGAAACATTCTCGAATTTAAAAACAGAAACAAAAGAAATACTCAAATTAGTTTGGTTACAGAAGATATGGAAAATATAATTTCAATATTTGACAAAACTGGTAATTGGGGAAGATGTGATAGAATTCGCGACGGTAAAAAACCATCAACAAGTTTTTCTAATTTCAATCCACATTTAGCTAATTATTTGATATCAAAAGGATATAAATCTAAATCACATAAAAGCGCTTGTGAAATAATAAAAACTATACCTGATAAATTACAACATTTTTGGTTCAGAGGATTATTTGATGGTGACGGTTGTTTGTATGTAGATAAACAAAATAGATCTAATTTAAGTATAGCTTCATCATATGAACAAGATTGGACTTATATGGAAAATTTATTTAAAAAATTAAATATAAAATATAAAATAAATAAATCAATATCAAAAACCGGAAAATCGTCGAGTATTTGCGTTAGAAATAAACAAGGATGTAAAAGTTTTTTAGATTATATCTACAATGGAGTTGAAACGGATCAAATGGGACTCAAAAGAAAATATCATAAATATAAAATTACAAATTTTATTAAAAAAATCAATCAACATAAATAATTATGAAAATCATATTTGGAACTTGTATAAGTGGCAACGGACATCAAACACAAGCTATTGCTACTAAACAATATTTGGAAAAACAAGGTATAAATGTTATTTGTAATTTAGTAGGAAAGCCATTTAAAAATAAATTGCCAAAATATTTCACAGACGAATTCAATATAATACAACACAATGGATTTGATTTTGTATTTGACAATGTAGGTAGAGTTGTTATCTGGAAAACCATAGTAAAGAACACATTTGAATTACCACGCTTAATTGTATCATTCATTAAAATCTGTAGCATCATCCAAAAAGAAAAGCCAGATGCTATATTCAACTATTATGAACCATTGGTAGGTCTAACCGCGTTATTCTTTAGAAACATAAAGTATGTAAGCTTTGGGCATCAATACGCAATGGATTCTGCTATATATCCACGAATCAATGGATATATCGTACAAAAACTATTTTTAAGTATCATAAATAAAATCACTAGTATCAGAGCCAAGATTGTAACATTAAGTTATTACGAGTTTAATGATACTACTATGATTGTTAGTCCTCCAATATTAAGAGCTGAAAGTTATAGTATATCAGATAAAAAAGAAGACTTTGTGTTGGTATATTTAATGAATGAAGATATGTTACCCCAACTAATTAGTCAAGCAAAAAAATATCCGGATATCAATATTCAGTGTTTTACCAAATTAACCAAACAATACGATGAACTACCAAATCTAAAGTTATTTAATCTCGATGGTAAACTATTTCAAGAAAAGATGAAAGTATGTAAAGCAGTAGTGTGTAGTGGTGGATTTGAAACAAGTGCTGAAGCTATATATCAAAACAAACCATTGTTGATGATACCTATGCCTAATCACTATGAACAACACGCCAATTGTAATGACGCTTATCTAAACTCATATGCAATTTATAGTGAATCAATTGACTTGAGTAAGATACCAAAATATCAGTTGGGTAATAAAAAATGGTTTGA